GCCATGTGAAGTAAAGAAAAGAATTTCATCGGTATTCTTTCCAATAATACTATCAATTATAAATTCTTCTTTATCAAGTTTAAACTTTGTGCCAACACCATTGCGCTTTTGAGCATAGAGAGTCGATGTTTCAGAAACATAGATTCCGCCAGTATTTGTGAAGCACAAGGAGAGTTGTTTTTCTTCAATAGGTTCAGAATCATTTCCCGCTGATAGCTGTATAATTTTTGTGCGCCGATCGTCTCCAAATTTTTTAGAAACTTCTCTCCATCCATTTTTTAATTCTTCCTTAAACAATTCTTCATTATTTAAAATTTTATGAATTTCTTCTGCTTTTCCAAGAAGTTCAGTTCTTTCATCTTCTAATTTCTTAACTTCCAAATGCGCTAGACGACTCAATTTCATATCTAAAACAGCCTTTGTCTGCTCTGCATCTAAAAGAAAGTTTTGTTGCAGGGCAATAGAGGCGGCCGCGGTTGAAGCAGAAGATTTAATTGTTGCAACTACTTCATCAATTCGTGCAAGACAAATTAACAATCCATCAATAATATGAATACGATTTTCAATTTTTCGTAAATCATATTCAAAACCACGACGATAAACTTCTCTTTCGTGATCAATATGGGCTTGAAGCATTTCCTTCCATGTAAATACACGAGGAAAACGTCCATTGTCCAGCATTGTAAAATTAATGGAATAATAATATTGAAGCGATGTTTCTTTATAAAGAAACTTTAGTACCTTATCAGGATTTGCTTTCTTACTAAGATAAATTTTAATAAGAGGTTTTTCGCCTGTTAAATCATTAAATCGTTCAATGCCAGGATTATTTTCTCCATTAACGATTTCTTCCAATTCTCCACAAATAGTATTGGTATAAACGCCATATGGGATTTCTGTTACAATAAAACAACGTTCTTTTGCATCAAACTCAACTATACTTCTTAACTTACAAGCAAATCCAGTGCCATTTTTCATTGATTCTTTTACTTCATTTTCGTTATAGAGAATTGCGCCGGTTGCAAAGTCGGGCGCGCAATAAATATCATCAAAATTGCAATCTGGATGATCAATTAAATAAATTAATGCATTATTAAGTTCTCGTAGATTATACTGCGGTACGGATGAAGCCATACCAATACCAATTCCTTGCGTGCCATTTACAATATTGTAAAAACCTTTTGAAGGCAAAACGGCTGGAAATTGCTTAGTATTATCATAAGAGTCGCGCCATTCATTAATCGTATCTTTTTCAATATCATCAAATAAAAGATCTGACAACTTTGAAAGGCGAGATTCGGTATAACGCATTGCCGCCCAATTTCCACTTTCAATCAATGTACCTGCATTACCTTTAACATCAATAAGTGGATATCGCATGGCAAATGATTGTCCTGCGCGCATAATAACTCCTTCACAGGAACTATCACCATGAATGTAAAAATCAGCCATTGCCATACCAACAGCATTAGCTGTTTTTTTATAAGGTTTATCACTTGTAAGTTTATGAAGGAGCATTGAATAAAAGATCTGACGCGCAGAAGGCTTCAACCCATCACGGACATCTACAAGAGCACGTGATTGAAGAACCGCACCAGCATATTGTTTCATTGATTGCTCAATTATTGGTTTAAGTTCAGCCATTTAATCTCTCCTTTCATTTTCTATATTTATTATATAATAATTTTAAAGAAAAATCAAATTATTTAATGATGACCATATTATCATATTCAGCTTCGATAGTAGCTTCTTTTTTCGTTAAGCAATCAAGTAAGCCAAAAGTTTCTGTTGTGGTAAGTGAAACAGTCGCATCTTTGCAGGGCGCAAGAAGAATATCTCCTACATCTGTAGTAATAATAATTGATTTTACTTTTGCAATTTTTTGATTAGTAAAGTTTTTAAGCGAATTATCAGAACGAATTTCGATCATATCAATATCTCCTATTATCAATTGCTGCTACAATAATAGCACATAATATAACCAATATAAGCAATCCAATACCGATCCATAATGGCATTAATACTAACCACCATGACCAAGTGATAACTTTTAATAATTTTAATACTACGAAAATAACAAGTAGTACATCTAAAAGGCCTAACCCGACAGTTTTAGTTTCTTTTTTCATTTTATTCCTTCACTTCTGAGAAATCAACCTTATTCATAATAAAGTCTCTTCTTGGCTCTACTTCTTCACCCATTAAATCATAAAGTAAATCCATAGCGCTTTCATTCCATTCCATTACATCCATTCTCTGGAATTCATTTGTAAACATAGAGGCGCGCGCGGTATCAGCAGGAAGTTCACCAAGGCCTTTCGCGCGAGTTACTTCGCCCTTAATCTTTACTCTATCCTTATTAAATTCTTCATCTGTAAAATAATAACTTTCTTTTTTCCCATTATTTACAATATAAAGTGGTGAACGAAGCCAGCAAAGTCTGCCTTCTTTAATAAAGTCGGGCGCCAAATAAGCAAGCGCAGCCATAATCAGTAACCCAATATGATAACCATCTGAATCTGCATCCGTGCAAATGGCAAGTCTACCATAACGTAGTTTACTTGCATTATATCGACCAGGTGTAATATTTAATGCACTAAGCAATAATTTAATTTCTTCATTTTGAAAAATTTTCTCTTCTGGATTGGATAAACAATTGATAATTTTTCCACGAATTGCCATTAATCCATATTTTGTATAGTCGCGCGCCTGCGCCATACCACCCATAGCACTGTTACCTTCAACAACAAGAAGGGTTGCATTTTCTCCAAGGAATTCGGCATCTTTTAATTTATCTGAGGCAAACGCTTTCTTCTTCTGATTTTTTTCAATGTCTTTAACCGCATCAAGGACTTGCTTGCGCGCACGCTCTGCGGCAGCTTCTGCTTTAGCAATTTTATTAAGTAATTCAACTACTTGTTTAAAGTCCTCTTTGCGTTTTAGGGCAAAGTCTTTAAGAGCATTAGAAATCGCAGTTGATGTGGCGGTACGTGCCTCTGGATTAGCAAGAGCAGTTTTTTGCTGATTGGTAAACTGTCCCATTTTAACTTTGACACTAACAAAACCATCAAGCACATCACGGATGGTATCACCATCGTATTTTGCGTTTGCTAATGAATTAAATGTACGGGTTAAGGATGATTTAAAGCCACTAATAAAAGCGCCACCATCTGGCATATAGAGATTATTTGCGTATCCTTTAATTTGTCCTTTCTTACTTACCCATTGTAGAGCAAAATCTACTTTACAATCATCCGTTTCATAATGATAAGAAAAAGGAGCAGATAATCTATTTTCTTTTGAAAGACCATCAATTAGTCCGCTTTTAGAAAAGAACTCTTCTTTTTTATTATCAATTGTTAGAGTGATATGTAAGCCAGTTGAAAACATAGCCATTTCTTGAAGCATTTTCCGCAAAGCTTCAATATCAATAAAAACATCACCATATACTTTTTTGTCTGGCGTATATTCAATTTCAGTGCCAGTTTTATCTGTTTTACCAATTACTTGCACTTCTCCAGTTGCTTGCGCGCCCTCATCATCCGATTGAAAAGCTTGATAATAAATATTATTATCTCTATATACCTTGACGCGTAACCATTCTGCTGTATGACAAACAATCTTATTACCTTCGCCATTGATGCCCACAGCACTTGAATAAACACCTTCTGTATGTTTACCTCCGGAGTGTGGAATAAGGAAAGTGGCAGTTAAAGAATTAATTCCGTCATCACGCACTCCTACAGGAATACCTCTCATGTTATCACTAACTGTAATAATTCGTGTTGTTGTATCAAGAGAAATATTTAATTCCGGATTGGCCGGTTTAAACACTTCATATTCATCTTGAACATTAACAATTAATTCTCGTAAGCCAAGATTAATTGCTTCTTGTCTATCTGCTGAAAGATACATTCCAATTTTTTCGCGAAATGCACGCCCAGGTGATAAAGATACAATATCATTCGCTGTATAGTTCATCTAATATCTCCTTTAATTTTTCTTCTATATTATCTTTATAAGTAATATAATATAACTTTATATTATTTTCTTTACAAAAATCAAATTTTTCCCTATCCCTTTGTTGTCTTTCTTCAAATTTATCTTTAGTATTCCAACCGATGTTTCTATATGTAAAATGAATGTCTCCTTGATATTCTATTAAACCTAATAATTCTTTATTATGATTAAATAGAGCAAAATCAAATCTATATGGATTTGTATTACATATAAAATTTTTAAAAGAATATTCTGTTTCATATAAAATTCCATAAGTATTTAATAACCTATTTATAGTCATATTGCCAACAGAATTTATACAACCACAAGAATTTGTGTCCCCATAGGTTAAATATTGATGTTGAATAGAGCATATATTTCCACAATCACATTGACATTTCCATAATCTATGGCGCTTATTGTATGAATCGGTTACAAAACCATCTGCTTCAATTACTACGAGTTTTCCAAATCTTCTTCCAGTTAGATCTCCACCGCGTTCTAAATTAGATTCTATGGCGCGCTCTTTCTGATAACATCCACATGATTTTGTATTACCAGAACGTAAATGTTTGCCTAAAACTATAACTTCATTACCACATTTACATATACATTTCCACATCGCGCGTCCTTCTTTATTATTGGGCGCACGCTCTATAACGGTTAAATATCCATATGTGTTACCTATCTCATTTTTAATTGGCATTTATCTCACCTCTATTTATAAGTAGCACTGGATTAAATGGACTCTACAAATTTAGTCCTGAAATTCTTTCTTATTTAATTCTATATAAATTATAACAAAAAATTAAGAGAAAATCAAAATTTTCTCTTAATCTTCATTCCACTCAATTAATCTTCCATTAATAAATTTCGCATGATGCTGTTTTGCACTTGATACTGCCTGTCGTGTAACATTACAATAATCAGCGATTTCTGTTTGTTTAATAAATTTATATCCATCAATAATACATAGATAGGGAATTTCAATAGTATCAGCAGGTTCGTCTGATAATTTATAAAATCTAAAGAAATGATCTTTATAAATTTTACCGGTTTTTAAGGCAGAACGAATACCGCCTTCAAGAAAATCTTTATTAATCGTTTGTTTAATACTAAGGTAGCTAGCTTCCAATTCTCCATTCCTATCATAAACTGCCACGCCATTTTTAATTGTATCTAATTCACCACGTCTGGCCAATGCCCTGCGTGAAAATAATTGAGTTTCTTTTTCGTAGTAATATTCTACTTTTTCACGAACTGGCGCGCTATAATTTTTAAGATAATCATTATCTTCTTTATAAACTTCTACTCGTGTACAAATCGGATATTCATTTATAGGTTTTGGATAAGGTAAAACAGAATTGGCGCAAGTAAGTTTTTTATCTAATCTTTGAATGTAGATAAATTGTTTTGTCCAAGTTTGTCTTACATCGTGATATAACTCACATATACTTTGTTTAAATGGTAAATTTTGATTACCAAATTTTTTATATCTATACCATACAGTAATTTGATGGCGTTCTTCTCCATCTAATAACCAAAATCCATCGCTAATAAAATATCCAAGATACTCCCAATTTGTTGCTTGATAAATATATCCATAATTACCTTCTTTTCGTCCTGCATAAGAAACTAATAATTTAATATCTGGTCTATTTTGCTTTATCCATTTAATTCCCAATGAAATTGCCTGGCTTTCAGAATTTTTCCCTTCACTATCAGCCATGCAAAATCTATTTAATTCTAAATATTCATCTTTTGTGATTGATTCTTTTACATATCTATCTAATCGAATACCTTCTTGCGCAGAACAGCCCCATTGAAGTACTCCGACAAGTAAATTATCTGATTTTCTATATATTCCTTGATTAATTTTTGCTTTTTTAAATCCAACGCCAGAATAATGATACAAAGCAGTCATTTTATTAGCTTTTGAGGAATTAATCAAATCAATATAATAATCTTTACTTTCAATCATTTACTGCTCCATAGTATTTATAATTAGTTGGCTTCCTTCTGGTGCATGCTGTTCACACCATGGGCAAATCCAACCAGTAGACATGTATGTCGCCGGCGCGCCACATTCACAACAAGTATTTTTGGACAATTGTTCATATTTATTAATAATATTTGTAAGAGATTCGGAACGATGTGAAAAATATTGAGTAAAAATACCAAATTTTTCTTTTAATTGAAGAATTCGGAAATTTTCTTGTTCTTCTTTGGAAAGTGTACTAATGTATTGAGAAATTTCTTCGGCCCATTGCTCACCAAATTTTTCGCGCCAACCTTTAGGGATTTCATCTAACCAAGTATAGTCATTCCCTTTATAGATCTTTCCAATATAAAGACTATAAGGACGAAGAAAAGGATATTTTTTTAATAATGTATTACTGTCTAACATCTTCTTTCCTCCAATAAATATGCCAAATTAACATACCATCAGCATCTTGTACAGTACCAATATAGTTACTGTCTTCTGGAATAGGCCATCCAGTACCCACGATAAATAAATAATAATCTGTTTCTGCTATATCAGTATCTATTTCTGCCCATACACAAATAGTATCATTTTGTACTTGTACTGTAAGAAAATTAGCAATTGGCGCATGAATTTTTTCAATTTCATGTTGAATTTTATATTTATAGATTTTTTTCATTTTTAAAATCTCCTTATCTTATAGTCATACAGTTGATTCAAGTTATTTTCACCAATTATATACTATTGGCTTCTTTTTTGTAGTTTTTCTATTTACCCAAATTAAATTTTCTATTGCTCGTGTTGCCGCGACATAACAAATACTACGTTCTTCTATTGAAGTGTATCGCATACCAACTACAATTACATTGCGCCATTCTAACCCTTTCGCGCTATGTACAGTTAAGAGTTTAACAGTATTATGATTCATCTTTTCATTTAATTCATTTTTAGATAAATCTCCTTGTTTAAAAGTATCATAAGGAATATTAAATTTATTTAAATAAGAAGAAATAGTTAAAATTTCTTGATTGGTACGAGTTAAAATTGCCCAATCTTTATATTCATCCATTGAACGAATTTCATCTACAATTTTATTTAAATCATAGGAAATTTCTTTTACTGAACCATTACCAATATGTTTTGAAATAGAAGAATCCATTAAACCTGTTGGACGAATTAAATTTTTTGCATAATTTAGTATATTATATCCATTACGATAATTTTCATTTAAATCAAATACTGTAACATCATCTCGTAATGCCATACTTTGTAACAAATCTGGTCGTGCCGCGCGCCACCTATAAATAGATTGTTTAATATCTCCAACAATAAAAAAATAATCTGGATTTATCATATCAAAAAGAAATTTAAATTGCTGTTCATTTGTATCTTGCGCTTCATCAAGCAAAACCCATTCAATATGTTTAATACAAATTGGATTTTTTTCAACCATTAAGAATAATTCATCGAATTCTTCATTATTTAAAACTTTATCTGTTTTGATTCCACTGGTTAATAGCATCCAATTAGCTAATGCATGAATAGTTCCAACAAACAAACCATCTTTATAATCTTGTCCTAATCGTTGACGCAACTCTGCTGCGGCCATGTTTGTAAAAGTAATAACCGCAATTTCTTTTGGATTTACACCAGCACGTAACAATTGTCTAACCTTTTCTGTCATCAGAGTTGTTTTACCACTTGCCGCGGATGACATAATAATAGAACGATTATTTGGGGAGTTTAATATATTTTTTTGAAGTTCTGAAAGTTCCATTTATCATTCTCCTTTTATTGCTATTATAATTATATCAAAAAATTCTTTAAAAATCAAATTATCCACGTCGTTCATTTAATCCATAAGTGGTGGAATTATAAAAATCAATCCAATATTTTTCCCGTTCAGTTAATTTATCTTTTTCTACTTCTTCAAGTAATTCCCATATAAAATTTTCAATTCCATCTTTTTCCATAGTAGTATGTAAAATAGAGTGGCTAATAGTTCCACAATGGTAACACGATTTACTATGTTGCTGCCAACGTGATTTGATATCAGTAGATTTACCAATATAAATTTCACCCGTTTTAAGTCTTGTAATTTTATAAATACCACAAGGCGCGCGTCCTTCCAAAACTCGTTTAATCATTTCATCAACTGGCTTCTTAATATAAGCATCATAAATTAATTTATCAAGAATATCAATTTTTGAAAATTCATTACGAATAGAATTTATTAATTGAATATCTCGTTTAGATGCTTCTGATAATTGAATACAATAAAAATTTTCTTTTTCTTCTATTTCGCGCCGCCTAAGAATTTCTTTATTTATTACCTCTTGTTTTTCTTTATATTCATCAAGATATGCTTGCACTTGTTGAAGTTCCTTTTCGGTGGTCTCGGTTTGTAATTGAAGTTGCGCGCGATACCCTCGTTGGGTCTCACTTGCTGCCTCTTGCGCGGACAATGTCCATTCTTGAATTTGACGAGTCGTATCATTAATTTCTTTTTCAAATGCCTCATCTGCGGCAGCGCGTTTCGCGTCCATAATACGTTCAAGTTCCTCTTCGCGCATTTGTAACATTGATTCGTTAAATTCTTTCTTCTGCGCGATTTCATTATCTAACTTTTCAATTTCTCGTTCATGTTCTTCTTTTACGATGTGATATTTCCAATCAAGTTCTTTTTTATAGGATTGCCTATCTTCTTCAAATTTTGTATCCTTATATTGTTGAATTTGATGCTTTGCGTGCCATCGAAACAAGAAATAAAATCCAATAATAAATAATAAACTAATAATTAAAATATAAGGCATAATACTCCTCCTATTATTTACTATTTTTATTATATACTATTTTTACATTTAAAGCAAGTTTTCTTTAAGAATTTGATTTTTTCATAAATTTTATCTATAATATTTATAGAATTAAATAAAAGGAGAATAATATGAAAAATTTTATTGATAATATTGATTTTCATATGCTTGAAGCACAAAAGTATTGGTCACCGACATCTACGTGGACTCCTGAACGCAAGAAGCAAGAAGTAAAAGATGCGATCTTTTCTAATAATTATATTGGGGCGCGCAAGATGGATGGTGCTTTCTATAAATTCATTAAAGATGAAGATGGAAATATGGAATTAATTGGTCGTAGTAAATCTGTAAATGGTGATTATTTGAATAAAATTGGTCATGTTCCGCAGTTCCACGAATTTTTTAATTCTCTTCCAAATGGTACTTGTCTGCTTGGTGAAATTTATTTTCCTAATAATGAGGGTTCAAATCATGTAACTACTATTATGGGTTGTCTTGAAGATAAAGCAATCGCTCGGCAGAACAGTGGTGAAAAACTTCATTATTATATCTTTGATGTACTTGCCTGGGATGGGCGCAGTATTTATAAAGAAAATATTGAAACACGAGTAAAGATTTTGCGCGAAGTAGAAGATTTTGCTATTGTTTCTTTTGAAGAATATGTTGAATTTGCTTTTTATTATGAAGGTCAAGAACTTTGGAATCAACTCCAAGAAATTCTTGCTAACGGTGGCGAAGGTATTGTAATTACTAAAAAGGGAACCTGCTATCAACCAGGCAAGCGTCCTGCGCGGCAGACAATTAAAGTTAAAAAAGAACTTCAAGAAACTATTGATGTCGTAGTCCTTGGTGCAAATTCTCCAACTCGTCTTTATAGTGGAAAAGAAATTTTAACTTGGAAATTATGGGAAAACACTCGTACTGGAGAAAAAGTACAAGGAGAATTATATAAAGATTATAGTGAAGGTGCGCCAATTGAACCAGTTACAAAAACTTATTGGAATGGGTGGGCTGGTAGTTTAATTATTGGAATTCGTAAAGATGATAAACTTGTTCCTATTGGCTCATTAAGTGGCATGACTGAAGAAGTTTTGTCTAATTGGCAAAATTATAAAGGAAAGGTCGCTGAAGTTACCGCGATGCAAATTATGGATACAGATAATAAAGGTCTCCGGCATCCAAAATTTGTTCAATGGCGACCTGACTTAACCGCACGAGATACTGATTATTATAGATGGTTTAGTTAATGAGCCAAATTAAAACTTTTAAAACAAAAGAAGAGGCTTTGGAACTATACCCAATAATGCCAAAAGACCGATGGGGACCTACGACAAAAGATTTAACAAATATGAGGTATGGAAAACTTACGTGTATTTGTCGAGTTCAAAAAGCATATGGCAAGGCAGATTGGTTATGTCAATGTGATTGCGGAAATTTTATTATTGTACGTAGCACAAATCTTTATTCGGGAAATTCAAAAAGTTGCGGTTGTGTTGCTATTGAAAAGAGCAAGAATTCTATTAAAATAGCTGCTGAAGCTGCATGGGCTGTTACAACCGAAAAATTAGAACCTGGTCAAGTGTTTGGTCCACATAACGTAATATATTTAGGACCCTCCCATCAAAAAGATTCTCGAGGTTTTCGCAAAGATTGGTTTAAATGTCCTTTATGTGGTAATAAATTTTTATCTATTAGAGCTAATATAAAAAATGGGCATACAAGCTCTTGTGGTTGTTCTTATAGCTCAACAATTTCTTCTGGAGAAAGAAAAATAATTTCTATATTAGAAAAAGAACATATTATCTATGAACGCGAAAAAACTCTTAGCGCTCCAAGAATTAGCCGTTGTAGATATGATTTTTATCTACCAGAACTTAATATTTTGTTAGAATATAATGGCGAACAACACTATGAATATATTAATTATTTTTTTAAAAATTTGTCTGACTTTAAACATCGGCAAGAACTTGATCGTTTAAAAATTTCAGCCGCTTTAGCAAATAACATACCTATTTATTGTATTCCATATTGGGAATTTGATAATATACAAACATTTTCTGATCTTATTCAGAAGAAATTTTTAGCACATTCAAAATTTCATAATGATGAAGCTTATCGTCACCAAAAGTCTAAACTGATAAAATAAAACTTCTACTTATAACTGTAAGGATTTGAGTAGGAGGCAATTAATGGAAATCATTAAGAATGTTGCGGCCGTAATTGGCTGCATTTTATCAGTTATTTCGTTAATTACCCTTTGTACAAAAGGGGGTCGCGCATTTATTCATGGTTTCTTTAAGCGCAATACTAAAGAAATCCAAGATGAAAATGAACGCCAAACGTCTGATATTCAACAAATTAAAGAAACTTTAGATTTAATGCTTTTAAAATTTGCTGGATTAGAAGAAGTTTCGATGCAACAGTGTAGGGATACAATTAAAACAATTTATTATAAGTACCAAAAAGACAAACGTATTCCATTATACGAAAGAAAAACAGCAGATAAAACTTATCATATTTATACGACTGTTTTTCACGGAAACAGTTATGCTTCTTTATTATATAAAGAAATTTGTAAATGGGAAATTGATACTATATCGTATCAAGATTTAATTGATGAGGAGTGAAATAATGAAAGCTTTAATTAAAACGGGTGATACCTCTAACATGCCTATTCCTCAATATATTGTTGATACGGTTGAGGAAATGAATGCTTTAAATAAGATTTTTGGTACAATGGTCTTATGTTTAGCAGACGGTAAAATTTATGTATGTAATGGCTCCGGCGCCTTTGTTGCTATTACAAAATAATGGATTTATTTGATTTATTTCTTTTTTTACGCCTTTTCAGTAATGTAAATTTTAAATTTATCTATGATAAAAATGATTTACAATTATTTGTATTGTACCAAGGCGAAAAGATGCCATTAGCAGTTTTAATCGAATAATGGAAAACCCGATAGTGTATACTATCGGGTTTTCTTTAACAAATTTCTCCAAATAAATTAACTGAAATAGGTTTAGATTGAAACTTTAATCCTTGTTCATCAATAAAATCAATTGCAGCATATGCGAATTCTCTTAAATCACCGTTGTTTTGAATAATAATATCATAATTATAATTTAGCACATCTTGATCTGCATGATTCGATGTACTATTATTTTCAGCATCGGCGCGTGTAATTAATAAAGATTTTGCATTTAATGCAACGCATAATTTTTGAATTTCTTCTGGCTCTCTGCAATCAATAAAAATAGCAGTAGTATTTAAATCTATATCATAATATTTCCATTCATCTTCAATACTTTTTACTTGTTGTACAATTTTATTGAATGGTACATTGTTCCAATTTGTAAGCAAATCTTTTAAATCTGATAAAAATTTTCTATTTTTTAAATCTTTTTCACCATTCCATCCACATTTTTTTGCAATTTCTTTAACAAAATCAACAGTAGAAAGAATATAGCAAAAGGAATTACTCATACATTTTTGTACATTTGTTTCAAAAGTTGTCTTTCCCGCGCCAGGTGCGCCATTAACAATATAAATCATAGTAAATCCTCCACAATATACTCTTTCATCCAATCACAAAATCGTTGTTTGAAAAAGATTAAATTATTATTAAACATATCACAGGCTTTAAGATTATTGTAAATATAAGACCAGAATTGTTCAGTATGAACTGCTTCGATAAAATTGGTTATAGTTGCTAATTTTTTTAATTGAGAAGGAGTTGTTGTATTCAGTAAATTATTACCTAATGAAATTACTTTCATACAATGATTATAAATATTTAGTAATGTTGCAGCAACCAAATCTGGTTCTAAATAATTTCTAATGTTATTTATGCCAATCAGTCCTTGAACCTGACTTACAATATAATCTTCCCAACTTCTTTCAAAAAAATCTACTTCATTAGTAGAACGTGTTAATGATTCTTTATTTTCGCGCCATAAGTAAGTTACTTCTTGAATTTTAATTTTATTTTTGGTACAGTTACCGGCTACTAAATTAAAATAAGCATCTTCATTTAATCGTAAAGAAGGATGAAAACGAATATTATTGTCTCGTAGATATTTTGCTTTATATAATTTACCATGTGTCCAAGTAATAGGCGTTTTTGTTACATCCATATATAGGCCTGGTGCATAAATTTGCTCAGCAATAAAATCAGAACTTACAAAATCTGCATCATGCAATTTGGCTTCTCTATACAACAGTTCAATCGCGCGAGGCATCAAAATATCATCGGAGTCCATAAACATAAAATAGTCACACATAGTATCATTATCCATACCGTATTGACGAGCCAACCCTGGGCCGCCATTTTCTGGCATTTGTAATAATTTAATTTGTAGTCCTCTGCGTCGATATTCATTAATAATATCTGTATAATCTTCACCATCTGCATCTTGTACAATTGTAACAATAAACATTTTTTTTGTTTGCGCGATTAGTGAATCTAAAGCTGCAGGTAATGTACTGCGCGCCCTATATGTTGGAATAATTAAATTAACCATTAAATTTTGCCTCCACCGCCATTCTATCAACTATATTATTGTAGTCATTATTTGAATGTCCATGAACTTTTTTAAAAGTAAATCGTCCATCATCAAAATAATGAATTAAATGCTGCCACAATTCTTTATTTGCAACTGGTTTATGCTGAGATGTTTGCCATCCATTCATTTGCCACTTTAAATACCAATGATCTTGATAACAATTAATACAATATGCGCTATCACTATAAATAGTAACGAAATCATCAGTATCTTTTACTGCTTCACATCCCATTAAAATTGCAGTTAATTCACATATATTATTTGTGGCTTTTTCTATGTGCCCGCTGTTTTTCTCAATTATTTCATTATTATCATTTAAAATTAAATATGCCCAGCCACCAACCGCATTAGTTTTTCCATTTCCAGAAGTAGCTCCATCTGTATAAATTCTAATCATTAATATTCATCCTTTTTATAATATTCTTGATAAATTTTCGCAAAAATTCCTTTTTCATTATTTGCATCTTCAATAAATTGAATGAATTGTTCTATATCAATTTCATTTATTTTTGTGCGTTTTAACCATGAAAAATATTTATATTTTAACTTAATATATGTAAAAAATGAAGTTTTAATTTTTACTTGAAAATTAAAGACATCGCGCGCGATACTTGCAATGTGCAAAATAGCTAAATGTCCATCATTATTTTTTTGATAATTATAAAAATTTAAAATTTGATTATTTTTACCGAGAGTAAATAAGTTCGTTAATGCAATATTAACAAATTTATCATAATTTTTTTGATAATCCATATCTATACCTCCTATTCTACTATATTAATTATAAATAATTTTTCTTGAAAAGTCAATTTTTTAGAGTATAGATATGAAAAATTTACTTATATATAGAGTGAATAGGAGGTATAAAAATGAAACCAAAACACTTAAAAACAAAAATAGCACAATATTTTAAAAAAGTAGAATGGTCTAAAAAATTTTGTGCCGCTATTGCATTAAGTTTCGGAATTTATGGTATTTGGTGTGGAGTTGAATATTATAAATTATGTAAAATGGCTATTGAATTGTGCTCGACTATGCCAGATGTAACTCTTGCAGTTGTAAGTGTATCTACTGTAATTGCATCATTAGTAAGTTATTTATTGTATCAGGCGGGATTAAAAAATAGTAGAAACAAATATGGCATAGATGCTGATGGTCAACCATTTAAATTAAAAGTAGAAGATCCAACCGATAATAATGAAAATGCAGTTGGATAAGGAGGTTATTAATGAACTGGACAGAAATTTTACAGCAAATTTTTGAATTATGTATTATCCCTTTATTAGGTATTTTGACTGGGTGTTTAATTAAAGCAATCAAAAATAAAACTAATGAATTAAGCGCCGAATCCAAAAATGCATTAACAGAAAAATATATTAATATGCTATCTCAAACAATTACAGATTGTGTTATTGCAACCAATCAAACCTATGTTAATAGTTTAAAAGGACACGATGCTTTTAATTATGATGCTCAAAAAGAAGCATTTAATAGAACTTACCAAGCAGTTATGACTATTCTTTCTGAAGAGGCAAAAGAGTATTTAGCAGCAGTTTATGGCGATTTAAATGCTTATATTACTACAAAAATTGAAAGTGAAGTTAATCTAAATAAGGGGGTTTAATAATGGCTTTTACTATGAGAACCTCAAAACCAGGTGCAGGTAACAAATATTATATTACAAAAGCTGCTGGCGGCTGGTCTGATGCAATTGTTGGTAATCCAAAAGATAGTGATTGTAATGTTTTATCTAACTGTGTTGGTTATGCATATGGACGTTTTAATGAGATTGGTGGATATGGCAGTTGTAAATATTTAAGTCCCGTAAATGCAGAAAATTTTATTCAATATAAGGGTTCTACATTAGAGGTAGGGCAAACTCCTAAAGTTGGAGCATGTATGGTATGGCAAAAAGGTGCAACATTATCCGGCTCAGATGGCGCCGGACACGTTGCCATTGTTGAACGGGTTGATTCAGATACACAAGTTTTAACTTCTGAATCTGGATGGGGTAGTTCAACACCATTTTGGACGCAAACTCGTAAAAAAGGTAATGGTAACTGGGGCGCCGGGTCTGATTATAAATTTTTAGGATTTATTTATAATCCTGCAGTGAATGGTAATACGGTAGCTACAAGTAAATATAATCTTCAAATTGGCATGAATGGAGATTATGTTAAAGAATTACAGAATGCCTTAATTAAATGCGGATATTCTTGCGGTTCAATGGTCGCGGATGGAGATTTTGGCAATAACACATTAAATGCATTAAAATCTTTCCAAAAAGAACATAACTTAACAGTTGATGGTATAGCTGGCGCGCAGACTTGGGCCGCAATAGAAAAACAATTAAATAATACTTCTATTGTATCTAATATTACTGGCACAATCAGTACTGGTTCTGAAGCAGATGAAAAAATTATTTGGAATTTTCTATTTTCTAAAATTAATAATGCATATGGTGTTGCTGGTTTAATGGGTAATTTATATGCAGAAAGTGCCTTGCGTTCAAATAATTTACAAAATGCTTATGAATCAAAACTTAGCTATACAGATACAACTTACACAAATTCGGTCGATAACGGTACTTATTCCAACTTTATTAAGGATGGCGCTGGATATGGTCTTGCGCAATGGACATATTGGAGTAGAAAAGAAGGGCTGCTTAGTTATGCACGTTCTAAGTCCAAATCTATTGGAGATTTAAATATTCAATTAGAATATTTATATAAAGAATTAAGTGAATCTTATAAAACTGTATTAAACACATTAAAAACAGCTACATCAATTAAAGTTGCTTCTAATATTGTTTTAACAAAATTCGAATGTCCAGCAAATCAATCTACTAGTGTGCAAGATGCCAGAGCAAGCTATGGACAAAAATATTATGATAAATACAATGTTCAAAATTCAACACAAGTTCAAGGGAGTGGTAAAATGAAATATTCTTCAACTAATAAACCTTTAGAGTGTATGATGACACAATCAACTTGCTATAAAGGAACTAAACAAATGACAGTACTTGGTGTATTATGGCACTCTACTGGTGCGAATAACCCAAATTTAAAGCGTTATGTACAGCCAGATGATAATGCATCAAATAAGGCAGCATTATTAGCTAAATTAGGAACCAATTCTAATAAAAATGACTGGAATCATATTGACAGAGAAGCTGGTTTAAATGCTTGGATTGGTAAATTTGCTGATGGAACTGTAGGCACCGTACAGACAATGCCATGGAATTATCGTCCATGGGGATGCGGCAGTGGTTCTAAAGGTTCTTGCAATAGTGGATGGATTCAATTTGAAATTTGCGAAGATGGATTAACTGATAAATCTTATTTTGATAAAGTTTACGAAGAAGCTGCACAGTTAACTGCTTATCTTTGTAAAATGTATAATATTGATCCAAATGGTAGTGTAACTGTTAATGGTGTTAAAGTACCAACTATTCTTTGCCACGCTGATAGTCATGCCTTTGGTTTTGGTTCAAATCATAGCGATGTTAATCACTGGTTCCCTAAATTTGGTAAGTCTATGGCCACTGCGCGTGCTCGTGTAGCAGAAATTATGGGTAGTTCAACTCAACCAGTACAACCAACTCAACCTACCCAACCAAGCGAGCCTGCAACTACCAGTTCTATTGAAGTAGGAGATTTAGTATCTATTGCTTCTAATGCAACCTATTGGAGTGGTGTTAAAATCCCTGATTGGGTTAAAAATCAAAAATGGTATGTATATTCTGTTGGTTCTAATGGTCATATCGTTATTAATCAAAACGAAAAGAAAACCAATACAATTATGAGTCCTATTGATAAAAAATATCTCACTGTTGTATCAGTAAAGGAGTTCCAATCTTATAAAGTTAAGGTTACTGCTGATGCATTAAATTATCGAGCTGGCGCCGGTACTGAAAATAAGGTTAATGGCACTATTACTGATAAGGGTGTTTATACTATTGTTGCTGAAGCACAAGATTCTAAGGGATATACTTGGGGTAAATTAAAATCTGGCGCTGGCTGGATCAGTTTACAGTATACTAAGAAGATTTAAAATTTTTCGATGCACATAAATTTATGTGCATCGAATTTTTATTTTTAAAATTTATATATTTACACTCATTTTTTATATACTAATGATTATTTTACCACTTTTAAATATAAGGTTAGGAGGAATAATTATGGGAATTATTTATAAAATTGAAAACAATATAACGCATCAAATTTATATTGGTCAAACTCGATTTGATTTGCAGAAACGATGGTTAGAACATATTAAAGAGGCTCAAGAGGCCCTAAATGGTACACGACAATCTTTTCCTTTATTTCATCGTATGATTATTAAATATGGAGAAGAAAATTTTATTTCAACTGTTTTAGAGGAATGTGATAACCAACTATTAGATAATCGTGAACAATATTGGATTAATTATTTTGATAGTATGAATAAAGGTTATAATTCAACAATTGGTGGTAAAACCGCAAACTTTATTAATAAAAGCAACCATTCACATAAAGTGTCTCAGTTTACATTAGATGGGAAATTTATTCAGACTTTTTTCAGCGCACAAGATGCCGCGGAAAAAGTAAATGTAAGCGAGTCTAATATAAGGAAAAATTGTAATGCTCAAACCACAAATTCTGCAGGATATTTATGGCAATGGGGAGAATCACAAATTTTTAGTCGCGATATAAATAAGTCTACCAGAAAGAAAACACGTGCCATTGCGCAATATGATAAAAATGGCACTTTAATAAATACCTTTCAATCTATTGCTGATGGAGCACGTGCCGTTAAGGGTAACTATATTAATATTTATAACAATTGCCATGGCAATAGTATAACGGCTTATGGTTTTGTTTGGAAATTTATTGATGAATAAAAATTGATTAAATTTTAAATTTGTGTTATTCGCGCCCACGCGCGTTTATATTAAAGGTAAGAAAAATTGAAATTTGCAATTACGCGGATTTTTTGATATACTATTTATAGAAAATGAAAGGAGATTAGAAATGAAAGTTATTACTAATAGTGACATAAAAGAAATAAATCGCCTTTACATTGACCTTAAAACATATGCAGCAGTTGCTCGTGCTACTGGTTTTAGTCCTGCTACTGTAAAAAAATATGTTATTAAAGATTACACAATTATTGATGAAAATAATATTATACGATTTAATAAACCACTATCAGATTTAGATAGTACGATGTTCCGCTGTGATGATTGGGGTCATTTATGTCTTTTAAGTGAAGATGAAATAAATGAAATAAAAATTTTATGGAAAGAGCTTGAGGTTTAATTATGGAAAAATATTTTTATTTAGATGAAAGTCCTATTTATAAAAATAAATATATTATTCGATTAAATCATGACAAGTTTCTTTTTCCAACTGGGACAAGTGGTTCGTATAATGTCTTTATTGCAAGGGTTTTGAATTTATCATATGCGGATTATTTACGTTATTCTCGTGATCGATTGGGCGCAGAATTAGTAGGAAAACAGTCACGATATGTAGTTGCATACTATGATAAAAATCAAGCTACTGAAGCATTTGTAAAGTTGTTAAATAAACGAATGGAGTACATTATGCACGAACATAGTTTCCCTTATGAATATAAGGAGGAAAATGGAGAAGTAAAGCGTATTCCATTTGAACAAAATAATGAGGATAACAGTTGATTTATTAAAACAATATAATGCTTGCAAGCAAGGTATAGATTTTATGCAAGCAAACTATCCAAATGGCGCAGAAGCCATTGAAATTATGCAAAGAGAAGATGTGCCATTAGAATTTCTACATTTTGGACGTCAATATTTAGATGTTAATGATGAAGAAATTCAATTGTATAAGCAAATTTGTAGAATAGATGACAAATCTCGTTACATATGGTATAGTAATGATGTGAACAATAGTACTGGTTTAATGCATGCGCATCATGTAAACAATAGTTCTTTTGTTCGAGATTCTTTTCAAATTAATAATAGTAATCATATTTACAATAGTAATAATGTTTTTAATTGTGATAATGTAGCGCATTCTACTAATATTAAAAATTCAAATAAAGTATTGGAAAGCCATGATGTTGCCGAATCAAACGATGTGGCACGCAGTAATTTAATTTCATGGAGTTCTTCTATTCTTAATTCATTTCTTTTAGAAGATTGTTCTTTTATTTATAAATCTGACAATTTAAAAGATTGCCATTTTTGTGGATTTATGAAAAATTCTAAACATTGCTTATTTTGTACTGGATTAGAAGATGAAGAATATTATATTTTTAATCATAAAGTAAGTCCATCTGCTTATGAAAAATATCGAGAAGAATTGCTTCTACAATTACAAGCAGAAACACCAAGTATGATTAATGTATTTAATATGAAACATACTGCAGAAGAGCGATTTGAGTTGTCTGTTCGATTTGACAATGTTTTTAATGGTTTATCAGATGTATTTTATGGTTGGATAGGCACTTTACCAAATTACTCTGACGAAGTATTTATTGATTTGTTTTTTAAAAATCGATAATAACAGAAGTTTGAAAATTTCTTAAAAATATATTATACTATTTGTAGAAAGTTAAGAAAGAACAGTGGAAATGGCAACAAAGTTTTGTAATATAAAATGAATTTAAATTTTAAAAAATCCTTCCTTCTTTTAATTTGATTTTCTTCTAAATTTTTGATATACTATTTATAGAAAGTTGAGAGGAAGCGAGATAGTTTACCTTTCTTTCATATCTCGCTTCCTCAGCGTTATTAATGTAAATCCACCGGAAGATGCGTTCAATTTGATTGGCGCGCCGCCCGTAGTGCAAGTCGGGTAAAAGGATGAGCACATTAATTGGCTCGCAGTCTGTGAGACAGCCTTCGTAAACTGACGCATTTATGCTTTCGCGCGGAAGCTAAATGTAGAGAGTTCTAAATAGTGTACCTACTGATCATAGGTGGAATAGGAACTTAATCGAGTAAACCAATTAATCAGCGTCCCTGCTTAGTGGGAGGTTCGACAATCACCTATTATAGATTGCGACGGTTCGGAAAGACGAATATTGACCAATGTATCTAAAGTCATAAAACTTTGAATATATAGACCGGTAGCAGGGTTACGCGTAAACTCCCTACTTAAAATAAGGATAGGACTTGCTGCGTCAAAATTAATAGCAGTAAGAGAACCGTCTTTAGAAGCGTTCACGGTCGCGCTGATCGTCAAATTAAGCAAATCGACAGGAAAGTTTGCTTTGGAGGAGTGATTACCCTTCATTACATAAATAGTAATCTCTTAGTGCTAAGGTTAAGCGGCGTAATGGTCGCGGCGGTGCCTATCCCAAGGAGTCGCGTTTCGGGCGGAGTGCATAAAGGGCATGACGAAATATTGGGAACCTTTTATATCATTGTTATCAGCTAAGTGGAAGGCCGCTGTTGTCATGGGCAGGAATGCGAGTTCGAATCTCGTTAACAATGTCAAGTTAATACGCTTGAAATGTATTAGGTTGGTAAACCTTCTTCTGATCAAAGAAAAGCTTCCAGTTTATGCAGGTATGGTGGAATCGGCAGACACCACAGACTTCAGGCAGAGACACCAAAATTTTATACTCAGTCTTCCAAAAAAGCTACTTATAATTAGAACCAAAGGAGGTTTTAATTATGAGTAATAAAGCAAAGTGGAAAAATTTTTCTAAAGAAGAATTACAACAATTTGTAAAAGAATCTATTTCTTTTAGAGAGTTAGCTGGAAAATTAGGATACGCAAAAGATGGCGGAGGAACAATTACATCTTTACATAAAATGTGTGAAGAATATAATTTTGATACCTCTCATTTTAAAGGGCAATCTTGGAATAAAGAAAATTATGATTATACTTTATTTACAAAAGACTCAATTAAAAAAAATGGTATTACTACTTTAAAACCACTAATTAAGCTAAGAGGTAGGAAATGTGAATGTTGTGGCGCAGAAGAATGGTTAGATCAACCAATTAATTTAGAGATACATCATATTAATGGGATACGAACCGATAATTCTTTAGAAAATTTACAATTATTATGCCCCAATTGTCATTCTTATACTGATAATTGGAGAGGAAGAAAAGGTGTTGATACTGCGGAGCACTAAGATAGGAAACTTCTTAAGTGAATGCTCCCTAATTCGGCGAAAGTCCTACTGGGATAACGCCGAGCCAAGCCAATAGAAATATTGGAAGTGTGTAGAGACTATATAGGAGCCTCCTAAGTCAGAAGATAAGGAGAAGACATAGTCCAGACTACAACGGGTATATAGTACTCGGCTATAGTAATATAGAGTAGTAAGAAAATCTGTTGAGCTTTAGCTCGTGCCAGTTCAAATCTGGCTACCTGCACCATGGCTCCAAGTCCGTGTAGGAGCAATAAATAAATCCACGGCGTGTATGCAAGAACGATAAGAACCTTAAGTAGATTAATAAATAATGGAATTATATGCGAGGGTGGAAATCGGTTTTTATATTATAATATTTATGCGACGGCATTAATAAAATTTTATAAAAATTGAGGGAGGCATAACGGCAATAAATGTATCCGAATATGGAGATAGCAATAGTAAAATTATTTATTAAGAAGCTTGTGCTTTGCATCAATCATATTTAAATTTCTTGAAGCAATTTTAAATTCATAATGAAAATTCTATTTAATATCACGATTTTAACATATCCGGCTCTATTTTATCTGACTTATATTATTTGTTTTTCATCTTTCTGATTTTGACTTTGTGGATAAAATTTTATATGATTGATGTAAAGTAGAAAATTTGAATTTCTTTAAAATTTCTATTATAATATTTATATAAAATAAATGGTGAACACTACCAACCATTTCTCAAGGTAGAGACACTGTCAGAAGTCGGCAACTCCGAATATGATATAACAAGTGTGATAGCATATATTTCAGAAGAACGACAGAGAGTATATGTGATGGCTAGAGGCAGAGAGCCTTGAAGAATATGCCGGTTCGTTGAGAATAATTTAAGTTTGGAAATTTACTGGGTTATTCAATAAAGTTATCGTTTGGTCATTTGTTATAGTGAGAATGACGACTTAAAAACGAAAAATTTCCTCTCTCCCGCATCTGAAGATTATATCCTAAACGTGGTATTGGTATCCAGCACAGGGAGAGATTTCTTACTCATGCGGCTATGCCGCTTGATATAGGGATGCGCGCATAGTTAATTATACAATCCTGTATAATATTGGTAGGGCTTCTACAAAGTTATGGGGTGCGCGGTATAACTTTTCTTTATAAAGGAGATTATTATGCAAGACGAAGTATTAGAATTTATACAGCGTAGATGGCAACAAGATTCTCATTGGTTAGATGGAAATTGTTACTGGTTCGCGCGAATCTTGTGTGAGAGATTTCCTTACTTAAAAATTTACTATATGCCAATTATAGGACATTTTGTTGCAGGTACGCCAAGTCGATACTATGATTGGACGGGGTTAAATAAAGATAAAGAAAAACCAATTTTATTAGATGAAATTCAAAAAACAGACAATCTTTGGTATGAACATTTAATGCGAGATTGTAGAGATTAAAATTTGCAAATCTTTTAAATTTTTGATATACTATTTATAGAAAGTCAGAAATGACTAAATTGTTCTTTGAAAATATATATAACACTTTATAACTCAGTGAAGACATAAAGCGACTTTATGGCTGAGAATAAACAGGGTTAGCAGTTAAACGAAACAAGGATACTTGTGGATATGGCTGTTGGATAAATAGTGATATTTATCTAAAAAGGATGAACTCCAATCTTTGAAACCGAGTTTATGTGCTATGAATATTGCAGATAATGGTAGGATACGGATGGTCAACGTAATAGAGGCGCTCTGACAAAGAGTGGCTGAATCCAAGTTAGGTTGGACGAGTGGTGTCGCAGGCAAACCTTGGAAATACCAATAAGTTGATTCGCGGTGAAATAGAGAAATCTATGTATAACATCTGTATGCAACTCCAAGTAGCAGAACGCGAAGTATTAAGTAAATTTAATACATAATAGATATTCAAATATTTTATATTGTTAAAAATTCTGAATGTCCTGTGAAAGGTATGGGTAATCAGTCCCATTATGGATTCGGTACTTTGTACTGGGGTAAGAAGTCATACATCGACGGGTGTTTGGCTCAGACTTATCTCCCATATGACCAAATATATTTACAATATGAAGTAGTAAGGCGAAGGCCTATAATAGTTTTATATATATTTTCAAGGAACAATTATTCTTTATATATCGCGCGATGGAGAAGTTAGTATCTCGTCAGACTCATTATCTGAAGGTCGCTGGGGCAGAGCCAGCTCGCGCAACCACCCGAGCAAATGGAATGGATAAAGCTAATGTGCGGTTGAGTGACCTTAAACTTATTTATAGAAGTTGGCGGAGTAGTAGGTATACGCAGCATAACAATACAGTTATTAAACTCTATGGGACTGTATGACCTCTCCATAATGAATACCCGAACCAAAAGGAAGACAATTATCCTCAACTTTTGCTTCTATAAATTCCGCAGTTATGGCATTGCGGCGCATCCCTTGAGGAGAAATTAAATGAGTCGCCCCAATATACGGCAAGTTCGCAATAGTATATTAATAGATGTCTTAACTGGGCATCGCGCCTTGGTATCGGGAGAAGATACTAATTCTAACCGCGGGATTTGGTAGTATATATAAGCGGCTATATGAAAATACTACTTTATTTTATTTTACTTGGTAGTAGGATGCCAAGTTAATATATAAATTAAATCAGTAGGAGGATTTAAAAAATGAAGTATTACAGTGAAACTCTAAACAAGGTATTTGAAAATGAAAAGGATTGTCTTAATGCCGAAAAGGAATATAAGGCAAAGGTAGAAGCAGAAGAAAAGCGCAAGAAGGAACTTGCTGATTCTCGAAAGACTCGCGCGAAGGAAGTTGAAGATGCTTATAAAGCAGTAATTGATGCTCAAAAGCGTTACAACGAACTTAAGAATAAGTTTGTAGATGATTTCGGCTCTTTTCACATGACTTTTTCTACTACCGATGATTTTCATTCTCTATTTAGTGACCTTTTTAGAATTTTTTAAGGCTTAAAAAATTCTAAATGACCGCATTACTATGTGTAATGCGGTCTTTTTCATTAAAATAGTCGAGTCCTTTAGATAAAAAACTACTTAATAATAGGAGAAATCCTAAGGAGGTAGCTCTGTATGGAATTAACACAAGATTTTATTGATGCTTTATTTGGTTCTGATGCTAACTTACAATTAGCAGACCCCTCTCTCGTTCAATATTATCATGATTTAGCGAATCGTTCCATTTGGATTGATGGCGAAATTAATGTATCTACTTTAGATATTGTATCTAAAATTATTCGTTGGAATAGAGAAGATAAAGGGAAACCTATTGATGAACGTAAGCCAATTAAATTATTCTTTTTAAGTCCTGGTGGAGATTTAGAAATCGAAGAAGCTGTTGTATCTACAATTCGTTTATCTCAAACTCCAGTATGGGGTATTGCTATGGGTATGGTTGCATCTGCGGCTTCATTAATTTATTTAAGTTGTCATAAGCGTTTTGCTTTACCTAATGCTTATTTAATTATTCATCAAGGCTCCGCGCAAATGGGCGGTAATTATGATCAAATGGTTGCCGCGATGAAAGATTATGAAGAACAAATTGAGCGCATGACAAAGTTTTATATTGAAAATACTGATTATACAGAAAATGAAATTAGAACAAATATTAAAACTGATTGGTATGTTCGTGGTGAAGAACTTTTACAGCGTAAATTAATTACAAATTGGGTTTCTACAATTGATGAATTACTTTAATCGGAGGTTCTAAGATGGATTATACTGGATATAAACAAATCCATTTAACTGATGACGAGTTAACACAATTTTATTCAACTGCTATTTTGCCATATGAATTTTTAGAAAATGAATATTTAATTTTAATGGACGAAAATGACAATGCAGTTGATTATTATATAAAGAAAAATAGTGAATTTAAGAAGGTAAAATTCCCTATTATTGGTAACGATTTTACTGGACAAATGAAACCACGTAATCCTCAACAATATTGCGCGCTTGATATGCTAAAAAGAGATGATATACCAATTAAATTATTAACAGGCACATTTGGTTCTGGCAAATCTATGGCTTGTATTACTGCTGCATTAGAAGCGGTTCAAAAAGGTAAATTTGAACGCATTATCTTTGTAAGAAATAATGTACAAGTTAAAGATACAGATAATCTTGGTGCATTACCTGGCACAGCAGATGATAAAATGTCACCTTATTTAGCGCCATTTGCAGATCATTGCGGTGGTATGGATGGAGTAAGAATGTTGGTTGAGGGTGGAAAATTAGAAGTTATTCCACTTGGTTTTTTACGTGGACGTTCAATTAAAAATTCTATTCTTTATTCAATGGAATCTGAAAACTTAACAAAAGAACATATTCAATTAATTATGGGACGTGTGGATAGCGGTTCACAATTATGGATGGATGGGGATTTACGACAAAGGGATCGTGCCTCTTTTGAAAAATCTCAAGGACTTGAGTGCATGATTGAACGATTAAAAAATAACCCATTATTTGGATATGTTCATATGCCTAAATCAGAGCGTAGCGAAGTCGCGCGATTGGCGGATCTATTAGATTAATTTAAGGTCTGGCGCAGTTTGCGCCAGACTATATTTTTAAAGGAGGGCGTATGGGATACTTTTCAAATTCAGCAGATGTACAATCATATCTACAAAGTGGTAAGAGCGCCCTTGTAGGAAGTAATGAAGATTATAAAGAAATTGTTAGTGCAGAATTTTTTGATGAACGTATTAATCAATTAGAAGATTTAAGGGATGTGTTAATACATTCAGAAACTGCATTTTTTCAAAAAATTGGCATTAATACAAACGATATGAAGGATGCATTAAGGCAATTACAAGAAAAAATTGATGAATGGAATAATTCTGGCGCGGCCAGTATGATTTTAGGCGATGTAAATAAAGTTATTCTTGAGATATTAAAATTATATGATGGGATTGATTTAGAAGAATTAGTTAATGCCTATCAGAATGAACTTGTGACTAGCACCATCATTGAAGATCAAATTGATGAAGACATTGAACAAGTTATTGATGTTGATACAATTTTTTCTATTATGAATAGTGATAAAATTAAAGTTTATACCAAAGGGCACACTTTTCAAAAAGCTAAATTGGAAAAGTACATTGTATTTAATAAAAAGGATAATGGTCACTATACTATTGATTTTAGTGGTGATATTACGCCTGGATATAAACAACAATTTGCAAGATTATTTAATGAAATTGCTAAAGAAAAAGGATTAAATGTTCATCAATTAGAAGCAGTTGATCCATATTCTAATACAGAACAATTTAAGAAAGAAATTTTAATTCGTATTGGTCATTATATTAAAGCACCTGCGTTAAATTATATTGCGCAGGAATTAAATGAACGATTTACTGAATATGCCATGACGCATAAAGCCGGTAACTTTGCAGTGACAAAAGGCTTTTTAGGTGAAGTTTATTGGAATGCTTTTTTCCGTTATCTGGGGTTACCTAGCGCGCCGACTGGTACAATCAAGGATTTAAAGGGCCGGTCTATTCCAATTGATATGATTTTAGAAGATTTTGGTTTTCAGATTAAGGCTTATTCAATAAAGGAAGGGCAAGTAGAATTTGGCTCAAATGGACAAACAAGGCAAGTTGGTAATTTTATTACAGAACGTGCGCAAATACCAATGCCAGTTTCTCAAGCTTTAATGTTTCTATTTGGTTCTTGGGCATATAATCAACCAGTCACAGACGCAACCCCTGAATATAAAGAATTATATAATAATTTAACTGCTACAGTTAATGCAACCGATTCAGTTTTTCAGTATTATGTTGATAGAATCATTGGTTTAGATAAACAGTTTGCCGCAAGAGCAAATGATTTACTCTTATTTCAAAATGAACAAATTTACTATAATAGCTTCTTTTTAATTAACAAAGTTCCAGTGCCAGGATCGGCTATTATACAGGCAATGATTGACTCAATTCGTAATGAAGAAACAAGAATTAAATTTGAAGGAGAATATAGTATTAAAAGTGGGGCAAAAACATGGCCCAATACCCCACCAAAAGATTTAATGACCGCAGCAAATCAAGCTCTAATTTCTTATAAAATTACTGTAAATGTTGAAGAAATTATTAAACAAGTTTATAATTATATCTAATAGAAACGAACCATTGTTGGTTCGTTTTCTTTTTAAAAATTGATTTTTTCATAAAAATGTAATATACTATATATAGAAAAAAGAAATGAGGCGAGATTATGCGGTTGTTTGTTACTGGAGATACTAAATTTGTGTAACCCGTTATATAAATCGCCACTTATTTATAGAGGTGATAATAATGGGTAAAAAAATAGATTTAACAGGACAACGTTTTGGTTATTTAGTAGTTCTTTCTGAAATTAAAGGACGAAAGAATAAACAAATACAGTGGTTATGTAAATGTGATTGTGGTAATCAATTACCAGTTCTTGGAGTAAGTTTGCGAAGTGGCAATACAAAATCTTGTGGATGTATGAAATATAAGGGATTAATTGATTATAACAATAGAAAAAGTGAAGAAGTAAAAATTGCTGTTGGTACCATTTTTGGAAACTTAAAAGTCATTGAAGACTTAGGTTATCGTAATTATTACAACAGTGGTCATCGTAGAAGATATTATTTATGCGAATGTATTAAATGTGGATCACTAAAGGAATACACACAAAATGCTCTAAAGAGTAATCATGTAGTTTCTTGTGGGTGTTCCAAATCCAAAGGAGAAGAAAAAATTTCTAAACTATTAACTGATGCAAATATAAGGTTTTTATATAACTATGGTTTGCCTGAAATAGAAAAAGAAACTGGATATAAATTACGTTTTGATTTTATTATCTTTGACGAAGATAATAACGTAAAAAGATGTATAGAATATGATGGTAAACAACATTTTGAAGGTATGCAAGGTGGGATTTGGAGCCATACCGAAACTTTAGAAGTTATAAAAAAAAGAGACGAAGCCAAAAATAACTATTGTAAAAACAAAGGCATACCTTTAGTAAGAATACCTTATACAGTTTTAAAATCATTTACTTTGGAAGATTTAATGTCTGATAAATATTTAATTAATTAAGGTGGTGGTCTTATGTCACATATTTATGTGACGGGTTAGCGACACTCATGGTGAGATTGATTTTCATAAACTAAATACAAAAAATTTTCCCGAAGGTAGCACCTTAACAAAGAATGACTTTGTGATTGTATGTGGCGATTTTGGCGCGATATGGGATGGTGCGAAATCAGATAAATATTTGCAGAAATGGTATAGTGAGAAACCTTGGACTACTTTATTTGTAGATGGCAATCATGAGGCGCACGATCTTCTCGATTCGTATTCTATAAGTGAATGGAACGGTGGAAAAGTGCATTTTATCACACCTTCAATTATCCATTTAATGCGCGGACAAGTATATAAGATTGGTAATAAAACCTTTTTTACAATGGGTGGTGCTGAATCACACGACAAAATTTATCGGAAAGAAGGAATTTCATGGTGGTCGCGCGAAATGCCTTCAAATGATGAATATGAAGAAGGTTTAGCAAATCTTGATAAGGTTAATAATCAAGTTGACTATATTTTATCTCATTGCGCGCCAGATCAGTTACAATCACAAATTGCATATTGGTATGAACATGATAAACTTACAAATTATTTAGAGATTGTGCGGCAGACTGTTGAATTTGGATGGCATTATTTCGGTCATTATCACATTGATAAAGATTTTTTAAATTATAAGGCTACTTGTCTTTATAATAACATTATTGAAATTGAAATTTAAAGCTACTACATCAAAACTATATAGTATCTTTTTTAAAATACTACTTAATGGTAGAATGAGTTAAAAATCAAACTACCATTAAGGAGGACAATATGGGAAAAGTTAATGTTGGAGATAAGTTTGGAAGATTTACTGTTTTGGAGATAGGTGTAAAGAATCCAAATTCCAAAGCAAAAAAGAAAGTGAACTGTGCTTTATGTAAATGTGAATGCGGAAATTTAAGATATGTTGAATATAGAGATTTATATGATGGAAGAAGACAATCTTGCGGGTGTTTAAAGCATGACTTACTTGTTGAACGAAATTTTCAAAAAGGAACAATAGAGTTAGGAACTCGTTTCGGAAAACTTCAGGTAATAGAAGACTTAGGATATAGAAAACAAAACTGCCGAGACAAACAAATTCGTTGGTGGAAATGTCAGTGTGATTGTGGAAATATTGTAGAAGTTTGTGGTAATAATCTACGAACTGGTTCTACTCAATCTTGTGGTTGTGTACAGTCATTCGGTGAAGAAAAATTATCCGAGATTTTTCGGAATAACGATATTAATTTTTCAAAGCAATATACCTTTAAAGATTTATTATCTCCAAAGGGGTATAATTTAAGATTTGATTTTGCTATTTTTAAAAATGATAAATTATATTGTTTGGTTGAATTTGATGGCAGACAACATGTGGAAGGACCTGATGGTTCGTGGACTAAAGGTTCTACTTTAGAACAAATTAAAGAATATGATAATTTAAAAAATGAATATTGCAGAGTTAAAAACATTAAACTTATTAGATTTAATTATTCTGAATATTCAAAATTAAATAAAGAATATGTAATTAATAAAATTTTTTCTTAAAAATTAGAGTTTTTAATTTCTTATATAAAAGAAAGAAGGATTAATAATAATGATTACTAATGTAACCTTTTTTGATGATAGTGAAGATTTAGAGATACTTACTGGGCATACGCACGAGGAACTATGGGAGTTAGGATTTAATCTTGACGACATGGATTGTGGTTTTTGCACTGAGGCAATAGGATGTTTTGAAGTAGAAAAACGAGAAGATGAATTTGGATATATGCGATGGGAATGGAAGCATGATATTCATGATTTATATTATAGATGTGACGGATTTCCTGCTGCGGTTCATAAACTTCTTGATGATTGGGAAAATTATTGTGTAGGATATTGTATTGCATATTGTGATGGGATGGTATATGTAACTCTTCATCACGCATAAGGAGAAAATATGAATAAATTAAATGTACTGACTTATGGTTTTTTCCCATGGCGATTATGCACTTTATGGCATAATTTTCGGCAAATCTGGCGCAATTTACGATATGTGTTGCAAAGAGCAACTAAGGGATATTGTGATCAGGATTTATGGAATTTAGATTATTTTTATTCTCAGTTATTTGTAGATACATTAACAGATTTTCCGAAACAATTACATGGCGCGCCATCTAAATTTTACGATGAAGAAAATGATTCTATTGCGCGTTGGATTGATTATATAGGTGAAATGCGAGATCATTTTTATAATTCTATTGAAGAAAATGAAGTAGAGAAAAACGAATTTGAAGATGATTACATGTTTATCGCGCATGGTGATACTAATGACCATATTGTTGGAACGCAAATAAATCGTGAACAAAATGAATTAAGAGAATTGTGGCTAAAACGCGAAAAAGAAATTAATGACTGGCGCGCGAATGAATTAAAAACTGCACTTAATATGTTAGAAAATGTTTATGAAGATTTATGGGATTGAAAGGGGATTAATATGAGAAATCTACTTGAAGAGACTATTAAGAAAATTAAAGATTATGGTCATACTACACATGAAGTAAATTTTGTGGCTGATGAAGAGTTCTATTGTAGTTGGGAGGCCTTCGCGCGAGCTGTAAAAAATTATAATTACGATGAAGGATATGGCGGCAATGAAGTAAATATGAATCTGAAAGTGGTTGGTTCAGATTGGTGGCTCGAACGTCATGAGTATGATGGCAGTGAATGGTGGGAATATAAGTCTCTACCTATCGCGCCGAGTAATTACGGCGAAGTTTGGTTTAAAGATGAATGGTCGCGTAGATATAATGGAGATAATTGATTTTATCTCCATAATTTTATTTGATTTTTCTTAAAAATTTTTATATAATATATATAGAAAAGATGGAAAGGAAGTAAAAATAAATGCGACCTACCAACAAAGAAGTATCTATTGCCATCAATATTATTGATAAGTTAATGAGTGTTGGTTTATATGACGCTTTGACTTATCATAAAATTGAACCAGATAAAGAGTATTATCATCTTGGATTGAGTGATTGGCTTGAAGGCCATCGAGAATTGCTTAAGGCAGAAGGAATTGGTTATAGTTGGGGAGAAACTAAATTATGTCTACTTTGTGACGCGTTGGATGATTGGGTAATTAAGTTAGGGTTTTTGCGCTCAACTGATCCTTATTATGTAAGGGAAGGTTTAGATAAAGACTTCTGTAGTTTGGAGGCAGAGTATTATATAAAGGCGTGTGATAATAATCTTGGAGAATTTTTTGCTGCAACTTATGAGGTTGGTGAAATTAATGGGGTGCATATTTTTCTTCAAGAATTAGCACAGCCAGATGAAGACTATTTTATGGATTGCTTTGAAGAATACGCGCGCCAAGGCAATGATCGCAACGATTTTTATGATGATGAACAGTACGATGATTATATAGATGAAATTGTCGAAGATATGGATAATGATGAACGGATTTATGCTGTATTTGGCGAAGAAAGTGACAATTTAGTGGATTTTATTGATATGGTTGGTATTAATGATTTACATGAAGCAAATTATGGACTTACAAAAGATGGTCGTGCGGTTATCTTCGATTTTAGTGGTTATTGTGGTTAATAAATAGAAAGAAAGGTGAGTTATATGAATATTAATAAAAAAGTGTTAATTATTATTGGAGTAGTTTTGTTAGTTATGGGTATAACACTTGGATGTACTAATAATTTAGAAGAGAAAGCTTCTCCTGTTACATCAGAGCAGACTGAAACATCAGCGCCAGATACCTCAAAAGAACCGATTGAAACCGAACCGATTGAAACTGAGCCGGTATTTGATGTGGTTAATTATGTAAATGAAACTTATTCCAATGAAATTATGATGCTTGCGCGCCTTGTATATGTTGAAGGTAGAGGAGTTGCTTCACAGACAGAACAGGCTTGTGTTATTTGGACAGTTCTTAACAGAGTAGACGCATATGGAAAATCTATTAGTGAGATTATTCTGGCGCCACATCAATTTAGTTATAAAGAAGATGCACCGTTTTATGATGATTTTGGTAGGGATTTAAGAGAATTGGCGCGTGATGTACTCCAACGTTGGACTTTGGAAAATATGGGTGAAGCAGATGTAGGACGAGTATTGCCTTCAAATTATTTTTTCTTTGCAGGTAAAAACGGACATAATTGGTTCCGTATGGGATATACAGATACAGAATATTGGGATTATAGTTTTACAAGTCCTTATAATTCGTAAATAAGTAAGCGAGGTTAATAATGTAACCTCGCTTATTTTAATTTGACTTTTTCTTAAAAATTAGATATAATATTTATAGAAAATGAAGGAAAAGAGGAGATAGTTATGCTTAATAAGAATAATGAAAGAGAACTTGCTTATATTGTAAAGGTCGATGCTATTACTCCTATGAATGCAGATCGTCTTGAGTGCGCTCATATTGGCGGCTGGCATTGTGTGGTTGGTAAGGGCGAGTTTTCTGTTGGCGATTTTGCTGTTTATTTTGAAATTGATTCTAAACTTCCAGAAATTGAACCTTTTGTATCAATGGAGTTTTTGAAATCTAAACATTATAAAATTAAATCACAGAAAATTCGTGGAGAAATTTCACAAGGTTTGTTGATGCCTCTTTCTGCATTTGTTGATAACGAAGGTCGAGTACCCAGTTGGCTTGCTATGGTTAATCTTCAAATTGCTTCAGGTAATGATGTAACTAATACTTTTCTTACTAAGGAAATCGGTGTAACTTATTCTGTATTTGAAGATAATGGACGTAAAGCCCCTTCTGCTGATAAATATAAAAAGATGGCACAGAGAAATCAGAAAATTGCTAAGACTTTTTGGTGGAAATGGCTTTATAATAAAAATTGGGGTAAAAAAGTTTTATTTTTCCTCTTTGGGAAAAAGCGAGACATTAAAACGAGTTGGCCTGCTTGGGTTGTAAAAACGGATGAAGAACGTTGTCAAAATATGCCTTGGCTTTTTAATATGAATGGTAATAATGAAGAGTGGATTGCAACTGAAAAAATTGATGGTACTTCTACTACTTTTACTATGAAAGGATTTGGCAAAAAGCGTGAATTTTATATATGTTCGCGCAATGTAGTATTTGATAAACCTGATAAACAGTGTTATTATGATACTAATGTTTATCTTGAAATGGCTGAAAAATATAATATTAGAGAAGTGCTTGCAAAAACTCTTGATAAATTGCATGATGAAAAAGATAAGGAAATTGAATTTATTACTATTCAAGGGGAAACTTTTGGTGCTGGTATTCAGAAACGTGATTATGGTATGACCAATCATGATATGGTAGTATTTAATATTATTTATGGATATAAAGATGGTTCTACTGTTAGATTGAATCCTATTCAAGGTAAGGAAGCCGCAGAAAATGCAGGTCTAAAATATGTTCCCATTGTTGATGAACATTTTAAGTTACCCAATACTTGTGAGGAACTTTTAAAAATTGCTTCGGGTAAGTCGAAAATTGATGGTGGAATGCGCGAAGGTCTTGTATTTCGATCTGTTGATGGCGTGAAATCTTTTAAGGCAGTATCAAATGAATTTTTGCTTAAGTATCATCAGTAAAGGAGTTATTTATGCCTAAACTTTATGTAATGTGTGGAATTAGTGGTTCTGGTAAATCTACCTATGCAAAATCTATTCAGAGTTCAGCACGAAATCGTACAATTATTGTATCAACTGATGAATTGCGCGCCATGCTCTACGGCAATGCATCTGATCAAACAGACCCCGAATTAATTTTTAATATGGCTTATTCTATGATTCAGATGCTTCTTGAACGAGATTATGATGTGATTTTTGATGCAATGAATTTGAAGGCGCGAGCACGCAAAGACTTAATTAATCGGTTTCATGGTATCGCAACGATGGAGTGCGTAGTTTGTAATGTGTCGGCTGAAGAGGCTTGCCATCGTCAGGCCTTACGTGAGCGCTATGTGCCCGAAGATATCATTTTCGCGCAGTCTAAGCGTATGTCTATCCCTACTTATAATGAGGGATGGGATTTTATTACTTACAATGAGAATAATAAAGATGTCTGAAAATAGATGTTTGATGTGTAATGAAATTATTCCAGAAGGACGAATGGTTTGTCCTCTTTGTGAACATAATGTAGTTAATGATGAATATAATCCTAAGGTACTCGCGCGAAATAAATATGAGAAACGAAAAAACAAAGCCCCTAAGAAATCTAAAAAATCAAAATTTTATGATGAAGATTTTGATTTTTAAATAAAAATCATCTATAATGTTTATAGAAAATAAGAAAGGAAGTAAATCTATGAGAGTTGTTGTCGTAAAGTTTGGTAAAACTGCGCGTGAGTATGAGTATAATACTGAATTGAGTCTGATTAAAGATGGTGTATATGATATTACCGCTGATGGAGACTTTACTTATTTTACTCCTGTTACAGTAGTTGGTTATCGAAAGAAAGCACAATTTAGTGGTCAGTTGAGGACTATTACTGCGGCAAGATGTATTTCCGCGCCGAAGCGTCCTGATGATGGTATTGATAAAGTTATCTTTAATGAGGCAAAGCGTACCACTGTTGTAATTTGGAAAGACGGCGTTAAGACAGTTGTTAAATGCGATCCTCGAGATACTTGGAATAAGGAGGCCGCTCTTGCTCTGTGTTATATGAAGCGCGCACATATGAATAGAGGAGCATTTAATGAAACGCTTAAAAAGTGGTGCATGTGAAGCGCTATTATCGAGTAGAAGTACTTGCTGGACATTGCGCGCACGCTAATGATGAAGATGTGTTGATATTTTATTTTGCGGCAAGGAATATAATTGAAGCTACGACACTGGCGCGAAGGATGCCAGGAGTTAAACATGATCGAACCAATGCAGTATGTTCTGTAAAAGAAATTACAAAAGATGAATATATTATTGGTCGTCAGATAAGTGCTTATGAAGTAAGAAATAATCCAACTATAAACAGATAAGGAAGGAATAAATATAACTATTTATATTGTAGAAAATTATGACACTTGTGAGTTTGAAGCATTTGAAGAATTGGAGCAGGCAGCCACTTATGTAAGAAAGTATTATAGAGATCATATGGCCGATTGGCTTGGTAATTCTGGTAGTAGTGTAGAAAGTGTTCTACAGACAATCAAGGCCGATCTGGAAAATCTTGATGCTGGTTATCCCTATATTGAAGATTTGATGTATATTCATGTTGATATTTATCTTGCATTTGAGGAATATTTTGCTACACAAATTACCAACAATGAAAGAACTGAATCTACTGGTTTAACTGACAAGGAAAAGATTGAAAATCATGGCTTTGACACAAAAGTATCATTTAGAGGGAAACAAAAATGAAGGTAGAATTAAATTATAAAGATAATAGAGTTATCCTTACTTTGAATGATGTCGGCGCAGTCTTCGTAGATGACACTCTTGAAGGTGATAGACTTGGGCCGTTTCAAGTCGTAAGTAAAGAAGTTCAAATAGATAAAGGAAGTGAATGATATGAAATATGTTATGCTTGATATTGATGGAGTGTGTAATAATAACTTTACACGAACCCGTACTTCTGATGGATGGTGCTTTGTAGATGATGAATTAGTTATGCGCGTAAAAAAGATTATTGATGCGACTGGCGCGCAGATTGTTCTTACTTCAACTTGGCGCGATGGATGGACGTCTGAACCTTCAATGTGGGATGTATCTTTTCGAGAGCTTCGCGAGAAATTTAATGAGTTTGGAATGGATTTTGCATATAGAACTGGTGATTGGGAGAAATGTAGAGGATTTGAAATTCAAACTTGGCTTAACCATCACAACGATGTAGAAAGTTTTGTAATTATTGATGATTGGCCCGATATGGCACATTTGATTAATCGGTTAGTATGTACTAATCCATCAACAGGCATTACAGATGAAGATGTGAATGAAGCAATTAAAATATTAAATATTCCTTATGTCGCATCAGAGTCTATTCGATTTCGGGATTTGCTTCGAGTATATGGAGATTGCTCCATTATGGTTAGAACCAATTATCCAAAGAATTTGCGTTATGATATGAGTAATGATGAATATGAGCAAGGTATGCTTTATGGATATTGTGAATGGCATGATTGTGAATTAATTTCAGATGATGGAGATAATTACTATCTTGATTGGGTGATTTCAAAATATGAAGTCGCGCCTTTATCTGGCGATTTAACAATTTGGTTAGATGTAGAATGGAGTGGAGATAATGAGATTAACTAAAGAAGAATTTTGTACGGCAGTTGATAAGTTTGAGCAGATGTGTAAAGAGGAGCATGATCTACTTACAGCACTTGATATTGGACCTGAGTGGAAGCCTGGCCTATGGATTAGTACATATTATGACTTCTTAAATGATATGTGCGATTTTGATCCAGAACACGAAACCATTGAATATGGTAATGATTTAGATTACTATTGTTTTGAATTGGATTTTGGTCATAAGTGGAAGCCTGGCATGATTACTATTGATGATGAAGATATTCCTTGTCGAAACGCAGAAGAACTATGGAATTTAATCACAAGGGAAAGCGCAGAGTAAACTCTGCGTTTTTCTTTTATAAACTTGATTTTTTCTTAAAAATATAGTATACTATATATAGAAAGAATGAAGAGGAGAATAAAATGTTTAGATATATTGTTGCTACAAAAATCATTGCGCCGCGCCTTAAAATTAGATATGATGATAATGAGCAGACTTGTTATGATTGTAATAAGGAATGTTTGATTATTGGAAATGATTTTTGTGGCGATGATTGTGGATTTATGCGACATTTGCGCGAAGTACATGGGTATACTGATGCAGATCAATATAGTCTCGCGCTGTGGACTCTTCTTCATGAAATTGGACATTATAATACAGTTGATTATGCAGAAGATGATTTAATAGCTCGTGCAATTTGTGGTTTGGCTTCTCGTGAAGAGGCTCTAAAAGATCTTAAATTACAAGACATTTATTTTAATATTGAGAATGAATGGGAAGCTACTGAATGGGCGATTGAGTGGATTAATTCCCATAAAAGAATTGCAAAAATTTTGAATTGGATTGTGAGGTAATATATATGAAATGGAATGAAGTTGCAAAAGTAGTTGAAAATGATTTTGGTATGCAGGTTGATTGGGAAGAAAGATTTTTCGTATGTCCTGAGTGTCAGGATGTAGTTTATGAATGTGATTTCAATAAGGATTCAGTTCTTGCACTTGGATATTGTCCGATTTGTGGTACGGCGCTTGCTGAAGAGTGTGAATATGAAAATTTTTATGAACACGAAGATGAAGAAGAATACGATGAAGACGAAATGATGTACGCACGATATGATGGAGAAGATGAATATGAAGAGTAATTATTATATTGAATTATGCGGTTGCGATGATACCACTCCATTTGTAATGGAATTAGACGAAAATGAGGTTAATTTATTGCAGACTGTAGCACAGAAATCACGAGAAGTTTCTTCTTATTCTTGTATGCCTCGAATGTTCGTAAAGCCGTTAGATGAACGTGATGATTATGAACTAAGTAGTGTAGGGATTAGAACTGGTGATATGAATGATGAATTTGTACGAGATTAATGAATATGAAGGTAAAGATTTGTATTGTGAAGGATGTGGGAAATTAATGAGTACAAAAGAATATCTTGAAAACGATGGGATTTGTGATAATTGTATAGAATCTCAAAATTTGGTTAATATATGATTGTCATTAAAATTGTATATCTTGCGTTAACTAAAACTACTTATATATAGTAAGCTAATAGGAGGTATGTTAATGTTTACTGTATATAAAATTACAAATAAAATCAATGGGAAAGCATATATTGGGTCTTCTGTTCGTGTTATGCAACGATGGCAGCAAGAAAAAAACGATGCTTTTAATCCTAACAGAAGTACTTATAATTATCCACTTCAATGTGCATTTCGAAAGTATGGTATAGAAAATTTTACTTTTGAGATACTAAAAGAAGATTTTACTTGCGCAGAAGAAATGGAAAATTATGAACGAGATATGATATTACATTATAATACACTTGTAGATGGATATAATCAAACTTTATATACTCATTGCGCCTTACGCGATCCGCAAATTAAACAGGAATACATTGAGAAATATGGGAAAAAGTGCGCATGGATAGATGAACAAAATAATATAATTAAGATATATGATTCATTGCAGGAGGCAGGCCGCGCGCACTTTGGAGAAAATTCTGGTAGTAGTGTAAAAAAAGTATGTGACGGCGATGTATGGTCACAGAATGATAAAATATTCCGTTATATAGATGAAAATGATAATATCATACCAGTAAAACACAAAACAAACAAGCGTAAAAAAGAAATTATTGGTATTTCTATTGAAGACCCTTCTAATGTTCTATATGCAAGTTCTATACTTGAAGCAAGTCAAAAATATCATTTAAATCGTTGTAGTATTGAAAAATGCCGAAATGGAGAAGTAAGATATTCCAATGTTGGAGGATATATTTGGCGTGAAATAGATGAAGATGGCAATATAATAGAAAACAATTTATTGGTGCAAGATTTAATCAATGATTATAATATTAAAAATCCAGTAATTAATGGTATTAGGCATAATATTAAAGAATGGTGTGAAATTTATCAAATTTCTACTACCAGTGTATATAAACGAATTAAAAAAGGAATGTCAGTAATGGAAGCCATTACTACTCCTAAGAAGAGGTGATTTTGAAAATGAGTCAGATTTATTTTACTTCTGACTTGCATTAGCCATTTCTGTCATAATCGAGAGTTTTTGTATAAACCTCGTGGTTTTGATAATGTGTGGGATATGAATAATGCAATTGTTGAGAATTGGAATAAAGTAGTTAATATAGATGATGATGTTTATGTGCTGGGTGATTTGATGTTGAATGATAACGATGAAGGCGCGCGACTTATTAAGAGTCTTAAGGGTAAGCTTCATATCGTTCTCGGGAATCACGATACAGACACTCGCGTGATGATGTATAATATGTTTTGGAATGTAGAGGAAGTGAGTTATGCTACTGTATTAAAGTACAATGGTTATCATTTTTATCTAAGTCATTATCCTACTTTTACTGCGAATTTAGAGAAAGAAAGCTTGAAGAAGTGTACAATTAATCTTTACGGTCATACACATCAAAAGAATAATTTTTATAATGATATTCCTTTTATGTATCATGTTGGCGTAGATAGTCATAATTGCACACCAGTGCTTCTTGATGATGTAATTGCAGAATGTGAAGCAAAAGTTGTAGAATGTAAAAAACAACTTTGATAGATATAAATAAATTGATTTCTTAATAAAAATATATTATAATATATATAGAAAATGAAAAGGAGATAAATCTATGAAAATTTGGATGCATCGTTATCTGCGTGGTTCTGCTTATAGCTCTCTTACGATTGATGAAGGTCTATTGGCAGATGTAAATACTGATCTCGCGCATAGTTATGTTATTGCTAATAATCTATCAGAGGCGCCGCGGATTGAGTCTGTAGAAATGTTGGAAAAGCTGCTTAAAGAGCGCGATTATGGTGATGAATATACTAATGATTATGATATTTTGTATAAGCGTTTTATTGAGGAAGATGGCACATTGGGCGCGAATGCTCATTATGAGTCGCTTTATGACACAGTTTATGATCTGATTACAGACTATCTTTATGATGAGCCATTCGAATTAGATGATTACGATACGATTGATTGTGATTTTGAAGTAGAAGAATAAATAATAAATTGATTTTTCTATAAAATTAGTATATAATATATATAGAAAGTGAGAGAAAGATAACTATCCAAAGAGTTCTGGGAGGGGCGCTAATCCTGTTCTAAGTTTTCTCTCTTAAATAGAAACAAACTTCGGTGTTATAAGTTTCTGGCTTTTTGAAGGTTCCGCTAAGGTCCAAAGTGATTGTGGCGCAGATTAAAGCGTGAGTAGTTAAGGGGTCACCGCCTTCAATTTATATATGAAAGGAAAAAGACTATGAGTTATCCTATGAAAGAAGTTAGAGTTGATTTTGGTAATTCTTCTCCTGTTTATCGAGAAATGACTCCGCAGGAATATGAAAAATCCTTGAACTTTTATCGTATGCAGATGGAGGCTTATAGTCTTTCTTCTGCGCGCTTATCTTGTGAGTATGGTAGTTATTTGAAGCGTTGGTTTAGTGATGGGGAATGTGATGGTTTGGAAAATTATGAAATGCGCTATCGCTTACATAAACTTCCTATGGCTTTTAACACTTATTGCTATGAATAAAGGGATTTAATGGTGTTCGCGCCATCAACACAGAGAAAAATAACTTGATTTTTCTATAAAATTCATTTATAATATATATAGAAAAGATGAAAGAGAGGAAAGATTTATGGGTTACTATACTTCTTATAATTTAACTGTTACAAAGCGCGAAGGTCTTCTTTTTGAGGAGGTTGGACGAGAGATTGAAGTAGAGATTGCAAAGAAGTTGTGCGAAATTTCTGATTGGTTTGAACCTTCTGACTTTAATGAAACTGTTGAGAAGTCAGATTATCCTCTTGCGGAACTTATTAGTTTTGACACTATTAAGTGGTATGATCATTACGATGAAATAGTAGCATTGTCAAAAGAATTTCCTGCGCTTTATTTTGAACTTGAAGGCTTTGGTGAAGATTATGGAGATATGTGGCGTGAATACTTCCATAATGGAGAGGCTATGCATTCCGACGCAAAGATTATTTATGATACGCCCAACTGGTAATAAGGAGATTTATTATGTACTTTGATGATTTTGATACACAGATTCAGTCTGATGAATTGGAGGAGAATTTTATGGAATATAATGAATCTATGCCTTGCGCGCCCACTATGCAGAAAACTCTTTATTATGATATGCCCACTCAGATAAAGTTCTTTGACTTTGATGGTGAGGAGCCTTATTGGATTGGAGGCATTGCCTTCCACGATGTAGTGATTTGTGGATGCTGCGGTGCTACTATTGAAATTTCCGATCTTTATGATGAAGCCGAAGAGACTGGGCTTAATGAAGACCCCATTAAAGTTCTGGATTGGATTGATATCAATAATGAAATCAAAGGAGAATAAGTCTATGGATGCTGTATATGTTCATAAATATTGTATCGAATACTGGGATGAATGCGATAATAAGATGTGTATTGAGCGCGGTATTGCTTTTGGTTCGACTTTTTCAGAGGTAGTTCATCGTCTTGAAGTTTATTATGGCGAGAAGAATATCGAGTCTATTCGTGAACTGACTGGTTTTGATGTTGGCGGAGAATATGTTATGCCAGAATGTGCCTTTGAAGATCTTGGATATAAGCTGAGTATAAAGGAGTGCGACTAAATGTTCACAGTATATGAGGTTTGGCGCGAAAAGACTTGTGATAGTACCTATTATCAGAATTTTGGGGACGCTATCGCTGCGGTATGGGATATTTTTGTGCGTGATAGTGAGGGACTTGAAGTTGATATGCGCGAATGCTGGGCGCGCTTAGTGGAAGAGAATTGGATTAAAGATTTTTGTGCTGTCGCCGCTATTGAAGTAAAAGATGAAATTTTCAATTCTTAAAATTCACCAAAATTTTAGAGAGGATTAAAAATAAAACTACATTAAATATGTAAGCCAGACAAATATTATATTATATAAGGAAATTTATTGAAAATGAAAAAAACCGACCCAAGGGAATTCCTGCGAGCGCGAAGCGCGAGTCTGGAATAACCGCGGAGCTAAGTAAACCAGATAAGGTCTGAATAGATCTGGCTTATAAGTAAAATATATTAGGGGAAAGGGAAAGAAAGATAAATAAACCAGATAAGGTCTGGCTTATAAGAAAAGAATATTAGGGGAGAGCTAAAAAGGGGAAGAAAAAGAATGGGTGCGCTGGGTAGGTCTGGATAGATCTATTGGGAAATATCGGCTAAGCCAGATGGGAACTGGCTTATACTATGTGTAGCATATCGTGTTCGGGGAGGATCGGTTCCTATGTGCGCGGGATTTTATATAAAGAGAAGTAATGAAGGATTTAGGGAAGTGATGAACTTGTCTCTGGCACCTACTTCACCGTAAATCAAATTTTTCTGGAAAGAAAAATTAAAATAAAATTTTTGACTTTTCCTAAAATTTTTGATATAATATATATAGAAAATAAAGAAAGGAAAAAGAATAAGCCAGTTGTATACTGGCGTATAAACCAGTATTATATTGGTGTATAAGCCAGATGTATATCGCTTAAAAGAGGTGTTTACTATGTCCCAATACATCCATTTTTTTGTTCGCTCAACCGATAAGTTGCTTCCTATTCGTACTACATCCCGCTCTTCTTCCATCTATCACTTTTTTAGTGATTATGCACCCTATGAAAAAGCACGCGCGCTTTCTATGCATGAGCTTCAAAATATTCGTGAAGAAATCAATACGCGAATTGATGAGTGGACGCACCGTATTGAAGAGGATCGCACTAATCTTCAACTAATTGCTTCTTTTAATAATTCGATTGAGGATAAAATCGAGGCTCTTGAATCTGCGCGCGGCTCTATTCGAGAAAATGAAGAGTCTGTTAGTGAAATGAAAGAAGCTTTGGCTTTCACATATTTCTTGATGGATATGTATAATGAAGCAGACGATACTAAATACGAAGAAGAAACGGCGCGACTTGATCCTACAAAATATCTCTATTTTGGGATTGAATGCGGCACTCCTTCGATTGCGGAAATTGAAGAGTGGGAAAATTCCAAAAACTAATCACTCTGCCAAATATTTTAGAAAATTTTCTGGCTTCTTTAATTTGAAAAATTCATAAATTTCATCTATAATATATATAGAAAGTGAGAAAAGCCTATATAAAAGAGAAGATAGCCGATAGGTAGGGATCCTCTTCCTCTCACTCTCGTCTTAACCATCAATGCAATACTCCCTGTATTATGGTTAGAGGGCTATGCCTCTTAAAAGATGGTGGTACTGTTGAAAGTTCTGCTGCGCCCGCATAGAGAAAACGGAATGAACTTGGTTCGGTTTCGCCAGCCGAATAACTTAGTGGGTTTAGCTATGAAGTACAAATAGCTGAGCTAAAATGGTAGGTCACGCAAGCCGTATCCGCTGAGTACAAGTTAGCGTTAGTGTACAATAAGTGGCTGGGAAGTCAAGGAAGCGGTGGTCCTAACTTCCGCGCGACCTCATCATTGGATGTGCAAGGATGACCTTCGCGCAGAAACTTACACGAAAAAGATTTTGACTTTTTCTAAAAATCTACTATAATATATATAGAAAGTGAGAGGGAAAACAAATAAACTCTCTCCTTCAAAAATAAATTAAATTTGGGTGATTATAATGAAATGGGGCAACCTGCCTGAGTTTGATGGTAAGTATGAGGTTTCTGACACAGGTTTAGTTAGAAATGTTCAGACTGGTAAAGAACTCAAAGGAACAATTGATAAGGATGGCTATTTGAATGTAGGTTTAGATTTGTGGTCAGGTAAACGAAAAACTTATCGTATACATCGACTGGTGGCAATGATATTTAAGCCTTGTATTAATATGGAAAAATATACTATAAATCATATTAACCATATTAAAACTGACAATCGTGCTGATAATTTAGAATGGTTAACAAATGAAGATAATGTAAAAGAAGCTTGGAAAAATGGTATTAATAACAATCAATGCATTAAAGTCCTGTGTGTAGAAACTGGAGAAGAATTTCCATCTATGAGAAAGGCTTGTCAAGCTTATAATATGAAGGTATCTTCTTTGCAGCGAGCTATTGACCATGATAACTATACATCTCATGGCAAGCATTGGAAAACTTTAGTATAATAGTCGGAGATTAAACCGACTTTATAAAAATAAATTAAGATTAAGAAATGGAGAAAAAACTATGACGAACAGAGAATTTTATCAGGCAGTTATCAACGCAAACATTAACGACGAACTCACTGCTTTTGCTACCGCTGGCATCGAGAAGCTCGACCACACCAATTCCCTCCGCAAGGATGCAACCGCGAAGAAGGCTCAGGAGAAGGAAGCTGAGCGCGCTCCTATCCGTGATGCTATTATGGCAGTTATGACGACTGAGCCGAAGACCGCTACTACTCTTATCGCCGAGTCTGGCGTTGAGGTTAAGCCTCAGGCAATTCCTTCTCTCCTCAAGGGTCTGGTTGAGGATGGCACTGTTGTGAAGAGTGATGTAAAGGTTACTGGTAAGGGCAAGCAGCGTGGCTATGCACTTGCTGAGTAAGCCAGATTTAACCGATAGAGATAGATATTGACGCAGAGAGTAATCTCTGCGTCTTTCTTTATGCGCGAAAAAAATTTGAAAAATTTTTAAAAGTATGATATAATAAAAGGGGAATAATAATAATAATAATAATAATAATAATAATTTTTCTGATAAATTCAAATTCTTCGGCGAGCATATATGTTTGTGTTCCAGCTTAATTAATGGCTGCGCAAGGACGGGCCTGCCGCAGCTTCTGGTATATAAAAATTTGACACGGCTTGCAGCTTCTGTATGTGAAAATTTGACAGGTGCCATCCAGCTTCCAGCTTCAGCTTATATGAAAATTTGACACGGCGTCGATGGCCGCGCATGCACAAGGCTCAAAATTTGACGCGAAAAAAAATTTGCCAAATGCTCTTGACATTTGACAAATCATGTGATATAATTATAATGGGAGAAAATTTGACACGCGGCCCGGGCAGAAACCCTTACGGATTCCATGCCCACATATTGGTTGAATCGGGTTCTTGATAATACATATCATCAAGATTATAGTATGTGACTTCGCACATTACGCCAAGACCTTCGGCTTCTAAATCTCTTGTATTGATGTATTCACCATGAAGAAGACGAACCACTCCACCAATACCGTTTTTATCACATACTTTCATATATTCGTATGCAGAATGTGGGAAGTGAACAATAGCGCCATCTTTAACGGAAGCAATATGGACAAGATTTTTCATAAACTTAATCTCCTTTCAATACGCACGAATTGATAAGTAAAATCATTAGCTGTAATTTCTTTATTTTTTAATTCACTTTGAATAATGTCATGAGCATCTTGCATAGCGGTTGCTATTAATTCACTATCAGAGACACCAGTACAATCCAAATCCATTTCAACTTTATAAGCACACGTTACTATTACTCGTTTTTCCATTTTCTTTCCCTCACTTTCTGAACTTATTATACCATACAAAATTCGATTTGTCAATAGATTTTTCAAAAAAATTGAAAAAATTTTTGGCCCGGGCGCGAAAGCGCTTCACCGAAGTGAAGCGCTAAATTGTTTAGGCTTCCGCCTTGGCGGAGTGTTCCGCCTTGGCTTTTGCCTTTTCCTCGCGCATCTTTTTGTCCTGCGCGATTTTCTTCGCCTTTTTCTCGGCGGCGATTTTCGCCTTTTCGGCTTTCTCGGCAGACTTCATCTTGAAGTCCTCTGCCATAGAATAGCCGTCATAGGCATCGCCATCACGAGAGCCAGTCGGCACCTTGAAGGTGAGGACGATGAACTCATCGTTGCCCTCGCTATCAACACAAGGGAGCGCGATTTCATTCGAGCCAGTGACGAGGACTTCCTCACCAGCATCAGCAAGGAACTTGCTCACGCGCTCAATATACTTGGCGCGGAGTGCATCGTGGAGAGATTTCTTAGAGGTAGTTGCCATATTCAGTACCTTCCTTTCTTTACTGTACCTATATTATATCATATAAGATAAGGATTGTCAAGACCTTTTTCAATTTTCTTTGAAAAAATTTTTTCAACCCTGAGTGTACCTTGACGCCCTTACACGCTCGACGGGATTTTGTTGCGAGACTCAAAAGCCTTATCTTTTTTACATTTACATTATATCATATACTTTTCGATTTGTCAAGAGGAAATTTGATTATTTACAAATTGTTCACATTTGCGCCCGGGCGCCAAGGGTGGCGCGCCTTGGATTAGTTCCAAAGTGCGCCATTTTCAACCCCTCTGCGCCGACATTCAAACAAAATCTCTTTTTCAATCATTACATCGTCAAGACCTTTGTGGACTTCTTCAAAATCATTTTGACCATTCATAAACCGATAAAGGATTTCTGCGGTATATCTGCGCTGACCGTTTTTTGTTAAATAGTCATTTTCATAACAAAATCTTCCATAATCATCATCGTTTTTGAAAGCCTGCCTTGCCATTTTCAAAGTATCACATACACAAGTGCCATAAGGGAAAAAGTACCGATATTTTGACGAGGTTATATATCTTTGTGTGAGATTACAAGAGCGATTATCAAAAATTGCATTGTGAGCATAGATTTCTTTTACTCCGTAAGCTTTGCAATCTTCTACAAGCTTTCTACGAATTGTGGAGAGCCGAGCCAACTTTCGAGAACCATTCTTGATTTCTTCCCAATAAGAAGGGATTTTGTCGGCAAAGAAGGCGCAAGCCATCAATTCTTTATCAAGAAAGATTTCAGCGATTGCATAGCTTTCAGTTTTCAGCACTTCCTCAGTTTCAAGATTAACAACCGCCCATCCAATATCATAGGCAATAGGTTCTTCAAGTGAGTTCGTCGTCTCCGTATCCAATACAATTACATTTTTCGTCATTTTTATAATTCCTTTCTTTCTCTCTTTGATGTCTATATTATAGCACCATTTATAGGGAAAGTCAAGAGGTTTTCAAAACTTTTTCAAAAATTTTTTACGGACGGCCCGGGTATAATATATATGACCAATAATATCCTCCTGCAGTATTGGATAATTGATTTTTTTCTTCATTCCGTTGGCAAGTACGTCGAATGTTGGCAATACCCGTTATGCGTTCGGCTTCTGCTGTAGATATATATTGATTTATTAATTCTTTTTGTTGATTATATTGATATACTATTTTTGCACGATATTGCCCGGCACTTCTTTTAATGCGTTCTTTGCCATCAATTCCTAATTGCGTCAGTTCATAAGCAAGGGTTTGTTGTGATAATTTATATTTATCTTTAATCTCTTTTACTGTCGCGCCATGATCCCACATCATTTTAATATCTTGTAATCGTTGCAAATATTCAAAATTACTTGAATCATATCCGCCGGCATTGATATTATAACCATACAGTGGATTATTGCTTTGATAAAATGAAATATAATATTGCTCACGTTCATTTGCAATAGTTCGTTCTTCTACGGTTTCGAGTACTTCATAAATAAAATTATTCCAACCATATTTTTGTATCGCATTCCAAAAAGCGGGACATCCTTTATATTGCGATCCTTGAAATCCTGCGCGCTGCGCCTGTGTTGATTTGCAAGTTTGCCCAATGTAAACTTTATTAGATGGTGATGTATACTTATAAATAGTAATCATTTTTAAAGCCTCCTTTTACTTCTACTTATAAGTAAAAAATTGATACAAAAACTCAAAAATTTTGGTGTCAATTTTGGATTAAAAAATTTTTGCTTTGCGCCCGGGCATGGGGTTGACGATTTATCAACCTCTTTTAATTACAAAACTTTGGTTTCAGATACGAAATACTTTGCATTATAAGTTTTAACTACTTCTTTTACACTTTCACTTTGTTCGTGTGTCGCACAATAAGCATTAAAAATTGTATATTTGCCTACTTTATCAATATAGTTATGGGGAATATTGGCGAGAGTAAGAAGTTCATCAACTTTGGCGGTTTGCGCACCATTAACGGTAAATTCAATTTTCCATAATTTATCTTTTCGTGCGAGTTCTTCACCATATTTAACAATAAATACACCAATCAAGTTAGTAATTGCTGTAATTGCAACCTTTGTCCATAAATCCAAATTGCAATTCATATAAATTAAAACCACAGTATAAAAACCAAAATAAAGTGCAGAAACAATCGCAGACATATATTTGTCACATTTAATTGTAACAATAGAACGAATAGTGGAGAGAATTACATTAACAATTTGCAATACAATAAATAAAATTAAGAGTTTCATAGTTTCATTTCCTTTCTTTCTTTTGTACTTACATTATATCATAGTCATATGAATTTGTCAAGTCTTTTTTGTGTTTTTGTTTACGATTTTTTGCTTTATACTTTTTTGTGTCCTGTATCTTTGGCGCGAAACCATTAAAAGTTGGTCCGCGGTTCTTTCGTTTTTCTTCGTCTTTTTTTACTTTGTGGGACATTTTTGTGTCCTCCTTTCTCTTGACATATACATTATACTATATATTCTGGAAAATGTCAATAAGAAAATTATAAATAATTTATGAACATTGCGCCCGGGCCACGCCTCGGCGCGGAGGGATTAACCCTCCGCTTCCCGTTTTGCTTTTGCTTCCGCTTTCTGTCGGCGCATTTCTTCGTCTTTCTTAATTTTTGCCGCTTTCTTTTTATCGGCTTCCTTTTTCTTTTCCGCTTTGGCTTCACATTTCATTTTGTAATCTTCTGCCATTGCATAACCGTCATAAATATCGCCATCTCTTGAACCTTTGGGGACTTTGAAAGTTACGACAAGATAACCCTCTTCATTATCTTCGCCAATAATGGGAATACAAAGTTCTTGCGAACCTGTGCGGAGAACATCATATTCCATTTTTCCAAAAAGTTCTCCAACTTTTTCCATAACACTCTCACGCACTTTGTCAAACTTACTTGCCATTCAAATTACCTCTCTTTCTTTTTACACCCATATTATATCATATAAAATCCAACTTGTCAAGACTTATTTTTAATTTTCTTTCTTTTTTTCTTACAAAAATATTATAACTCAATTTTTATAAAAAGTCAAATTAAAAATTTTTATTTTTCCTCTTGACAAACCGATTAGTTTGTGCCCGGGCGCCCACTTCACCGCAGTAAAGCAGTGAAGTGGGTTTGGGTTTGGACGATTACTCGTCCGCACCCTCGTTCGCAACGGCAAGGCTATAAGCCTTGACCTTGCCCTTCTTGGGGACTTTAACCTCACAGACAGTCAGAACCTCGTCCTTGACCATCTGCACACAGAGAGCAGAGGCTTTCTGCGTGGAGATTTCACACGCAACCGCAATATCACTTGCGAGAGCGTTGGCGTGAGCCGTCACATACTCCACAATGGAAGCCTTGATAGGCTCATTGGCGATTGCCGTCTTGGACGGCTTGGACGAGCGAGAAGCGTTGCGCTTGTCGAGCTTGGCAATGGCTTCGGTAGCGAACTCAACGAGTTCAGCGGAGAGAGTAGCATTGGAAGCGATAGCGGTAAAGAATTCACGATTAGTCATAATGACCTCTTTCTCCCACACTATGCAGTGGGCGCAAAGTTTTTTATTTACAGTGGAGAGTTACTTGCTCTCTCCTTTACTGTATCTATATTGTATCACAGAACTTGGGGTTTGTCAAGAGGTTTTTCAAACTTTTTTGAAATTTTTTTCTTGACCACCAGACTTGGGACTGCCCTCAATCTGTACTGATATTATAGCACATTGTGCAAGTCTTGTCAAGTGATTTCGCAAAAGTTTTAAAAAATTTTTTGGATTAACCTTCCACCATTCACCTATCCGTTTACCCTTGGCGCCTTGGTGTCTGTCGGTTTCAGATGGGGTGTATCCCCTCTTGACAATTATATATTACCATATAATAGCGAAAAAGTCAACCCCTTTTTCAAAAAATTTTTAATTTATTTTTACTTCATCACTTTAGTGCGCGAAAGCGCCGCGCCCGGGCAAAAGGCATCCGCGCCTTAGAGGGCGCGGAGGACTTCGATTATATTGTTTGCATCGTATGCGATACCATTCCAGTTGTTGCGATTAGGTTCTTCATCATCGAAGAGAATCCCGTTTCGTCCATTCTGCTTCGGCGTTCCGTAGGCGATAATGTCGATGTGGTCGAAGTTAACGCTTGCGAGGTGCTTTGCAAGCCATTCTCTTTTAGCTTCGGCAACCGCTTCTCCATAGGCTTCGCTTCCGTTCTTGCTCAACCAACTTACAATCCCAATCTCATAGCCTTCGCGCTGAAGCCTGTTCAGCACTCTTGCAAGGCTTTGCATTCTTATCAGCGGGCGCGCCACTCTATAAGGTGTAGCGTCTTCATTGATAAGCATTTCTAACCAGTTTTCCACGCCGTAGAGGTCGGCAATCGTTCCGTCCATATCGAAGTAAATCTTGCGTTCCATTTTCGTTACCTCTCTTTCCTTTGTGTCTATATTATAACTCGGTTTCTTGAAAATGTCAACCCTTTTTTGAAAAATAATTTTATGAATTTTTTGTGAACGGCGGCCCGGGCAAAACGCACCCGGGCAAACCCACTTTATTACTTTAGTGTGTTAAAGTGCGCGCATTTTAGGACCGGCGCGCGATATAGAAAAATCTCACCTTTTACTTGGTGAGATTTTCCAAACTTTTTTCATTTGCAAAAGTCGCTTTATTGAATTTAATCTGATATGCAATTCCATTTATTGTAATATCTCCGTCTTTGGTAAAAGGAACATTATCTTTTTTCCACTCTTGACCGACAAATTCCGTTACCATTTTTTCAAAAATTTCGCCACGATTATATTTTGAATTTTTTGCAACTTCTTCAAAATATTTTTCGGAACAAATGGCTTTCATTTGAAAGGTTTTCAAAAATTCTTTTTGCGCTTTTGTCGGTTTGAAACGGAGAGAAAAACCGCCATTTCTACTTGATGCGTCTAAACAACATACCAACGGAAGAACATCACTATTTGTAACTACCGCATAAATCGTTCCTCTATCGGCAAAACCGAAAATATAATTATGAGTGAACGAAAGTCTATTATATTGGTTAATCATTTTATTGAATACGGTTAAGTTTATCATAGTGGTTACTTCCTTTCCTTACCTTGTGAATACATTATATCATAGAATATTTGAAAAGTCAATAGAAATTTAGAAAAAATAAAAAATTTTTTATTTTTAAAATTCCTCTTGACATCTTGCGCGATATATGATACAATGTGTATAGTGGAAGAGATGCCTTTTATATGGCGCGCCCGGGCAACTCAATTGGCCCGGGCAACTTGACATATGAAAAGGACGCCTTACGCGTCCTCTTCTTCATCTTCATCATCGAACTGCGGGAACTCTTCATGCGACTTTATAATCGCCTCAAGAAGTCTGTCTTTTTCGTTTGTATCTTCCCATTTCTCACACAGTCTACAAAACTCGATAACAATCGGATTTTCAAATCCATAAATATGAATCATTCTGTCAATCAGTTTCTCTCTCATTACTATTACCTCTCTTTCAGTATCTACATTATACCACATTTCACTTGATTTGTCAATATCCTTTTTATCATTTGAATAAGTTTCTTTCGATTGCTTTATACTCTTTATCATCTTCATTGTATCGCTTGATATAGAGTTCATTATCATGTCCATTGTATCGCGTGCGCGCCATGTGTTCTTTAACTCCAATAGCTTCAATTAGATTGCGCGCCCATCCAATAGCTTCTTCTTCTTTGGTATAGATAATAAACAGCGTCTTCATTGATATAGCTTCCTTTCTTGTTACGATAGGTGATACTTGTTACTACTAATACAGTGCATTGGTGCCCGGGCGGACCGGATGGCTTAGGCTCTCGCTCTAAGCCATTCGACCATCTCTCTGCCCTCTGCTTTGAGTCTCATCTTAACCGCTCCGCCATTGGACTGGCTCTCTCTTGTGACCGTTCCGAAGAGGCTTGCAAACTCAAACCACTCGTCAGCGCTCATCAGGTACATCACGGTGAAGCTGGCATTTACATAACCGTAGCGGTTAGCACCATCCATTGCGATGTGAGCCTTGATGTCAGTGCCGTGGCAAACCGTAGCGCGTGCGCTCTTGATTTGGATGTCACCGCAATCACCGCCAGCGGTGAAGGGCTTGTTATCAGCCTTGCACACCTCACCCGTGAGCGTGTAGCGTGCGACTTGTTCGGCGTGCTGTCCGTTGTTCTTGTACTGTCTGGTGAGTTCTTTGAGTTCGATAGTAGTCATTTGAGTGACCGTCCTTTCCTTACCTTGTGACTATATTATACACCCGGGTTTCGGATTTGTCAAGGGGTTTTTGAAAAAAAATAAAAAAATTTTTTTAATTATTTTTTCTGTGATTTGTGGCGCGGTCGTGTTGTGGTGGGGCGGGTCGGTCTGGCTTAGGTGCAGGCCGTAGGCCGGGGTAGGTTTTGGGAACTTCAGCACTTTAGTGTGATAAAGTGGACGGCCCTGGAGCATTTTCCTTACGAAACAAAAATTATAAAATTCCCTATGAAATAAAATTTTATTTCTCCTATCCCGAAAACTTGAATTTTACCCCAAAATCGTGTATAATGTAATTAAAGAATAAAAGAAGCCAGTCCTATCTGGCACATTAAAGGAGAGGCCAGACCTGATCTGGCGTATTAAAAATGAGTCAAAATCGCTTAAATTTAAATTGGAAAATTTCGCTTCGTGATGAACGTGCTCAGTTCATCCAAGATTATATACGTGCAATTCCTTTTACCCCAACAGATGAAGAACTTGAAATGATGGGCAACTACATTCTTTGGGGAAAACTCAATCAATCCGATAAAGACGGTCCATCCCGATTAAAAGACGAAGGTCTTTATATACCTACTCGCGCAAATGATTGGGTAGATGATAATGTAGAAAGTTTAGATGCACTTATCGAAACACCTGGTTTTACGGAAACTCAAATCCTTGCGCCAGGTATGCCTCCCACCAAAAAAGTACGTCAAGTTTTTTCACGTGAAGAAGCTCGAAAATCTGCGCCGCCTGATATTCTTTCATCACTCGAATCGCTTTGGCGCCAAATTGATCAACTTGAACTCATCATCTCTTTCTATGATCTTCATCATCAACGTCGAACCGCGCCAATTCGTCAACCTCTACTCGATCGTTTCACGCAATTAGAACTTCAACAATTACAAGAACGCGCCCAATCTCTTAAACAGTACAACTACTTTAAACTTAAACATCAATTAATCGAATTGCGCCAACAGCAATATACATATCAAGATTCTTATAAACAAACAATCTTACCACAAAATGAACGCGCTCCGCACATTGAGGAAGAACCACTTCAATTTGGTACAGATATAACTGTTTTACCATTTGGTATTCATTATGCGCGCCCGATTTTTGATAAAATTTTTAATCAAACGCGTTTTCCAATTCCATCTGACTTTTCAGAAAATGAACTTAATGAACTTTCTTCAATTTTATGGAGTCGCGCGCCACAAAACCAACAAATCTTTGATTTTACAAATCCACAACATTTATATCAACTTTATAATTTATTTTCCGAGTTTATTATTGCAGAAGAAGATTCAAAAGATCAACTAAATCAAACACTTCATCAATTTTTACAGGTTGCGCGCACATATCAATCTTTAACAAAACTTGAACCATTCCAACAAGACATACTTAACCTAAAAATTCAAAAAAAATCTAACCAAGAAATCTCACAATTTATTGAAGAAAAATATCATCATAAATATCAATTCAATTATATTTCAACTCTTTATTGTAAAAAAATTTTACCTCAAATTGCAGAAACTGCCGCTTTTCATAAAGAAGTTTGTGAAAATTTATTTTTCCCGGAGAACTTCAAAAAGTGTATTGACTGTGGAGAAATTCTACTTTTAACTGAAAAGAATTGGGTGCGTAGACGGCGCGCCAATGATGGATTTGCGCCAAGATGTAAAAAATGTGAAAAAATTAGGCGCAAAGGAGGATAAATGAAAGAAACATTAACACAAAAATTTATTAAAGAGATTGCAAGGATTAAATCTCCTGAAGTTTTTTTAGGGGTTGCACGAGTTTTAAAGGTGCAATTAATGGAAGATAAAGAAACCCCATATGAGTTTACTAAAATTTTTAGTGATACAGTAGAGGCTTTTGATAAAGCAGGCCGTGCTCGAAAAAAAGAACTTCTTAAAATTTTAGTTCAAGCTAATCAGTATAAGGAGTGTGAGGTAAATGGCGGTACAAAAGAAAAAAATTAAAGATTTTGAAAACTATTATATTTATAGTGATGGCCGTGTTCAAAATTGTAATACCAATCATTTTTTAAAATATGCCTCTGATAAGAATGGTTATTTAAAAGTACGTTTATATAAAGATAAGCATCAACATACTTTATTAGTACACAGACTGGTTGCTTTGACATTTTTACCAAATCCAGATAATTATCCACAAGTTAATCACAAAGACGAAAATAAACATAATAATGATATATCTAATTTGGAATGGTGTACCATTAAGTATAATGCTAACTATGGTACAAGAAATGAGCGAATACAAAAGCAATTAAAGCAAAACGCCACTTTGCCAGACAATCGGAAAAAGGTTAATATGTATACATTAGACGGAACCTTTATACGTCAGTTTGATAGTCTAAAAGAAGCAAAAATATTTTTAAATAAGCCAATTACTGAAGCTCATATTTCACAATGCTGTAATGGAATTCGTAAGACCGCTTATGGATATAAATGGATAAAAGCTTCTGAATGTAATGGAGGTGATTATTATTCCTATTGTTCCAAAAATTCCACAGAAACAGTTTCTAACCAAAAAATGTAACCATTGCGGCGGCACTCTCTCTACTGATGAATTTGCTCAAACTCATTCTCCATTTTATTTAGATGGATATTTACCTATTTGTAATGGATGCATCAATCAAATTCTTCAAGATAATGATTATAGTTGGGATATTATTGATAGGCTGTGTCAGTATGCTGGAATTCCATTTATTGTAAAAGAATGGACTCGATTAGAAGAAATGAACGGGCAAGCAAAAACATGGAATGTTTATTCAAAAGTTTTTGCTCAAGATATTTATGAAGAGTTCGGTTGGAGTGATTATAATAAACAATATATTAAATTACGACAGGCTGGATTATTAGAAGAAGAAATTCCATTAGTTAATGAATTTCATTTGCGCGAACTCCGTAAAAAATGGGGTGGCAATTATGATGAAGAAGCACTTAATTATCTTGAAGATTTATATAAAGGATTATTATTAACTCAAAATGTCAATGGCGCACTTCAAATCGATCAAGCACAAAAGATTTGTAAGTTATCATTTGAGATTGATAGTAGAATTCGTTCTGGAGATAAAGATGTTGATAAATTTTTATCGTCATATGATAAATTAGTAAAGACAGCCGAGTTTACTCCAAAGAATACAAAAAATGCGGTTGACTTTGATAGTTTTGCTGAAGTTGGGCATTGGCTTGAGAAGAGAGGACGTCAAAATAAATTCTATGATGGCGCCACTCGCGATGTAATTGATGAAACAATTAAGAATGTAGAAAATTATAATCAACGACTTTATATTAATGAAGGCGGTATTGGTGATGAAATTACCCAAAGATTAAATGCGCTTAAAAATGCAAACGAAGCTGAACAAAGCATTTATGGATTAGAAGAAAATTATAATTTAGATGAATATGATAATGCAGGCTTCAATTTTGAAGTAACTGATGAATTTATCGCGGAGGAAGGCACCAATGGAGACGAATAAATTTGCTCACGCCGCGCCAGACGTCATCAAATTACGTGATCCAGACGATTCCACTTTTAATCAGCATGAACGTATTTATCGTGATGGTATTGAATTAGATAAAGGAACCGTAATTACAGAACAATGGCTTCAAAAAAATGAAGAACTTTTATACGATTGCTGGAACATTTATACTGTTTATCCAGATATTTATTTAGACTTAATTAAACCAGTCGAATCTAATTTTAATTTATTCCCATATCAAAGAATGTTTTTACGTGTATGCATGAGATATACTCATATTTATATTACTGCTGCACGTGCAACATCGAAAACCTTTTTGTCAATTCTTGCCAAATATCTTCAATGTGTATTTTTACCTGGACATGTAGGTTCTATTGTTGCGCCAAACAAATCTCAGGCTGCGAAAATTACTAAACAAAAAGTTCAAGAGATTTGGCGCATTTGGCCGTTGCTTAAAAATGAACTTGAATTATATAATGGTGAACCGCATGCAAATTTTGGTAAAGATTATACAGAATTATATTTTAAGAATGGCAGCAAATTAAGTGTAGTTGGTGCATTAGACTCTGATCGTGGTATTCGTACTCATGCTACTTTAATTGATGAAGCACGTGATCAAGATGGCGATGCAATTGCGGAAATTATTCTTCCACAGATGAACGTTTCACGCCGTACAGCAAATGGCCTAGTCAATAATAAAGAAGCAATTAATACTCAAGTAATCTATGCCACTTCTGCTGGAATGAAGTCTTCATTTGCTTATGAGGCTTTATTAGATTATTTTGAAGAGTCTATTCTTGACCCTTCTCGTGCCTTTACAATGGGGCTTGATTATCGTATTCCTATGATGCATGGTTTGATTGATGCGGCGCACGTCAAAAATTTAAAGATGTCGCCTTCTTATAATGAACAAACTTTTGCAAGTGAGTATATGGGTACATGGCTTGGCGGAAGTGAAGAATCTTGGTTTGATTTTGAAAAAATTTCAAAATATAGAAAAATTAAAAATCCAGAATGGTCTCAAAAATTTAGAGGGGACACAAATATTTTCTACTTAATATCAGTGGACGTCGGAAGACTTTCAGACCAAACTGTTGCATGTATTTGGCGAATCAATATTCGAGACAATAAATATTATTCTACCTTAGTAAATATTTTTGTTCTTGGGCGTCAAGCTGAAACCAAAACCTTTGTACAACAGTCAATTGATTTAAAGCGATTAATTGAACAATTTAATCCGCGCGAAGTAGTTATTGACTGTAATGGTTTAGGTATTGGTTTAGCAGATGAAATGATTCGTACTCAAACTGATGAAATTGGAAATACTTATCCCGCTTATGGATTTTTTAATAATGAAGATTATAAGAAAATCCAACCTAAAGATGCAGCATGCATCTTATATTCAATGAAAGCAAACGGGCCTTTAAATTCAAAGATCCATAGTAATGCATATACTCGTTTAAATAGTGGCATGATTAGATTTTTGATTACTGAACAAGAAGCACGTTCTGCTTTGCTTGCAACAAAAGTTGGCGCGAAAATGTCTTTTGAAAAACGTGTTAAGCGTTTAATGCCCCACGAACTTACAACCAAACTATTTGAAGAAATGGCAAATTTACGTTTAAAAAGAAGTGGAATGGATATTGTTCTTGAACAGATTAATTCTCGTTTCCCTAAAGATAAATATTCTGCATTTGCATATGGCCAATGGAGAATTAAGGAATTAGAAGAAGAAGCTTATCAAAAACAAAAACGGCGTTCCATTATTGGCGGTCGTAAATTAGTGTTCTTCTCAGGAGGAGTATAATTAAATGGTAGATAGAGCATTTGATATAACTACCTTCCAAAAAATGCAAGGTGAAATGATTGCGAAGAATGAGCAATCATGGAATAGTAATTATTATTCTAACTCAACCTCTCGTACTCGTGATTACTCTTTAGAAGAAATTAAACAAATTATTAATTCATCTTCTTTAGCCTCACAACAAAAGCTTTCTCGTAACTATTTTGACAAGAATGGTTTTTATAAACGTATTATTCTTTATTATGCAACAATTTTGACTTATTCGGGTTTACTAATCCCTAATCCAAGTTTTGGTAAACAACTCTCCAGTCCGCATATTTCAAAACGTTATTATGCTGCATTAGATTACGTAGATAAAATCAATCTTGCTGAAATGTTAACAAGAATGTCTGTTCGTGCATTAATTGATGGTAGTTATTATGGAATTATTCAAACTTTAACGAAGGATGATTTTATTTTATTTGATTTACCTTCTGGTTATTGTCGTTCTCGTTATGTTGATATTTATGGCAATGATATTATAGAGTTTGATGTAAGATATTTTAGAACAATTACTGATAAAGAAATGCGCAAAGAGGCTTTAAATACATACCCAAAAGTAGTAGCTAATTATTTTAATCAATATGATAAAGGAAAAGTTACTAATCCATGGGTAAAATTACCTACTGATATTGGCGTTTGTTTTCCTTTTTTTGATGATGGGCGCCCATTGTTTTTAAATGTTATTCCCGCAACTATTCAATACGATGATGCAGTAGAAACCGAACGAGAAAGAGAACTTGAAGAAATTAGAAAAATTATTGTTCAGAAAATTCCTCATCTTAATGATGGACAATTATTATTTGAGCCAGAAGAAGCAGTAGAAATCCATAAAGGCACCGTTGGCATGATGAAAGGAAACAAAAATCTCTCAATCCTTACAACCTATGCAGATGTTGATGCAATTGTTTCAAAAACTTCTGCTGAAAATGTTTCTACTTCATTAGAAAAGATGTTACAAAATGTCTATTCTGAAGCTGGCGCGAGTGCACAATTATTTGCACCTACTGGTACGCAAGCATTATCCACATCTATCACTAATGATATGTCGTTAATGATGATTTTGGGTAATAAATATTCTCGTTTTATAAGCCAAATTATTAATTTATTATTTAGTAATGCAAATATTACTTTTAAGTATTCTATTTTGCCAATTAGTTTATATAATAGAAGTGATTACATTACTGATACTTTAAAATTGGCGCAAAGCGGTTATAGTTTTTTATTACCTGCTTTAGCATCTGGATTAAGTCAACGAGAATTAGTAAATATTAAATCATTAGAAAATGATGTATTGAAATTAAATGAAGTTTTACTTCCATTATCATCTTCATATACACAATCTAATAATGAAGTTGGCGCGCCAGAAAAAAAAGATGAGGATAAAGCAGTTAAAACAATTCAAAATGAAGATGCAATAGACCATCAAGGTCAAGGAGGCTCTGAATGAATAAAAACCAAATAGAGTTTCCGATTAGTATTTATGGTACTGTAGAGAAATTTAATGACACATTATCTAAAGCCCGTTGTAGAATTTTTTATAAGGGTGGAAATAGAAATGGTACTTTTATTACTGATGAATTTGCTAAAGAACTAATTTCTACACTTCATTATGTTCCTGTTAAAGGTATTTATGATACTGATGATTATACAGATCATGGCAAAAAGCGTAGTGAAGGACGTATCTATGGTATTGTTCCAGAAACAAATAATTTTGCATGGGAGCAACATTTAGATGATGATGGCGTAGAACGTACCTATGCTTGTACAGATGTATATCTATTTACAGCACTATATCCTGAAGCTTCTGAAATTGTTGATAAAGGACAATCAATGGAACTTTATGAGCCATCTTTAAAATACCATACTGCAATTATGCAGGGACAAAAATATGTGGTGTTTGAACATGGTAGTTTTTTAGGTTTACAAGTATTAGGAGATGACGTTGAACCTTGTTTTGAAGGTGCTTCATTCTTTACTCTACAGAAATCAATTGAAGATACTATCCAAAAGATTAAAGAATATAGTAATATAGGAGGAAAATCGGAAATGCCAAAAATTAATTTTAAACTTTCCGACGATCAGAAGTATCGTTATATTTGGGAATTACTCAATCCTAATTATAATGAAGAAGGCGATTGGACTTGTGATTATTCCGTATGTGAAGTTTATGATGAATATGCTTTAGCCTTCAATTACGAAGCTGGTTGTTATGAACGTGTTTATTATACTAAAGATGATAGCAATGACAGTGTAGTTTTAGGTGAAAAAGTTAAGGTATTTGTAGTAGATGTAACTGAAAATGAAAAGTCTACTTTAGATACTCTGCGCGCCCTTAATGGGGATACTTATGAATTAGTAAATGAAAATTTAACTAATGCTGAAAAAAATGCAAATGATTGCGCAGAATTTAGCACCAAAATTGAAGAGTTAAATAATACAATTGCTACTTTAAATACGGAAGCAGAAAATGCTCAGGCGAAAATTGCTGAGGTCGAAACCCAATACAACGATGCCCAGGCACAGAATTCTGCACTCTCAGAAGAGAATGAATCTTTAAAGACTTATAAGAAGAATATTGAGGACCAGTCCAAAGAGACTGTGGTAGCTGAGTATACTGATAAACTAGCAGAAGATGTATTAAACGCATATAAGTCCAAGTTTGATGAATATACGGCAGAAGAACTTGATATGCATCTTGCTTATGAGTTAAAGAAGACAAATGCTTCTGTTTTCACTCAAGCGCCAAGTGGGCGTATTCCTAAAGACAACGCTGGACGTTCTGGTGTTGAAGAAATTTTAGCTCGTTATAAACGATAATGGAGGTTAAGTATAATGGCTATCAAAAGATTAACTATTGATGGTTATGGCCAAATTGAATTAAATAATGTGGCCTTCCGTCGTGACGGTCGTATCGAAGCTCAGTGCGCTCCTGATACAACTGATTTCTCTAGTGCCAAGGTAGAGAATGGTATGCTTTTAGCAGTTGATGGCGCAAACCGTAAGGTTAAGTTTGCTGTAGATGGTTCTCTTCCTATTGCACTTAATTACAGTGCTGAACACATGTATGATGAAAGAACTCCCGGTCTAAAGAATTTCTACTTAAATGGTAATGGTAAAGAAGATTTCCTTCCTCGTTTAGGTTATCTTTCTGTTGGTGATAAATTTACCACTAACTGTATTTGTTATGATTCTACTGTAGATACTGATTGGACTACTGAGAGTGCATTTGTTAGTGCATTAGCTAGCTATAAGACCACTGCACTTTATGGTGGTATTAGTTCTAAAGGTGCTATTTTAGTATCTGCTACTGCTCCTACTGTTGGACCAAAGCTCAAGGTTATTGAGAAGACTACTATGCCTGATGCAACTCTTGGCGTTAAGTTCCAAGTTCTTGTTGACTAATTAAAGGAGGGTTAATATAATGACTATTGCTGAATTAAAAGATATTGCCCTTCATGCAGCAAAGGGTACTATTCCTGCTAACTTTACTGCGCAGGGTGAAAATGCAAGTGACTATGATGTCAATGCTGCTTTTATTGATGGTTTAAATGAACTGGCTGGTTCTGTTAATCAGTTTATGAAGAACCGTTATGATATTTACGAAATTGTTGTCGAAACTATTGATAAGATTATGCCTAAGAATGTTATCGCTGCATTAAGTCCTTTTGCAGAGGTACAGGTTATTGAGCAAGGTAAGAAGGCTATCTTTAAGCAGAAAGTTGGTAAGATGCGTGCCAAGAAGTTCCTTACTCAGGTTGGCCTTTCTGGCGTGTATGAAACTTTCCGTCTTGATTCTAAGACTTTTGAACTGGCTGCACATGCAGTTGGTGGCGGCGCTACTATTGACTTCGAAAGAATGCTTGATGGTGCCGAATCTTTAGCCGAGGTTATGGAAGTTATCACTACTGGTTTAACCGATGCTGTATTTGTTGAAGTTTCTAAGGCTATGCGCGCTGCTTATGACGTTGCAGATGTTCCTGAGGCCAACCGTAAGACTGGTGATACTTTTGAGGCTGATAAGATGGTTGCTCTTATGAACGTTGTCCGTGCATATGGTAATCCCGTTATCTTTGCTCCTCCAGAATTTATCGCTAATATGGGTGCCGATGCTATTGTTCCTATTGGTACTTATGGTTCTGGTGCTACTGCAAGCGCTATTCCTGGTGTATATTCTCCCGATGATATTGAAGCCATCCATAAGACTGGTTACATCAATATTTTCCGTGGTGCTCCTATTGTTCAAATTCCTCAGTCCTTCGTTGATGAGAACAATGACAAAACATATGTTGATCCTCAGCTAGCATATGTACTTCCTGGTGGACAGGAAAAGGTTGTTAAAGTTGTATTAGAAGGTCAAACTCAGATTCGCGACTTCGAAAATAGAGATAACTCTATGGAAGTTTATGCATGGAAGAAGATGGGTTGTGCAATCCTTACTTATTACAACTGGGGTATCTATAAGAACACTGGTATCACTCAAACCTATCATAATCCTTACGAGAATATCTAAGTTCAAGCGGGGGAGGGTAACTCCCTCTCCCGCAATTTTATTATAATGGAGTAAAAGGAGTTATTATTATGAGTAAAATTAATGTTAAAAGTTTAGCAATTGGAGAGGTTAGTGTTTTTCAACCATCTATTCCCTTTAAGGCATCTTGGCCTTCCAAAGGTAGCACTCGTCAAATTGAGGAAGATGTTTTAGAACAGTTAATGTATACTCCTGGTTTTGAATATATGATTAACAATGGCATTTTATATATTGAAGATATGGACGCCAAGAAGAGACTTGGTATCGAGCCAGAAGATGCTACAGCACCGGTTAATGTTATTGTATTAACTGATGCTGATAAGCGTAAATATATGGTTAACTATGATTTTAATAAATTTAAAGAGCAAGTTAAAAAGTTAGGTTATGAACAAGTTCGTGATTTAGCTGAGTTTGCTATCCAAAATAAACTTGCTGATTTTGAAAAATGTGAATTTATTAAGGAGATTTGCGGAAAGGATATTATCCAAGCAATCCGTTTAAGTAGCAAGAATAAGGAGGAATAATATGACCTCTTTTGATGTCGTTTACACCGCATTTCTAAGTAAGATTTTAGACGATGAATGGGACACATGGACAGAAGCAGAAGTAGAAGAAGATTTATTTACTTTATTGCAGGCGGCCATTGTGCGTTTTAAATTTCCACGTGTCTCTTTAGAATATACAAGTGAAGGTTTTACCGATACCTTAACAAATGATGAAGTGCAAATTTTAGCTTCTTATATGAAATGTGAGTGGTTAAATAGAAATATTCTAACTTGGGAGAATGTTAAACCCCTATATGAAGAACGTGATTTTTCACAGGCAAATTTATTAGATAAGTTTAATAATATGCTCGCCGCGGAACAATCACAAGCTGCAAAATTAGAGGCGATTTACTATCGTTCTGTAAAAAAGCGGCCTTTTGAATATAGGCGTTTAGCGCAACAAGATGATTAAAGAAGTCCAAGAAGGATATCGCAATAAGTTAAAGAGTAAATTATTTGGTTTATTATGTGAGTTTGAAAAAAATGGTGAGTGGGAAGCATTTCTTGAATCTATTGAAATCGAACTCGCTGGGATACCAGAAAATGCGCGAACCATTAATTATTTAACTCTTTGCAATAAAATTAATGCACTTCGTTATCTAAAATATGAATATTTCAGAAAAACCATCTTTGATTGTATGAGTTTATTATCCAAAGGTGATGAAGATGGAATATTATGATATTTATAAGAAAAGGTTAAATCGGTATGGCCTTGATTATCAATCACGTATACAAAATAAACGTGAAAATGAGTTTCAACTTTATTTAGCAAAAAGTGTATATCAAGTTGAATTTACATATAATAGTGCGACTATTATAGGTAGTTTTGAAAAATATAAACAAGATGAAACGGAAACTTTACATTATTTATTAACTGATATAGATGTAAATATTCCAAATGGAACCATTCTTCAAATACCAAATAAAGATGGCATATTAAAACCTTGGATGGTTTATTATCTTGAACATATTAAAGCAAGTGGATATAATCGTTATATTATGTTACGTATGACTCATTATCTAACATGGATTGCACGCGATAAATCCACACAAACTTCTTGGGCATATATGTATGGACAAGAAGATAATATGTTAAAAGATGAATTAAAATCTCGCAGTAGAATGGATACTTTATATACTGAAAACTTAAAGGCTAGTTTTTTCGTAATGCCTAAAAATCAGTATATAAAAAAAGATGACTATTTTATTGTTGGTGAGCAGCCATTTCAAGAGTATTATCGAGTAACTGGATATGATATTCAATCAAGCGAAGGTATAGAATATGTTACGATTGATCCTATTTATGAATATGATTTAACGCCTGCGCCACAACAGAGTTCCACTGATGATCCAGAAGATTTCTTCTGGCTCAATGGAGGACAAATAAATGATTAATATTGCTGATAAATATGGTTTACGCGATATTATGAATGGCACTTTATATAGTATTGATAAAGAAGGATTGCCTGTAAAACCAGTATTGTTTTTAGATACATTAAAAGTATCTACAATTGAAACTCATTGTGAAACTACTTTGGCTGAAGGCGGTAAGGGATATGCGCCATTAATTAGTTGGGACTATCAAAGAGATATTACTATCAATTTAACTGATGCTTTATTCTCTGTTAAATCATTAAGCTGTTTAAGCGGCGCTTTTATTGAGACAGAAGGTAACGTTATTCGTAAAGCTATTCCTTTTAGAGGCACTACTATACCAGTAGTATTTAAAGGACCAAATAATAAATCGTACTTTGTACCAAGTACTCGCACTATTTATGATATATATGGCAACAAAGTATCGTCAACTGATTTAATTGATAAGAATGATTATTTATGTTGTTTTAATTTAACTCCTCGTACATATCAAGGTTTAGAAATTAAATCAAATATTTATAGTGGTTTATATTATTTTACTGGCGATGTTTGCGCGCGCGACTTAGAAACTAATAAAGATTTACCTTGTCAATTCATTATTCCTAAAATGAAAATTACTTCAAATTTTGATTTTTCGTTTGGTGGAACAGAGGCAACAATCTTTAATTTTACGGCACGGGCGCTTACTCAACGAGATGGTCGTATGATGTCATTGATACAATATACCATTAATGAACCTGGTGGAGAACCACTTCAAACAATTAATGGAGAAGATATATTTGATATTATTGACCGTAGATTACTAGGTCGATGGAAGGAGGGACAATTATCATGGTAAGAAATTTAGAAGAATTAGGTCCCAATCTTCAAAAAATTGTTACTCGTCTACAGACAAACCAAAATTTATTGAAGTTACTTTATTATACTGATAAGGATCCTTATTCAAAAGCTGATTTAACTACTGCGCAAATTAAAGATGAAGTATTTGAAAAACTAATTAAAGTCGTTCCTCGCGTTGGCCCGAAGGAAACTGCAAATAGTATTGTTTCTTTGCGAGTCGTGCGCGGCCCTATAGATTCAAAGAATAGTGAATTTCGTAATATTAATCTTGGAATTGAAGTTTTTGTACCATTAACACAATGGTTTATAAAAGATACGAATTTACGTCCATTCTGCATTATGGGTGAAATACAGAAGTCTTTAAATGGTAAGGTTATTAATGGTCTTGGGAAGATAGAAGGTGGAGACTTCTCTTTAAACTTTTTAACAGAAGAAATGTCATGCTATGAAATGACATTTAGGTTTACTGAATATGATTAACACTGGTTTTCTACTGGGATATCCAGTTGATTTTAAACATATTTGTATGGTTTATCCACCGAAAGTTAAGGACATTGTAACTAATCAAAATTATAGTATTTATTCTCGATTACTTACTTTTTCACAAGAAGAAATTGAAGACGAATATGTAAAAGCGCAGTTAGATTTAAAAGAACTTCTTTCACCATTTGAGTATATTTTAAATAATGCTTATAACAATCCTCAATTTAAACAATTATTAGAGCAAGCATTCTTTTTATTTACTCATGAGCAGATTATGATTTTGTTTGAGCAAAAACAAATTGTGATAGGAGACATTAAAGAAATTAAATCAGTTAATGAATTAAGAATACTTAAAGAAGAAGATTATTTTGAATTTCAAAATTTAATTCGTGAAGCAATTGGAGGAAAGATGATTCCTCCACCTAATCCGAATGAAGATCCGCGTGTAAAAGCAATTAAAGCCAAAGCACGTTATCGTGATTATTTAAAAGCAAAACAAGGCAAGGGTTTAAATTTAAAAACAACTTTGTCATCAATTTGTTGTATGGGATTTGGCTTAAATCCACTTAATATTGGAGAGTTAAGCTATGCCGCAATTCCGGCCTTAATCGCTACTTATCAAGAAAAAGAAAAGTACGAATTAGATGTGGATAGTCTATTGGCTGGCGCGGACGCTAAAAAGGTAAAACCAAAATATTGGATTAGAAATTTGGATGAATAAAATTAGGAGGCTATATTACAATGGCTAATATCTTAGAAAAGTATGGCATTAAAGAAGTTGCTGATGTCATGTTTTACGAAATTGACAGCAACGGCGCGGCTGGCAAGCCAGTTCTTTATCTTGATACCTTAAAGGTCTCCACTATCGAGCAGACTGCCGAGGAAGCCTCTGCAAATGGTGGTAAGGGCAATGCTCCTCTTATCATTTGGGACTATGGTAAAGAGATTACTGTTACTCTTGAAGACGCATTATTCTCTGCTAAGTCTATGGCGATTATGTTCGGTGATGGCGATATTAGTTCTTCTGTTAGTTCTTTAAAGAAGACTATTGCTTGGACTGCTGCTAGTGCTTCTCCTGCTGTTCCTACTTATTTTGAAGGACCCCAAGGTAAGAAATACGCTGTTCCTACTGGCGCGGTTACTTATGATGCAACTGGTGCTTCTGTAACTAGCTATACTGCTGGTCAGATTTATTATACTACTTTTGATATGGCAGTTACTGATGTTAGTGAGATTGAAATCTCTGCTAACTCTTTCCCTGGCACTTATTATGTAACTGGTGATACTTATGCTCGTTCTGAAAAGAATGGCGTTGATGAATTCTTCCAGTTCATTATTCCTAAGGCTAAGGTTCAGTCTGAAAATACTATTACTCTTGAAGCAGATGGCGATCCTTCTGTATTCAACCTTAATCTTCGCGTTCTTCGTCCTGCCGGTGGCGGCGCGATGATGAGACTGGTTAAGTATGATATGACCGAAATCAGCGGCTAATATAAGTTAACGGCTTATGGATGGTGGAGGCTTTGCTTCCACCATCTTTTTATTGGAGTTATGGAGGAATTTGAAATGGAAAATATGTTTTCATTCAAAGATTTAGAGAAGGTTAGAATAAAAGCTACTTATAATATGAAGATTGGAGATAGAGAAATCTTAGAGGGTGAAACAATTGCGTTATTTGATAAGATTCAAATTTCCAATTTTAAAGAGGTTAGTTCAAAAGTAAGTGCTAATGGTGGTTTTGATAATCGAGCACGAGTATTTTGGGATACAACTGAAAAAGTTCAATTAAACTTTACTCAAGGAGTATTTTCAAAAGAACAATTTAGTTTAATGATTAATGCTCGAATGATTGGGCCAACTAATTCTTCAACTGTTTTAATTACAGAACAGGAAGAATTGGAAAGTAATGAAGAAGGCAAATTTGAATTAAAGTTTGAGCCAGTTAAAGATTTGTTTATTTATAATAAAGAAACTGGTAGTAAAATTAGTGAATATACAATAAATGAAAAAGAAATTACATTAGAGGTTCCTTTTACTGATGTAATTGTAACATATGTATACGAATATAAAAATTCAAATGTGGAATATTTAATTGGTCAGAATGTTCTGGCGGGATTTGTGGAGTTAGAAGGAAGGACAAGAATTAAGGATGATACAACTGGGCAAGTTGTAACTGGAATTTTAAAAATTCCGCACTTAAGGTTAATGTCTGATTTATCTATAAGACTGGGCGCACAAGCAACACCTGTAGTTGGAAATTTTGTTGCAGAAGGCACTCCAGTTGGGTCAAGAGGAAACACCTATGTAAGTGAATTCTTTATTTTAGGTGATGATATTGAAAGTGACCTATAAGATGATCGGCATTAACATAAGTTAATGCCGATTTATTTATTAGGAGGATATATAATGGGAGCTAATGCAAAAACAATTCAGGTTACATTAAAAACTGTTGCTGATGTAAGTGATGTGACTAGTAATGTTAAACAGATTCAAAAAGTTATTAATCAATTAAAGCTACCAGAAAATTTAAAATCTAACTTTACCAAGGTCTTTTCAGAAATTGAAAAAAGTGCAGATAAAGCCTCACAAGCATTAGCATCTGGATTTAAAACTAAAGGTGACGTTAGTACCTTTACTAAAAATATGGATAGAATTAATACTCTTATGGTTCAATTACAGAGCAATATGAGTAAAATTTCTCCCGATATTCTTAAAAATTCATTAGATATTGATACAACTAAATTAGAAGCAGCGAAAAAAGCAATTACAGACATTCGACAACAATTAGCGCAAAAAATCGATGCTTCGGGTTTGCAAAAAGTAGAGCAAGCCGCGGCAAATTTGTCTAAAGTATCTAAGGCGAAATCCATACAAAATTTTGTTGATGCTTTTAAATCAGGTAACTTTGATGAAGCAGAGAAAGCTTTACAGAAACTTGAACAAGGATTATCTAAAGTTACTGATCCATCTAAATTAAATATATATAAAACTGCTGTTGATGCAATGCGAAATTCTTTAACGCAATTGGCATCAAATGGGGATATTCAAAATTTACAAACGCAATTAAATACTGCACAACAAGCTTTACAAGATTTAGGACAAACAGAGTTAAATGATCTCTTAGCATCTTTCCAGCAATTAGTTACAAATGCATTGCCAAAAACGATTCAAGAAACTAATAATTATGCACATGCTACTAATAATGCTAACGTAGCACAGCAACAATTAAATTCTGAACTAGAACAATTTAAATCACGAATTACTTACTTCTTTGGTATGAGTAATGCAGTTAATTTATTTCAGCGTGCGATTCGTTCTGCATATGAAACTGTTAAAGATTTAGATGCAGTTATGACGGAAACGGCAGTTGTTACTGATTTCTCAGTTGGAGATATGTGGTCGCAATTACCAGAATACACTCGGCGCGCGAATGAATTAGGTGTATCTATTCATAGTGCATACGAAGCTGCTACAATTTATTATCAGCAAGGTTTAAAGACTAACGAGGTCATGGCCATTTCAAATGAAACCTTAAAAATGGCTCGTATCGCTGGGTTAGACGCTGCCACTGCTACCGATCGTATGACCAACGCATTGCGTGGTTTTAATATGGAACTAAATGAAACCAACGCGCAGCGTATTAATGATGTATATTCAAAACTAGCTGCGATTACGGCCTCTGACACAGATGAAATTTCAACCGCCATGACTAAAGTAGCGTCTCTTGCTAATAATGCTAATATGGAGTTTGAAACAACTTCTGCATTCTTGGCGCAGATGATTGAAACCACCCGTGAATCTGCAGAAACTGCTGGTACTGCATTGAAAACAGTTGTTGCTCGTTTTTCTGAAGTTAAGGAATTATTTAGTGAAGGCAAATTATTAGGTACCGATAGTGAAGGTGAAGCAATTGATGTAAACAAAGTTTCCACTGCTTTAAGAACTGCTGGTATTAACTTAAATGAATATTTAACTGGTATGAAGGGCCTGGACGATATTTTTATTGAATTGGCTCAGAAATGGGATTCTCTTGATATCATTCAGCAAAGATATATTGCTACTATGGCGGCAGGTTCTCGTCAACAGTCTCGTTTCATTGCTATGATGTCTGACTATGATCGCACAATGGAATTAGTCGAAGCTGCGAATAATAGTTCAGGTGCTTCTAATGAACAGTATCAGAAAACGCTCGAATCTTTAGAAACCAAATTAACAAAACTGAAAAACGCCTGGGATGAATTTACAATGGGACTAGCAAATAATACTATTGTTAAGGGTGCTATTGATCTAATTACTTGGCTCATTGATAAATTAAATATGCTAACTTCGGCTTTTGGTGATACTGGTAGTGCTATCGCAAAATTACTGTTAGCCTTTGTTGGGTTAAAAGTTGGAAAAGCGTTATTTAGTAAATTTATAGATAATTTATTATCTCAGTTTTTAACTGCTGGGGAACAAAGTGGCACCTCATTTATGGATGGTTTTAAAGAGAAAATTAATAGTTCAAATTTAAAGTCATTCTTTAAGAAAGAGGTTTCTAATTTTTCTTCAGCAATGAGTAGCGCGTTAAAAAATAATACTGACTTATCATTAGCATCCTTCTTTAACACCAATTCATTTACTGCTCAAGAATTAACACCAATTATGGATGATATTGAACAACAGTTTAAGACCAAAGTTAATTTTGGCCAGTTAACTGGGCAAGAACTTGGTACTGCTAATCAGGCAATTAATGATTTTAGAACTGCCGTTACTACAGGAGTTGGCGATGCGGGGCAAGCTATTGATGGTATGAATCAATTATTAAGTACTACCAATCAGCAACTTGAAATTACTCTCCGCATGGCAGAGAATAGCGGCAGACAATTGTCGCAAAGTTTTATGAGTGCTGCCGCAGCTGCTGGTGCTGCCGCGATGGCTTTAGGATTGATTGCTAATGGATTAGAAAAATTAGGTGTTAGTAAAGAAGTAACTAATAGTATTAGAAAATTGTCTACTGCTTTTGGTGTTTTAGCTGGTATTTTAATGGTATTACCTGCTTTATGCAAAGCAGTTGGAATTGCGATTGAAACTATTCCTATTATTGGTTGGATTGCTGCAATTATTACGGCACTAATTACTCTTGGTTCTATTATCGCTGATTTTATTGAGACTGATAGTGAAAAAACCGAAAGACTAGCGGATGCTGCACGAGAGGCGGCAGAAGCTGCAGAGACAGCATCAGAGGCATTTAGCCATTTACAGGATAGTTTAGATGGTTTAGATGAACGAAGCAATGAAATTAAAGAACTTGCATATGGTACAAAGGAATGGAGAGAAGCAACCTCTGAATTAAATAAAGAAATTTTAGATTTAGTAGATCAGTATCCAGAATTAGCGGCTTTGGTGACTTCTAAAGGTGGTGTGCTACACATTGATTTAGAAAGTGATGATATACAAAAAGTATTGACAAAATATAAAAATGCAACGCGCGCAGCAGATAGCGCAGCATTAAATTTAAAAATTGCAGCAAATAATGCTGCAATGAACGAACAATATGGCAAATTAGGTAATGCATATAGACAAGGCGCGCAAGCAGGTCAATGGGTAGGCTATGGGAAAGACCGTACTTGGATGGGTAACCAAAAAGTCACTGAACAAATGGCTAAGGCATTGGCTGGTGACCAAGAAGCAATAGAAGCTTTTAATGCCAAGGGCATTGTCCAAATGGGAGACGATGTAGTTACTTTTGCTCAACGGATGGCAGAGGCAGAAGGCGTACAATTTAATGCTACTTCTGAAAATATAGAGGCATTAAAGAATTTTGGCCAAACATTAATCGCTACTTCCAATGAAATCTCTATTTATTATCAAGGGATGATTAATAATGCTTTAGTTGGTCTAGAGGGATATACTAAGCAACAAATCGAGACTTTAAGCAACTATTACTCTACTAATCAAATTGAAGCAAAAATTACAAAAATAGAAGATGATTTAGAAGGTAAAAAGTATAGTAGTTATACCGAAGAAGATAAAGCAGATTATGAAGAATATTTCAAATCTGTCTATGGAGACAATTTTAAAGAAATTGGTGCATATGGTAAGGTTGTATTGCGTGAAGGCGATGATATAGATGCAGATAGTGCACACCGCATGTATGCCGCCGCAAAGGCTACTGAAGAAACAACTGAAGATTTAAAAGTACTTGATCAAGCATTAGAAAAATTATCTAAGTCCAGTAATAACAAAGATAAAAATGAAGCATTATCTAAAGTGTTCGCAAAGTCTGAAGGGGCGGCGCTAACTCAAGGTGATTTAAAAGCTATTGGATTTGATGGTGAAGTTACAGATACATTAAAGAATGAACTGAGTCAAATGTATCAAGGCCTTAGCGATAATGAAAAAGCAGTATTGGGTACTGAAGATGATTTTATAAAAAAGTATACTGATAACTTAACTAATGCATATAATGCCTTTACTATTGCAACACAAAACTTAGATTCAGTTAGTTCAGACCTTAATCTATCTTCCTTAGATGGTTTAAGCGCAGGGGCGTTAAAGGGTTTCTCTGATAACTTATTAACCGTTATTTCTTCAAGTGGAGAGGATGCTGCACAGGCATTAATTAATACTTTTGCAGATGTCACTAGTAATCTTGACGCAGAGGATACAGAAAAATTTGCTTCTGCTTTAAATTCTATTGATTGGAAAGATGCAGATGCTATTGATGATTTTAATACACTATTAGATGAAATGGGTGTGCAGATTGATAAAAATTCTTCTGAATATACCGATTTTATTAGTGAATTAAAAACTGGCGCGAAAGCTATTCGTTCTGTTGATTTCGAAGCATTAAATGAACAAGTACAATCTCTTTCTTCAATTTTACGAAATATTAAAGCGGATCCTAACAACCGTACTTTCTCTGAAGATGATTACAATTCATTAATTGCTGCAGAAGCAGATTTGGCCAGCCAGTTTGTAAAAAATCTTGATGGCGAATACGTTTATATTGGTTCTACAATGGAAACATTGACAGGAGCAATTATTGATAATACTTCAGCATTATTGGGTGAAACTGAAAGTCAATTAGAGAATCGTATTGATGCGGCAGACTTAGTTGAAACTTTTGCAGAGCGTTTTGCTTTGAGTGACGGCTCAAAGGCTAATTTAGGAGAACGTGGTTCCTGGGAAAGCGACGCATTTGCTACTAATGCACGTGAGTATCTAAGTGCTTATATTGGTAAGGCAGTAAAGCAGGGAATTGATTTAAGTCAATTGGGCATTGCTGGTCTATCTAATACGACTACCATGAGTAGTCTAACCGATACAGATGTATCTCGTATCCTTGACGCATTATATCAAGTTTTACTTGACAAAGATACCAACCAAACTAACTTAGCCAATGTACAAAATCAAGGTAAAACTCTTACTGCACAATTAAATTCGCCAGCATATAATGCTGGACAAATCAATGGCGAAGATAAAGAATTGTATATCGATGCCTTAACCGCTCAAGCCACCGGTGCTAGTGTCGCAGAACAATGGATTCAAGGATTTAGACAACAAATAGAAGATCCTAATGCGACTGAAGAATTACGAACGGCCGTGGCTAATCAATTGGCTGGACTAACCGATATTTATAATGAAGCGACAGCCTGGGGAGTAGATCAAGAATTACTTGAAACCATGGGCAACCAATTTGTTGAAACTTATGGAATGGCTGCGGATATGGCATATAGATTAGCCTTATCTAATATTAATCTAAATCAAGGTGTGTCTGATCTTGTTGGTAGTTATGGTGACTGGAGTGATGTATTAAAAGCAGCCAAAACTGACGCAGCAGTAAAAGAAACCGCAGAATATGCTCAAATAATTTTAGATTTGAAGAAAAACATTAAACAAATGTTTAGTATTCAAGGAGATTTGAGCGATTCTTTGGTCGAAGCGGCTGATGCTGCTGGGTTATTGGAAGCAATTGCTACTGGTGATATGGAGGCTATCGACAAATTGCGAGCTATGGCCGCGGAGGACATTAGATTAAACTGGCATTTAGATAGTAACTTAAATGAGGAATTAACTAATTTAGAGAATCAATTAATTGATTTTGCTTCTCAATGGGATGGTTTTACTATTGACGCGAAATTTGATGATTCTCAGGCCATTGAAGCTATGAATAATCTATTAAAATCTGGCGCGGTCACCGTAGAGCAGATGCAAGATTATTTTAATAGCCTTGGATATACACCAGAAGTTGAATATGATTACTCAGAACAACAAGTACGCCATGTTGGATCTATACCCCATTTAGTGCAAAATGGTGAAGATTTTTCTGTTGAGTTTATTCCTTATGATTCTACTGTAACAGAAATGGTTGCAGTACCTTCAATTACAAGCCTGCAATACAATGGTCCTTCTGCTCCAAAAATTAATACCTCAACTAAGACCAGGGCTACTGGTAACCAGCCAAAAACTTCTGGCGGAGGAGGTTCGTCTGAAAAACCCTCTTATTGGGAAAATCCTTATGATGAACTCTATAACCTCCAAGAACGAATTAACGAGTCTCTTCGTACTCGTGAGGCGCTTGAACGTCGTTATCAAAAACTCTTAAAGAAAACTGCAACTTCTTTATCCGAAATCCGCAAAGCTTACTATGATCAAATTAAACAGCTGCGCGCTGAAGCCAACCTCCAGCAGGCAATGGCACAAGGCCGCGCACGTCAACTTAGCAATATTGCTAATGAGACATATACCGACTCTGAAGGTGTCCAACGTTCCTTTGCTTCAATGGGAGTTACTAAATATGCATCTTATGATTCATCAACTGGTGTAATCACTATTGATTGGGCAGGCCTCGATGCAATTTCTCATGATGCAAGTCGAGAAGAAGAAGGTAATGCTGCGGAAGCCTATATTAGTCGCTTAGAAGAATTAGTTGAAGGCTACGAAGAAATTCGCGATGAGTTATGGGAAATTGAAGACAAAATTGAGGAATTGAGGGATGAAGCAGTTCAAACCTATCTTGATTTTGAAGATCGTGTAATGGAAGCGGTTGTTAATGAATATCAAGAGCAAATTGATGCTTTTGAAGCCATGAGCGATGAAATCAGTGATGCTACCGATAAAGTACTTGACTCCATTAAAGAAGAAATTGACCTCGCACGGCAAATTCGAGATAATACGAAAACCGAAGAAGAAATTTCTGATATGGAAAATCGTCTTGCTTATCTTCGTAGAGATACTTCTGGTGCAAATGATCTCGAAATTATGCAATTAGAGAAAGACTTGGAAGATGCTCGTCAGAATTATACTGATACATTGATTGACCAGGCGCTTGATCAAATGCAACGAGACGCAGATCTCGCAGCAGAACAGCGTGCTAAACAGCAAGAAACCCTTCAAAATCAACTTGATATTATGAAAGAGAATGGAAGTTTATGGGATAGGGTTTATACGTTAATTCGTAACGCAGAAGGACCAGACGGTAGTTTTTCTCAAAATTCCGAACTTGTTAAGTTACTAAAGTCCAATGAAGGATTTGATAATTTCAGTAATATTGGAAAGGCCAAATGGTGGGAAGAAGCAACTGCTGCATATAAAGCTGCAATGGTTGGTAAGGACGAGGCAGAAGATAAATATGGTGTCGATGCCGACAATGATGGAATTATTGCTAATACTGGTACTCAAAAAGCAATTGATGATGTCGGTAAACAATCAACTACAGTAACTCCTGCGCCAGCCACTACAACAACCACGACTAAACCAGCACGTACTGACAAGGAAAAGTATGGTGTTGCTCTTGCAATTATTAATGGTGGCTATGGTTGGGGTTCTGGTACAACTCGTAAGAATAATCTTGAAGCTAAAGGCTTTAACTATAGTGAAGTTCAAGGTATTGTTAATAAGTTAATTGCCGAAGGTAAAGTAAATTCTGGCGCGTGGGTTGGTGCTTACTACGGTATTAGAGATTTAAGTCCTTATGCTATGAGTAAGTTTAAATCTGGTGGTTTAGCCGACTTCACTGGACCTGCTTGGCTAGATGGTACTAAATCTCACCCAGAGTTAGTACTTGATGCAACAGATTCACAGAACTTTATCACATTGAAAAATATCCTTGCTCAATTGCTTAATGGACAGGGCGCCGGAGCCATTGGCTCTGGTGGTGGAGATAATTACTTTGATATTGATATTTCTGCGGAACTTGGTTCTGATTATGATGTAGATCAACTTGCTGATCGCATTAAAAAGCAGATTTACGATAATGGTACTTATCGTAATGTCAATACGATGAACTATCTAAGATAAAATTCGAGGACTACGGAAACGTAGTCCTCAATTTTCTATACACAAATCAAATAAAATCTACTTATTAAAGAGAGATAAAGGAGAAAATTAAATCGAGTTAAAGGAGGATTTAAAAATGAAACAAGATTTTTTTGGCTTCCAGTACTGTGGAGTCCATACCTCTGATCTAAACATAGTTCGTGTTAGTGACGGCTCTCGATATAGTGAGAATTTATCTCCTGTATTCCAAGATAAGACCGCACAAATGCCAGGGAGTGATGGAACACTGTACTGGGAGTCTTTTGATGTTAATAAGCCATGGCCAATTCAAGTGGCGTTTGACGAGTTAAGTGAGGCACAATATAGACGTTTGCGCCAAGTCTTTAATGGAAAGGCTATTGGAGAATTAATTTTTGATGAACTGCCATTTAAGGCATATACTGCAAAAGTACAGTCTCCTCCTCAATTTAAAACTATTTGTTTTGATACACCAGATGGTACGCGTGTCTATAAAGGCGAAGGAACTATTAATTTTATTGCTTATTATCCATATGCAAAAAGCGTATATAAATTTTTAAATGAATTTAGTGATGAAGAATATGATAATAAAGTGCAATGGGCGGCCGCGTCTGGTATGAAACCAACTCGTGCGTCATATGATGGAACTGGTACTACTATTAATCTTTATAATGCAGGGGATCTTGAAACGGATTGGCAAGCATTCTATCCAATTAATTCATCTGGTTCTGCACTGACATCTATTTCACTTAATAGTGGTGTAGATGGTCAAATGGTATTTTCTTCCATTTCGCGCAAGAAAACCAATGATGCGTATATCCGAATTAATTCTCGAACTAATTTAATTGAAGGATGTGATTCTTCTAAAAATCCAACTGGAAGTTTATATAATGAATTTTTAGTTGCTGGTGATTTCTTTAAAATTCCATTAGGAGAGTCTACATTTGTCTCAAATACGGGATGTAGTGAGATTAAATATGATTATTTATATTACTAAGGAGGCATTTAATGAAAGATAAATATGAAATTTCATTATGGGAAGATTATCTTGTTCCTGCCTCTGCAACAGTGCCGGCGCACTATGAAGAAAGAAAACTTGGTGTAATTGGTTCTGATTCTATTACTGCGCCATGCCGTGCATTTGAGCCTCGACTAGTTGAAAATACGAATGGCACTCATACACTTACTTTTAAGATGTATTATACATTCAAAGAAAATAACATTGAAGAAATGATACATCAGTTTACAACTGTGTCAGACCAAGATTTAAAAGACTCAAATTCTTATTATCTCGTTTGGAAAGAACTTGGTTTTAATGGAGAATCTTATCAAAATCCATTTCTTTCTTTATTGGTAAATGAAAGAAAAGTAAAGGCATTTTGGAAGGGTGAATGGTATGATTTAGTAATTAAGAATTGTCAAGAAGACTCAAATGGCAAATCTATTACTTATACTTGTACTGATTTATATATTAATGAACTATCCAAGACTGGTTTTGATATTGTATTAAATGCAGAATTAAACAATAATAGCGGTACTGCAGTTGAGCTGGCACAAACAGTACTTGAAGGAACAGATTGGAATTTAGATGCAGATGGTTCTGATACTGTGCGCCAAGAAAAAGAAGAACCAGTATATGAAGTATATACTACTCGTTCTTGGTCAGTCACAGATGAGACTTCCAGTTCTTCTGCTACCATTCCTAATAATTCAAAAATTCTTGTGTTTTATAATGAAATTCAAGATTTTCTTGATAGTGGAACTGTGCAGAAAAATATGTATACTCAGTTTGCTTATGCCTCTACCTATGAGCGCGATACAAATACGCAAAGAGTAATCAACGCTCATTGTTATTCTACTACAGTAACTTGGTTAAAGACTCAGCATGAAGGTGCGAATTGTATTCAATTTGGAACTGGTAGTACGATTTATGGATATGTATACTATAGTGGCGGCGTCTCTAATAATTATAGGGCTTCGCGCCTTGTAAAGAGTCAATTAAATAAATTTGACTCATTAACTGGTAAATATTGTAACGTCTGGAAAGCAACTCGTAATGGTACGGGTGATTACGCTGGTGCTATTTCAATTAATGACTTGATTTATGAATATAAAACTACAGAATGGAATGACGCCTTAGTTGTAAATAACTTAGTTATTAACTCTAAAGATTTTATTACGACTGAAGGCTGGTTAGGCGATTCAAATCTTGCTTTTCAATTGTATCCTCCATATACATCATCTACTGATATTTCTACATATAGCGCGAAGTCATACTTAAAATTAACTAGTGGTGTTGATTTTTATAACGCTGGTATTCGTCAATCATCCAGTTATCTACCAAATGGATTTTCTATTGGTGAAACCTTTATTTTTAGGTATAAGGCGCGCGCTAATAGTGGAAGTGGGCCTGCAGCAACTTATATTTCTTCTGGTATTACACCTACTATTTGTACTTATCAAGACAGTGGCGAACAGAAAATTATTGATACAAGTGGACCGGTTTATTTTAATGTAACAACTTTATCTGGTCAAGATGGATGGAATGAATTTCGTTTAACTTGTAAAAAATCTGCTACGCGTAATGATTTCTATGATAAAAAAATTGGTTTGTTTTTGAAAGTAACTACAACCTGTTGGCTTGAAGAAGCACAACTCTTCCAAGAGATTTATGGCGTAGGTACTCAACGTATTAATCCTGGTGATATTGATGTTCAATCAGTATCTACTATTAAGTATGTTTATTATAACCACACTAAAAGTGATGGGTTATTAAGCGCGGCAGACGTTATGCCATTATGGTCCAGTAAAGATGATTGGAATTATGATGGAATGATTGCGCTCTATAATGAGAATTTTGAGAAGATTAGACCGATTGATGCGAAGCAATCAAATAGATTTAATTTGTTACAAACAATTGCAGAGACATTTGAATGTTGGGTTCAGTTTCAAATTAATCACGATTCTACTGGTCGTACTATTTATAATGTTGATGGTACGCCGCAGAAATATGTAAGATTTAAACAAGAAATTGGACAACAAACCGGTATTGGATTTGTATATGGAATTGATTTAAAGGCAATCTCTCGTACAATTCAATCCGATCAAATTGTAACTAAAACAATTGTTAGTGCAAATAATAATCAATTTGCTACAAATGGTTTTTGTACTATTTCTCGTAGCGAACAAAACTATCCGCGCGCGACCTTCTTATTAAACTTTGATTATTATATTAATCAAGGATTAATTAATGGTGGAATTTTAAATAATGATTTATATGATTCTACTGGTGAAATTGGTTATTTTTATTGGCTGAATAAATATAATACTGAATATGATAGTTTAACTGATGAGATTGCGGCAAAGCAAACAGAATTAACTAAACAGTTAAGTTATCAAACCGTATATGAAGGTATAATCACTTCATTACAAGAAAGTATTCAGAATATTCGCGCAGAATTAATTAATATGGCTGGTGTAACTACTTGGTCTGCGGCGACTTCGTACATTAAAACAAATGCCACTGCAGTTGCGGTATCAAGTCGAATGAATGCTATTCAAACTCAAGAAGCTTCATTAATTTCTTATTCAGAAATGAAGACAAAACTTGATAATTCAGTAGTAACACTCCAAAATTTAATTACAACGCATACAGAGCGCCAAGAAGAACTGCTTACATTAATTAAAGCTCTTGATTTTAAGTTCTATAAGAAATATTCTCGTTTTATTCAAGAAGGCTCTTGGGTAAATGAAAATTATATTGATGATAATCTATATTATTTAGATGCACAATCTGTCGCGTATACGTCTTCGCGCCCACAAATTAGTTATAATATTTCTGTATTAAGAATTAGTGGGATTGAAGGCTTTGAGAATAAGGTATTCCATTTGGGCGACATTGCATTTATTCAAGATACTGAATTTTTTGGATATACTTATATTAATGGTGTTAAAACTCCATACAAGGAAAAAGTTTTAGTATCTGAGATTACATCCTATTTTGATGAGCCAGAGAAAGATACATTTAAAATTCAAAACTATAAAACTCAATTTGAAGATTTATTCCAACGTATTACAAGCACAACGCAAGCGCTTCAATATGCATCTGGCGAATATGCACGCGCGGCCGCGACCGTTGAGACAAATGGAACGATTAATCCCGAAACATTACAGAACTCCATTGCGTTGAATGAACAATTAGTATATAGTGCGCAAAATGAAGCAATTGTTACTGATTCAACTGGTTTAACGGTTACCGATACAACCAATCCGAACAAAAAGACTAAGTTGACTTCTGGTGGTATTTTTATTACTACCGATGGCGGCGCTACATGGAAGAATGCCGTACGTGGTGAAGGTATCGCAACTCAATATTTAACTACTGGCTCCATCAACACAAGTTTCATTAATATTATGGATGGAAGTTTTAAAGCCTTTCGATGGGATGAAAGTGGTATTAATGCTTATTATCAATTACCAAATGATGGTGGTATTAACTTATCAAAATTCGTGAGGTTCGACCACTATGGCGTTTATGGCGTTGATATTGGTAGTGGTGAAGGTAATTATACACCCGAGAGCGAAGACGATATTTGGGACGATGCCAAGTTTGGTATGACTTGGAAAGGTTTCTTTGTCAAGAATAAATATGGAACTCATTATGTCGAAGTATCAAGCGAAAATGATATTCAAGTTGTAAAGGGTAGTATTCCAGTTATTAAAATTGGTCAGTTAGATGCAGAAGAAGATATTTATGGTATTCGTATTTCTAATGCATCCGGCGCGCCAGTCATGGAAACTAACGATCTTGGAGATTTATGGCTACGAAATCGTCTTAATATTTCTTCTACTGATGAAGATTTTAGCATTGGCGTTGGATACTTAGATGGTACTAAACAAGTGCTTGGCGCGGAAATCCATGAAGTCTTTAATGCAAATGATAAGTTTATGGTTTACGAAGATGGATCAATGAAAGCAACCGATGGCGAGTTTACTGGCACAATTTATGCAACTGGTGGTAAAATTGGCAATATGACCATTGATGAAATTGAACAATCCGTATATAAAGTAATTATCGAAAGTAGTAATGGAACTATTTTTAAAAATGGACAAGGCAGTAAAACCTTAACTGCAAAACTTTATGAAGGAGATAGTGAAGTTACTACAGGTACATTTACCTATATGTGGTTTAAAAATAATATTCAACAACAACAAACTACCAAACAAATTACTGTAACTGCGGATTCTACTGATGCAGTTTATACATATACGTGCAGGATTACATATACTCCTGCGCAGAGTTAAAGGAGGATTAGAATGGCTACAGGAACATATGGCGGTTCTATTACACTGGCTTCTGTATCTGATGGTTCGAGTGGCCAGACTCTATATACTTGGATTCGGTATGCTGATGATGGGCAAGGGACTCATATGAGTCCCACGCCACTTTCAACTACGAAGTATATAGGTATTGCTAATAATAAACAATCACAAACACCATCTGAAGATTATAGAGATTATGTTTGGTCAGAATATGTGGGTAAGGATGGCGAAGACGGCGCAGATGGACGTGGAATTAGTTCCGTTGAAATTCGTTATGCAATTGGTGATTCTGGTACTGTCGCGCCAAGTACTGGTTGGCAAGAAGCAGTACCTGCAGTGCCACAAGGTAAATTTCTTTGGACGCGTACTGTAACAACTTATACTTCCGGAAATCCTACTACTACTTATAGCGTGAGTTTTTTTGGTACTGATGGTGATGAGACTGTTTATGATATTCAGTCTGGACATGAGAAGATTTATAAATTCTTTTCATCTATTTCGTCGAGTGTGGTATATTCACCAGAAGCAATTGCTTTTCAAGCATATAAGATTGAAGAGGGTCAAAGCATTCTGATGAATCCAAATTCTGAGTATGATACTGATATTGCAATGGCGGGATACACAACTGACTTTGGACATATTTGGAGTTTTTTAAATAGATTAACTGGACAGAAGCAAGATGAGTCTGACGAACCAGTAAACTTATTGACGGTTGCGCGAACGATTGGTGTAGATACTGTTCAATTTAATTTTGGAGAATTAAATTATTATTCTGTTACGGAAGAATTGGGTAATACTCAAGCAGATGTTAATCTATTTAATAAGTTTATTAAGTTATTGAATGAAGAAAATATCTACTTTATTTATAAAATATTTACATACCATTCTCATGCGTTAGAGCCAGCAAGTGGAGATTTACTTGCGATGAAAGCCATCCCTCTTGAATTTGGTACAAGTGAGGATATGGCGCGCTTTGCATTAACTGCTAATGCGATTCAAATGGCGGTTAATAACTCTAAACTAGTATTCGATGCAACATATGGATTAACCATTCAAAATGGCGGTTTGCGCATTATTGGTATGGATGGTACTACCACTTTAATGGAGTATGATCCTACTGGAAACGCATTGAGGATTGTTGGTAATGGTGAATTTACAGGTACAGTTCATGCAACAGAAGGCTTATTTACTGGCGATGTAAGTGCGAACACATTAAAAGCGCGTGGCGGCGATATTGGTGGGTTCATCATTCAAGATAATGGACTTTATTCTAAGAGTGGCGCCGATGAAACAGAAACTGGATATGACACGGATGGTTCATTTATTAAATTATTGGGTGAAAATGGGCGTATTGATGCTGAAAATATTAATTTGGGCGTTGGCGCACACATTAATAAATATATTAAATTAGGAAGCGCATTTCTTTGGAATCCAGATGATGAGGATGCTAATGATACACTTTTAGAGGCTGGCGCAGTAAAATTAAGCCAGACCGGTGAATTAAGACTTGGACAGATTACATTGAATGGTCCTGGTTCAGAGATTTATGGTAATTCATTTTCAATTAAGCCAGATCAAGCAAACTTTAGTAACATTAATGCGTCTGGTAAAATTTCTACGGTAGTATTTGAACAAAATCACTTACAATCTGTTGGTGGTTCGATGATGTTTAAACCATCTTATAAGATTGTTGAGCAATCAAATAATACGCTAATCCTTGATGAAGAGTTTTTGGGAAATGAAGGTAATTATGTTTATTTGGTTAAAGCAGATGGTAGTACAATTCCTGGATTAACGCAAATTGGTTTAAAGAGAGGAAATACGGTTACCGTTTCCACACAGTTACCTGCGGAGACACTAGTCAGTTTAATTGATTTAGGTGCTTATGGAGATTTAATTATTGGTATTAACTCCAATGATGGCGAGGCAAACTATTTAAAACCACGCGGCATGACCATTTCCGAATTTTATATTAGTGGTGATGGATTGCTCGCTAAAGGCGATGTTGCTGGTACATATGTTGATGTTATAGTACGTGGAGAGGATGGAAGTGAATCATTATTTGCCTCGGATGGACGTATTGATACTTCTCAGAATCCGAAGGTCTTCTTAGGAGACTTGGATAAGTCTGGTATTAACTTTATGAGTGATGAAATCACGCATAAGGGATTTGGTCTTTACTCTGAAAACGTCTATTTAACCGGTTCTCTTACAACAAAAGTAGTTAGTAGTTCTGGTCCAACATTTGCTGGTGTCAATACATTAAATAGCGCAAGTGCAACTAAATTCATTAGTGAGTCCGGTACGGTAGATGATACATCCAAAATTGTATTCTGGGCGGGTTCTGCAAGTACAGCGAACGCAGATATTCAGCAATCTCCTTTTCAAATTACAGAACGTGGTTCCTTATATGCGGCGCAAGGTCTTTTTGAAGGCGCGATTATTACAAAGTCCCGTATTCAAGGCGCAGATATCTATGCAGCGCGTATTCATGGTACTGGGCGCGAAGATCATAATGATTATGGATTAGCATTTTATGATGCAGATGATGGATTAGTTTTCTATAATGGAGATACCGAAGATGAAACACCACCAGTTGAAGTTTTTTCAATTGGTACTTATGGATTAAAACGTGGTTCAAAATATTTTATTCGAGTTGATAATAATCAGGTTATTTTTGAAGGCGATGCAATTCACATTCCTGAGTGCTATACTGATACTACGCAATCATATTATTTGCATTTAGATAAAAATCAGATTTTTGGTTCACATACTGGCGATAATGATTTGGAAGAGATTCAAGCGAATATTAAATTTAGTGAACAAAAATTGAGTATGGGACTTGGACAGAATAGTGAAGATATTGTAGTAGATGTAGATGAGATTGGATTAAGAAGTGAAGTTGTAAGGATGAATAAGACGGTATTATTTGGAGAACAATTAAAATATGAACAAGTTAGTAATGGATATAACTTATATGTATTTTAAGGAGGGAAGATAAATGGCTACATATGAAGCATATTTTGAATATAACAGCACCCCTGGCCTAGAACGGCAAAAGTTAAAATTAGCTTATAGTTTAAGTAGTATATCGGTTAGTGGTACTACAGCTTCTGCTACTTTAACATATACACTATCTGTTGCACGTGATAGTTATGGGCCAACTTATGGTCTTGCACAATCTGGTTGGATAAAACTAAATGGTACCGAAATTAAATCAATATCTGGCACTTGCCCCAAAATTGGAACAAGTTATGTAACAATTGCCAGTGGAACACAAAAAATAACATATAATGCTAGTACAACTTATACTGGCAATTTAACAGCATCTTATTCTATTGGCAGCAATAATAAACTAAAAGGCTTAAAATTGCCGCCTACAACGAGTGGTACCTCATTTAAAAGTGTAAGTCACACCGGCAGTTTGACTTTTACATTAGCTAAACAAACTTCAGCCTGCTCTGCTCCAACATCAGTAAATGCGTCTGGATATATATCTCCTTCTGGCTCATTTACTGTTTCTTGGTCGGGGGCTAATGGTGGTATAAATAATAGTATTTCAAGTTACCAAATTTATTGGCGCGTGACATCTAATGGCGCGGCGCCTACAACATCAACATATACAGGAACCAAAAACGTAACCTCTACCTCATCTTCTGGTTCAACAACTATTACACTTTCATCTGCAACTCGAGGATATAAAGTGGTTTGTGGAGTTGTTACACGAGGATCGGCAGGTTCAAGTTATTACTCTGGGATTAAAACTGGTGGATCAGTTACGATAAACCATCTTCCAAATGTGCCTACTGTCTCTGCTAGTACTACACGAATTCCTTCTACTGGCACAACAGTTAAATTTACAGTTAGCGCCGGTTCAGATAGTGATGGACAATCATGCACCTTATATTATGCAACATCGAGTTCTGGAACTAAAACCAAATTTGTTTCTCCATTATCTAAAACTGTCACTTCTGCTTCTACTTATTATTTTTATACATATGATGGTATTGAATATAGTTCGGCCACAAGTGTTTCACTTTCTTTAAATACAAAACCTTCTATTACTTCTGTTACCGCCCATTCTCTCTTTTCTTATAACGCCCATGGAGGCGATGGCAAATCTGGGTATCAATATGGATATGCATATGCAGTTACTCCAAAAATTTCTGTTAATAAGACCGGCACATTAATGGTCACAGCAGAATTAGAATATTGGAACGATACTTCTTCTCAATTTGCCAAAGATTATGATTATAGTTTTCCAAATTATTCCATGACCTCAACTTCTAATGTTGTATTAAATAACTATGACCTTCATACTGCTGCAGTTGCCAAAGTGGCTGAGTCAACTCGTCAATCCTATGACGTGCGCTGGAGATTAAAATTTGTTTTAAGTGATGACTCAGAACAAAGTGATGCAGTTTATTGGCCTTCGAGTGGATACTATTATACGATTGCAAAACCGCCTACTTTAACTGCTTCTTATAACCAATTTGCAGATTCTAATATTACTGGTACTAATACTGGCCAAGTCTGGCGCCAAGTTCGCATGAAATTCTATAATGATACTTCTGTTACGACTGTTTCAGTCGCGGCAACTGCTGGCGGAATTGCCGTTTCTCCAACTTCAACTACATCAGTTAATGGTAATTACCGATATGTAGATGTAACTCTTCCAGATAATATTGCTGGTAGTTCTGCGATTGTAATTACTGCTTCGCTTACAAATACATCTGCTTCTATCACAAAAAAAGTAACTTGTAATGTAACTGAATCTCCTGCGCCGACTATGGGGAGTATTACTCATGGAGCATCGACTATTTATCCATTTACTGAAACTGGTACTTATCAAGTTTCAACTGTGTGGCCATTTGGTAGTTATTCTACCGTAGATAGTACGACTCTTCGTGCATATAACTGTAGCACAACTACATCAGATGTAATTAAATTTGTTCATGCAAGTAATACATCTGGTGCGAATCAAGTTGTAAAAACACTTACTTGGGCGAAGTCTGGTGATAATTTCGCGGCGACGATGGATCGAGCAACGGCTTATGGATGGAATCATGAATTGGGATATACTACTTATGTAGGAAGTCAGACTTATTACTGTCAGTTACAGATTACCAATTTATTTGGTAAGACATTTACTTCAGGTTGGTTGAGTAGAACATTTAATTTTAATGAATTAGCGCAAACACCAACTATTTCAACCGTCCAGTGGGCGCAAACAAATACTGCATCTACCTCATGGACCACATTCCGAACTGGTGCAAGTGGTGACGCAATTCAAGAGTCGCTTTATTTGCGATTTGGACTTAATTTTGGATTGTTCACAGAAGATAAAATTACTGTAAATTTAAGGCTTACGAACGATGCTGGTACAAATACTGTATTAACCCAAGAGTTCCAAGCAAGCGAATTATCGCGCGCGACTGGTAGAACAGCGGCATCGAACACGGTTTACCTTGTGTATGGACCGGTTAGCAATATTTCTACATCTAATAACCGTAAATGGGCATTCCAAGTTACAACCACACGAGGTACTGCCACATCTGCAGAAATCACGATGCGCGCGCAAAAACAAACCGCGCCGGCTATAAATTTCTTAGTGTGCTCTACTACTCAAGATTATGACTTAACTTATCAGTTTACACAAACCGATACTGGCGGTGGAACAATTACCAATTATCTCTATGGTGAAGGGGCTAATTTATCTGGTGTGATTACCAATACGTCTGGTACTGTACATTCGCTTGTAACTGGTTGGGATGTAAAATCAATTTGTATCAAATCGGTTTCAACTGTAACAGGCCTTATTACACGAACAGTTAATTATTATTCAAACTACATTATTGTTTATCAGTTAAGTCCCACAGTCGCGTATCGAAAGAACCAATTAGGTGTTAATACAAATGCACCGACATCCGGCGCGGCAGTTGATATTCATCAATCTACTGGTGCAGATTCAATCCTATTCCAAGGGCGCGATGCAAATGGTAATACTGTTAAATTTGATATGAATATTTTAAATGGTACAATTAAATTCTATGTGAATGGAACTGTAAAGCATACGCTTGATATGGTAAATGGTACATTAATATAAGATACTGGTGTTGAAATGTTTCGCGCGAAGGCTTGGACTTTCGCGCGAGGCATTAAAAACATGGAGTTTATAAAGAAAAAAATAACTTATATATAGATAGGACAAACCTATCTAAGGAGGAATAAAGAATGGCTGAAAGGACTCGGTTAGATTTTACAGGGCCAGAGATTGATGATATTCTTGAAGGTATTGAGTCTCATGTGTCTTTTGCAATTGAACAAGAAACTGATGCCACACAAAAGGCACGAGCGCGAACTAACATCGGCGCGCAAGGCGAAGTTGATGCTGTTGAGACAGTAGAACAAGATCGTACTGATGCAGAAAGGACACGCGCACGAACTAATATTGGCGCAGTTGCACCAGATGCCATTAATGAAGTGGCACAAACCAGCAGGGAGTTAGATAATACATTAAATAATAAAATTGATTTTACTCAAGCACAGGAATTAAGTGCCGAGCAACATCGACAAGTTCAAGAGAATTTGGGGTTAAATATTAAAGAGAAGACTTCTAAAATGATTTTACCAGTAGGTAGAGATAGTAGTGGTAAGCTTTGGACTTATGATATGTCTAAACCATTAAACCCAGATACATGGGAAGATGTTGGTAAGATTCTTGAGAGAGGTCTGGCATCAGAATATTGGGAACCTGGTGACCAGTTAAAAGTAAAGAAGACTATTGGTTCTACTACTGAGGAATTAATTTTTGATATTCTTGGATTTGATTATGATACACCTATTGATGCGAATATTAAGCACACGATGAGCCTGGCAATGCATAGCGTCTATAGTTATAATGAAATTCCTTTTGACCCGGTAGAAGCTACTTTCTATTTTGCAAATGGGTTGCCTGCAGGCACCTATACCTATAAGTATAATGGTACTGACTATTCCTTTACGTTAACAACTGGATGGAGTCCCAATACGCAAGTTACTGGTTCTACTGCTCAGTTGACACCTTATATTAAAGGCGCACTTAATGCTTCTGGCGAAGAAACGCCAACCGCGGCTGCGGGTACAGAAGGAACTTCTTTAGGTACTGCTGTAAATAATACTGGTAGTTCTACAACTCTTACAATTAATGGTGTTAATTATCCTGTCGAAATGAATGCATGTTATAGAGTCTCTTATGGGTCAAATAGATGGGAAACTTCAAGTGATCGTCAATACTTAAATAGTAATGCTGCGGGCGCTGCTTCTGGTCAGATTGCTAGTTGGTGGACACCTCAAACTGGATTTGATAGACCCACTAAATCCACTAAACCAGGTTTCCTTTATGGTATTGAACAAGGATTTTTAGATTTACTTGTAGATGTAAAGAAAAGAACTCGTTTATTTAATGCGGGTGATGTTACTGGAACATATAAAGATAGTGACGAAAAGGTATTTTTCCTTTCACAGACAGAAGTCAATTTAAATATGGAAGGTAATGTAAGAGAGAATTCATTTGGTACTGACAGAACTTTTACAAATGTACTTACTACACCTTACCCTTTATATGTCGGAGCTGGAAATGCTGATAGAATTAAGTACCAAGGATCTACTGCAAGATATTGGTGGCTTCGTGGTCCTTATCCGTCTAGCGCTCGCACTGTTCGTGGTGTCAATACGGATGGTAGTTTGGGCAGCGGCTATGCCAGCGGTTCCGGTGGCGTTGTCCCGGCCCTGTGCGTAGGACGCTAATGTTAATGAGTTCGCTTTAAAATTTCGCTTTATCACTAAAATCACCAAAAATTTTGAGGAGTCTTTTTACTTCTCTACTTAATAATAGAACGGGTAAAGACTCCTCTAATTCTTATATAGGAGGCATATAATGGCAGAATATGTATTAGCCATGACCGGTGAAGCAGTTAATGCCGCACTTACTAAGGCACAAACTGACGTTTCATTTAGTCAAGCGCAGTCATTAACCGATGCGCAAAAAGCAATTGCACGAAATAATATCGGTGCAATGGAAACTAAATCAGTTGTTGAATATACTACTCAATCCTTAAACGATCAGCAAAAACAAGTTGCTCGTCAAAATATTGGTGCAGGCAGTGCAACAGACGTTACTACTCTTGGCACCACAGTAAGTAATCTTCAAACCGCTTCTGGTCATAAACTTGATTATACACAAACACAGACTTTAACGGATGCTCAAAAAACTCAAACTCGTCAGAATATTGGACTAAATCCAGTTGCTTCTGATGTATCTATGACAATGCCAGTTGGTATTGATGCCAATGGACAATTATGGGCAGAATCTCTTGAAGAACCAGATATTACGAATTGGGCACAAGTCGCACAAATTATTAAGTCTGGCGCAGCATCCAAATTTTTTGAAGCAGGTGATCAGTTTGTTGTTAACAAGGCAACTTCTGTAACTGCTGCAGTTAAGGGTAATATTACTGGCGCGACAGTAAGTCTACCAACATTTATTACTCAAATGAATGAAGCTGAAGCTAAGTCTTATACTTTTTCATTTATTAATGGTCAATGGGTTTATAATGGTAATGCAGTTATATTAAGTGATTACGGTATTACTGTTACTGGTACTCCTGCAAGTTTAGATACAATTGTTATTACAGAAACAATTGAAAAAATTACTTTTGACGTATTAGATTTTGATTATGATACACCTGTCACCGAAGGAATTAATCATACAATGAGTTTGCTTGCTCATGATGTATATAGTTATAGCGAAATTCCTTTTGATGCAAGTGAAGCATTATTTTATGTAGATCCAGAAACTTATCCAAGTGGATTACCAGTTGGAACTTATCATGTAACACTTGACCATGGTACATATGGTGAGAGCACTGCTCAAGATGGTACATATCAATTTACTACAACTCAAATTGTTCCTGCTGGCGGATTAATTCGTCATACTACGATGGGTGTTTATCAATCTAGCAGTTATACAAAGGCACAGATTACTGGCGGTAAATTTGTTACTTATAATACTGAATATACTCAACTTGAATCGTTAACTACTACAGAAGGTTCTGGCGGTACTTCATTAGGCACGACTACTGCGCGTAGGCAATCTTATCGTACTAATGAATTATTGAATTTTACCGAAAGGAATGCTTATGGTTCCAATAACTGGTTAAATTCAAGCGATCGTCAGTATTTGAATTCTGACGCGGCTGGTGCTGCATCTGGCGCAATTGCAAGTTGGTGGACTTCTAAAAATATTTGGGATATGCCAGTTAAGTCTACTAAACCTGGTTTCTTATATGGCTTAGATCCATCTTTCCGTGCAATTCTTCAAACTGTTAAAAAGAGAAATAGATTAACACTTGCAGATTATGGTAGTAGTTCTGTTAAGCATATTGATAATGATGAAAGAGTTTTCTTTGTATCTCAAACAGAAGTTAATTTAACTCGCGAAGATAGTGTATATGAGAACTCTTTTGGAACTGATAAGACATTTACTACTATTAAGACTACTCCTTATGCACTTTATGCATCTGCTGGAAACGCTGATAGAATTAAGTATCAGAATGGAACGGCTCGTTATTGGTGGCCTCGTGGTCCTCGTCCGTCTTACGCTGGCCGTGTTCGTCTTGTATATACGGATGGTAGTTTGGACTACAACAATGCCAGCGATTCCAGTGGCGTTGTCCCGGCCCTGTGCGTAGGATAAGTTCGCTTGATAAGTTTGCTTTAAAATTTCGCTTAGTATGGAGGAATTACAAATGATTTATATTTCCCAAAAAGAAAAAATCCGTAGCCTCCAACGTGAAAATGAGGCTCTCCGTGCCAAAGCTACTGACACGGAGTTAGCCTCCAATATTACATTTGTTACTCTTGCAGAAAATGGCGCGATTGATGAAGTCACGGCTACAGAACACTTAAGTGTATTTGCTGCTTGGGAACCAGGTGTAGCATATTCCGTTGGTATGCTTCGTAAATATGAAGATGTTTTATATAAATGTGTTCAAGCACACACTTCACAGATTGATTGGTCACCAGATAAAACCCCTGCATTATGGGCGAAAGCCGGTGATCCTGCGGTTGAATATCCTGAATGGTCTCAACCTATTGGCGCACAAGATGCTTACATGACCGGAGATAAAGTGTCTCATTCCAACAAGCATTGGGTATCTACTGTTGATAATAACGTGTGGGAACCTGGTGTTTATGGATGGGAAGAAGTAACTGAATGAGCGTCCGTTCTGGAGATCGCTCCCAAGGTCATGTACAAGTTTTAAATTCAATGCGCATATTGGAAGAATATACATTTCAAATTTGCATGAATGAAAATATTTTTCCTAATGAAATTGGTTTAGTATTTGCTTTGCAAATATTAGATAAATGTTTGGATGCTGGTGCGGAGTTAGCAGATGCTTTTCATACAAATCCAATCTTGCCGGACGATTTGCTTACAAGGCGGGCGCACCAGACCGAATGTCATTCACACCTAAATTCTTTACTTCATTTAATCGAAAATGCTTGGAAAGCATGCCATATTCCGTCACGGCGGATCGAATATTGGACCGGTTTGGTTGTTGTAACCGAGAAGAATTTAGATGTTTGGATAGCTTCAGACTTAAGGCGATATAGACGCCTAACAAAATAATAAGTCTTCAGATATTTACTACGGTCCTAATCCGTCTTACGCTCGCAATGTTCGTAGTATCGGTACGGATGGTAGTTTGGGCAGCGGCTATGCCAGCGGTTCCGGTGGCGTTGTCCCGGACTGTATATGGTAGCGGCGTAGATAAATACTCAATCGCTCCATAATACACTATATAAAACTTCTGCACAGAAACTATCTACAGAAACTACTAAAATATACAGGGAGTAAATGTCCGGCCTCCGAGTTATCCATAAAATAGGAGGGAACAGTTTAATGACGTAGTTGTCGCTTTGTAGAACTACTATTAGCATTGATGTTGAGAGTTATGAAAAAGAATGAATATTTTGATGATGCAATCTCATTTGAGAATTTATATAGTGGATTAAGGAAAAGTTGCCGCAATGTTCGGTGGAAAGATAGCGTCGTTACTTATGAATTTAACGGCCTAAAGAACACCTATAACTTGCGGCAACATTTTTTAGATGAAACCTATGAGATTAGTCCATATCATGAATTTATAATTTATGAACCTAAAATAAGAGAGATTGTTGCTACTCGTATTCGAGATAGACAATTTCAGCGTTCATTATGCGATAATGGATTATATGTAGATTTAACGGAATCTTTTATTAAAGAGAATCCTGCTTGCCAGCGTGGTAAAGGTAATGATTGTGCATTAGATTGCTTGACACAAAACTTATGTAAATATTATCGTGAACATGGTAATATTGGTTGGTTTTTAAAGTGTGATATTCATCATTATTTTCCATCAACAGACCATGAAATTGCATCAAAAGCAATTCATAAGCGTACTACTGATTCAAGGGCGGCCGCGGCTGTAGATCAGATTATTGATTCTTTTGGTCATGATGGTGTTGGTATTGGCCTGGGTAGTCAAGTTAGTCAATTAATTGAACTTTGCATTTTAGATGATTTAGATCATTTTATTAAAGAAAAACTTCATATCCATTATTATGTTCGATATATGGATGATTTTGTATTAATTGATCCAGATAAACAAAAACTTGAATGGTGTTGGAAACAAATTGAACTCTTTTTAAAGGATTATAAACTTGAATTAAATGAAAAAACTACATTACAACCATTGAGTTCCGGAATTCGATTCTTAAAATGGCGTTTTGTATTAACTGAAACTGGTCGCGTCTTACGCTTAATGGACTATAACAAAGTTACCGTTGAAAAGCAAAAGCTTCAAAAACTTTGGGCAAGAGAGCAAGAAGGTACTGTACCAGTTGGCGCGACAGAGGGAAGTCTTGATTCATGGATCGCTAATGCAGACCGCGGCGATACATTTGCATATAAAAAAGAGTTGGTTACATTTTACTGTCGTCTTACAAATCGACAATATAAATATAAGAAGAAAAAGAAAGGATAGGTATTATAACCTATCCTTTTATTTATTCAGTAATAAACGGGAAAAGTAGATCAAATTCTTCAATAGATAACTCTAATTTATCTAATTCTTCAAGAGTAAAACTTACATCTGGAACATCTACATCTAAATTCCATAATTCATTACATTTTTCTTGAACTAAATCAATATATTCTTTTTGTAACTGAACTCCAGTCCCATTATCAATCATCTTCGGCGCGCCTGTCTCATCACGTTCTGCATATTCCATAATTAACTTATTTAATTCTTCACTATAAAATCGTGCTTCTTTATCAAGAACATTAAATAATTTACTAAATTTATATGCAGTTTTAACTGGAAGAACCTGCGCCTTAACTTTTTGATAGATTGGATTAAGGTTCAATACTTTTGCCATTTTAATTTGCATTTCCTTACTCCCAATTTACAATTTCAGTTTTCTTTTTATGTGTGTCAGAAACATATTTTCCAATACCAACAGCATCCGCAATATCATCACTAACACTTACATCATACCATTCTTTTACAAGTAATTGCATTGATTTTTTACGATCTGCTCTTGCCTTCCCCTTAACTCCACAGTGCGCGCGCCATGTATTTGTTGGACAAATAATATACGGAATATTTAATTCAATACATAAATCCATTAAAATACCTTGTAAACGTGCGAGTGTTTGGAATGTTGTAACACCCATATTCTGTTGAAATTGAATACCTTCAATTCCTACAATATCTGGCTTCCAATTATTAATCATAGAAATTAGCCAAATTCGGATCTCATGAAAACGTTTTCCTTCGTCTTCACCTTCTACTACAAATGTTCCATAAGTAGTTAATTGATTCCCATCAAAAATACTGTATCCAGTAGTATATGATGCTTGATCTAAAGCCAGAATACGATTTTCACCTTTTGGTTTGGGTTTAATGATATTCAAATTTTGCTTAAACTGGTTTTGTTTGCATACAGGACATTCGCGCTTGGTGCGCAGATGCGCCCAATTGGCATATACTAAATGACCTTCTGGGCATTGAAACTGCATCTGCGCATCTAAATTTTGATAGTCTGTAGATACAACTTTCCAATTATCTTGCGCGAGTTCCTGCACGATATCCTCTAATTTTATTCGTGCCATTCACTCACTTTCCATTAATTATTTTAAGCCAGTACTTCCAAAACCACCATTACGATTGTCTCCAATTTCTTGGACGCTATCGACGCGATAAAATGCGACTTTTGGAACTTCACAAAGCACTAACTGACAAAACTTTTCGCCCTTACCAATAGTAAAATCACGACCATACTCAATAGAAGTAATTTCCATATGGTCTATGAAACCATTCTCTTTCATAATTGTATTAGTTGTAATATCTCGAATAGGCGGTTCCACATTTTCAATAATTACTTTGATTTCATCGCGATAAGCCTGATCAATTGTGCCAGGAGTATTAGCCACTCTAAGCTTGGTCTTTAAGGCGCGGCCGCTCTTGGGACGTACTTGAAGTTCAAATCCTACTGGTAATGCAACCTTAATTCCAGTTGGAACAAGAACCGTTTCACCTGGATGTACTGTAATATCATCAAGTGCATAAACATCCATTCCGCTATCACTAATATGGGCATACTGCGGAATTTTTGCATCAGGATGACAAAGTTCAATAGCAACAGGCACATTTCGTTTAGCAATACCTTCAGTATCATTAATACAATTAACGATAGACGCAAGCATTTCCTTTAAGAAATCGCGTTTAGGTTTAGAAAGATTTGTCTTATCTACTTCATCACTAAGAGTTAAAAACGCTTCTGTGACATCTTCTGCTTTACCACCAGTTGCATTAAGGGCTTGGACAAGTGCAATTTTATCATTTGGATTGTTTAGAGACTGCTGATAGGATTGCATGATACCCGGCGCCAAAATCTCAAATTGGTCTTCTGGTACGCTTAAAAGACGAATAACTGAATCCATTAAATCATTGGCTTTAGTGTCATCTCCAACCACATTTTTCATTGTAGTAGTTAATTCATGAAGTTGATTCTTTGTAATATCTGCCATTAAACTAAATCCTCCCAAATGTCTCCAAAAATCTGAGTAATAGATACAATCCAGGCTTCAGCAATTATTTCGCCTTTTGCTTTTTTAGTCTTATACTCATAACCAGCCTTCTTTACAATATATCCTTTTTGTGATGCTTCTGCGCGAAACTGTTCAATCATATCCTTTGCTGCGATTTCAGTTTCTGCACGAAATTTACTTGTTGTTTCTAAAAGCATTTATTTATCTCCTTGGCACTCGCCAATAATATGGTTTGATGTTTCAATTACTGTATTTCCAATAGAATTGGTATCAGTACAATAAATATATGGAGTTGTATCAAACGGTTTTTCATTATAGATAATAGGCGGATAATATGGTGTGGTAATAATTGGGTTACCAGTCCACACCCTTGTCCCTTCCGCGCGACCTTCTTCATATACATCATTAATTAGTTTTTCTAATTCTTGCCTTGTAAATTCAATTTTATCATCTTTATTGGGATAAAAATATTTAATTAACATTATATCCTCCAATTATTTTAGAACTTCTTCTTTAACAAATGAGCCATCCCAATCTGTATAATAAATTCGTTTTATACCTAAATCATGAATAAGCGCACTACATGCTTCACAAGGCTTGGCACAACTAATTTTTCCATCTTTATGCTCTCTATAAATATATAATTCAGTTTTAGACCAGTTAATTGAATTATTGTTGAGCAAAGGACTAAGTGCTGCAATCTCAGCATGCACCTTGGGAATACAATAAGTTCCTTCATCAAAATGACGATATTTATTATATTTATCTTGGACTGGTGAAGTTTTCGTAGAATTACATCCAGTAGAAATTATCCTATTACCATCTACTACAACTGCGCCAATTCGTGCCTTTTTAAAATCACTTAAAAGACTTACTTCGCGCGCGATATTAAAAAAGCGTTTCTGCTTATTTGTCATAAGATTACTCCCTTCATTTTCTAATATAATTATATCAAAAAATGAAGGGAAAATCAAATTTTACTTATCCTTTAATACTAAATTGAGTCCAAAGCCAAGTATCATCGCAAGCGCCACACCAGTAAGAGATTCATTAAATAAAAAGATACCACTAATTCCACTCGTTAAAATTACAGATGTAATAATTAATGTTTTATTATTATCTAAATCAATTTTATTACGAATTAGAACTTTTAGACCGCTACAAGCAATATAACCATATAGAATTAATGCACAACCACCAAAGACACAAGAAGGAATAGTTTGGATAAAAGCACTAACTGGGCCAATAAATGAAAGAAGAATTAGCATAATAGCAGTTGTAAAACTAACCCATACTGATGCAACTCTACTAAATCCAATAGTTGCAATAGATTCACCATAAGAAGTATTAGGAAGTCCAGCAATTACAGTACCAACTGCACTAGCAACGCCGTCACCAATAAGTGTCTTATTTAATCCTGGCTTATGAATTAAATCTTCACTAATAATATTGGATAAACATTGATGGTCAGAATAATGTTCCATAATTGAACAAAGCGTAACTGGAATAAATAAAATAATTACTTGAAGTAAATTGGACCATGAAAAATCGTTAATATTCCATTTGAAACAAGTTAAATCTGGATACCACTGAATAGATTTAAAAGCATCAAAATTAATTAATTGCGCCCATCCAATCCAAGTTACAACTAAAGCAAGAATATAACCAACAATTAATCCAAATAACAGTGGTATAGTCTTTTTAAATCCTTTGAAATAATGGCTACAAAGTGCTGTTACAAACATAACAATGATAGCAATTACAACTTCCCATGTATTACTATTATGAGTATATGTCCCCATAAACATTGCCAAATTTAAACCGATTAAAATAGTAATTGAACCAACAATATAGGGTGGAAACAATTTGTTAATTTTTTCAATTCCAAATTTTGATGCGGCCGCGCCAAATAAACAATAAATAATTGCAATAAATCCACCACCAATTGCAACCATTAAGTAGTTTTGTGGACTTGCGCCTGGCATTGCTAATGCTCCAATAACTGCCGAACACGTCGCGCCACAACTTGAAATAAACATTGGAGATTTAAATCCCGTAATTAATTCATAAATAATTGTTGCAATGCCTGCGCCGAGTAAACAGGAACTAATAGGTGTGCCACAAATATTTGCAATTAACACTGTTGCTACAAATACAGCCAAAAGCATTTGTAAAGTATATAAAGACCATTCTTTTAATGAATGAGGTTTTTCATTAACTTTATAAATTAAATTCATTTTAAAACTCCTTTGCTACAGTCTTTAGTTTTTCAATCGCATCTTCAATATTGCTAACTAACCATCCACTTTGTTTAATTAATCCAGTAACATATAGATTTTGATAACTATACTGTTGCTCTCCAAGAGATTGTGCGCCGCCCCAGTTCTTCTCTGAAGAATGGGTTAGATACATTTGTCGATTATCAGTACAAATTCCAATAATATACTTATGATCACCACGGCGAATTTTTTCTCTAACCACGCCAATTTCTGCACTTGTACCTGCTGGGACCACATCCCCATCAATACAAGCAATTAGCACATCGGTCTTATCTAAGCGTTCATTGTCACCGTTAGCAATTTCTTGAGAGCCAGCAAACTTTTTTTTGCCTTCTGACCCGTTGATTTCTGTATTTTCGATTGGGCTATATAACTCAATTCCAGGAATGGCTTCTCTTATCTTTTTTGCCCATTCAGTATTACGTAACTGGTCCCCATAGCAAAAGATGCCTCCTGCTAAATATGCTTTCATTTTTCCAATCCTCCATCAAAATAATAAATAATTTTATCTAATGATTTAGCAAATTCAATTTCTTTTTTGGTAGATTCTCCAATATAATGATCGGGATTTACTATATATACAACATCTGCCATCATAATTTTTTGACGATGAAGTTTGTCTAATTTTTCTTTTTCTTTATCAGTGATAGTATCGCCAGAATGTCCCCAAACACCAGGCATTAACACAATTGCGCCTTGTTTAGTAAATTCTCGATTCATTTGCATAAATAATTCTTTAAATCGGGTACTACCACATAGACATACAATCCAGGAATGGTCATTTACTAATTTTGCTTGTTCTTCGGTCAGATGATATTTATATCGATTCATATAATCCACAGTGACATTCTCCTTTATATCCATTTTGTACCTTCTCACGAAAATCTTTGCACATACATTTTGCATCTGGAGTTTTTTCTAACGAACAAGGGCAATATCCATCGTTTTCAATCAATTGCTTTTTTGCCTCGCGCGCCAAGTCCTGATCACTATTAATACGTATATTCATTGCAAAACTCCTTTCCATATTGATTATTACTTGCTAAATATATTCCTAAAACTTCATCAAAATGTTTTTCTTGACTTGGTCTAAAACGCCCAAACTTTACAATAATACCATATCGCTGTAAATATTGCCATTGATCTGCAAACATTTGATTATGTTCTTTTTTATAACTATATCCATAAGTTCCTTGATTTAATTCTTCTTCTGTATATCCAGTATAAATAATTACAGGATCTTTACATTTATATTGACGTCTAAAACAATCAATGAAAGGTAATAAATCAATCATGCTGTCAAATGGTTCTAATCCAGCAAGTACGATACCTTTCGTAATTGGATTATTTATATACCGTTGAATTAAATCTTCTTTACTAATTTCAATATCTGGTTCTTTAGCAAGCGCGCTATTTTGGCATAGCGCGCAGCCATTTTCAATATCACATTTAAAGGTACATGATGGAAAGGCAATATACATTACTGGCTCTTTATAATCAGTAAAGCATTCATCTGTAATTCCTTTAATTTTCATTTTTCTCTTTATCCTTTAGTCCAGCCAAATATCCATTTGTATAGCAATCATTAGCATATTTTTGAATATTATTCCATACAGTAGGAAATAGCGCAGTTAGAATAAATTGTAATGAAATTTCTGTATCATCATCTAAATCACTCGCGCGCGATACAACTTTACGTAATTGACTTAGTGGAACAGTAGGCATTTTTTCGGTTGTTTTAATTGGATTCATTTACTGCCTCCCACTCTCTCATTTTATATTCTTCTTTCCGTTTAGCAGACCAAGTTTTAATAGGAGTATAGAAGCCTACAATTCTTGTGTATTCTGTTTCTACTGGTCCACCACAAAGCGGGCAAATATCTCCAAAAAACGCGTGATTATGTTTACAAGCTTGAATTTTGGTATTAAAGGCAAAATAAGTTAAACCTTGATCAGCAATATATTCAGTCATTTCCCATGCCTTTTCAAAATTATCAAATGGGGCTTCGATATTAATATGAGCAATAGAGCCACCATTACAATATGAATCAAAAAGACTAGCAATACGAACCCGTTCTTGTAGAGTAGTCTTAATTCCAAGTGGAATAAATTGATTACCATAAAGTGGCAGATCTTTTACTACAGTTTCTGGATATAACAATTCATCCGCTTGTTGGAATTTTGCTGCACATTGCTCTCCCGGAATTTGTTCAAGATTAATTTTGTAATCTTTATCAAGAGCAAATTGGTCTTTAGTCCGATGAACTACATCAAAGATTTTTTTACCAAAATTATCTGCTTGTGACGTATAAAAAGAGTTACCAAAAACATCAGTGGTTACATATCCAAAATGCTTCATGGTTTCATAAACGCCAATAATACCAATTGTATTATAAAGATGCTCAAAATCAACTAGTCCTTTTGAAAAATTAGGTAACAGTCCTTTCTCAACATTACGCTGAATAATATGCCGTACTACATCTAAGGCTTTACAGTTTAATTCTACAGTATCTCGTAGCTTTACTAAAAATTCTTGTTCGGTAGCGCTCTCTAGCGCAATTCGCGCGAGATTAACAGTAGACACTTTAACAGAGCCAACTTTCAATGCTGTACCGCCAATACTGTTAAAATATCCTAAATCTTCAATATTGCTTTTTAAACGGCAACAATTAGAAAGACTTGTAACACTATCATCAATAAATAAATTACTATCATTCCATTTACGGTTATGCTCAACGCCCCAACGTGCAAATTCTTCATCTACAAATTTACCATTTTGACGCAGTAAAGAAATTGTCAATACTGGAAAAGTAAACATATTGTGCTGACGAATTTCTGCAACAACTTCCATAAACATAATTTGGAATTGTTTGATTTCATCTAATTCATCTACCATAAATGTTCCATCTGGAAATTCGGCGCCACCAAAAAGTGCATCAAGATAAGGCCCATCAAATACTGAAACATTAGTAAAAGCGGATTGCGTGCCATCGCGCACATATGGCTGATTTACAGCATAAATAAAACGCTGAATTTGTTGGCGCGCGTAATAATCTGGATTTTTTGTTGCATATCCATTTTCGCAGTCCTTCTTCCAAAAATAATACATATAAGGAATGAGATTAGGAAGTCCAACCGCACCAGACGATCTATTAGAGGCAAAACTAATATATTCTTTTACAAAATCAATAAAAGTCGATAAATGCTTAGGAGGCTCTGCATTAAAATTATTTAAGAAAAATAGTCCTCTTTCAGCAAGATCCTTTAAATCATATGCAAAACAATAGTGAAGAAATGTAGATGTATCAGCATCATGCATATAAAGTGCCTTAGTCCATTCTTTATTTAACCAATCATTGGCAGTTTTAAAACCATACTTCTTATTAAGTTCATAATAAATTTTGTTATATGCGAGAAGCTTTCGATGAGACTTAGGCATCTCATTCATAAGCGTGCGCATATCCTTACTACCAACATTGGCGTTGCCATCTACACTGGCATCAGCAACAGTTTCTGCATCAATAAAATTATCAATAAAATCAGTATAAGATAATTGTGCATCATCAAAACCATTTAATCGTGCGAATTCATCGCCGTATTCACTCAACATTTTATTAAATTGTGTAGTGAAATTTTTATTTAGACGAATATTAATATTCATTTATTCCTCCATTGAATTAATCCATTTTACGGCATAAGAAAAATCCAATAACGATTGATCTACTTGGAGCATTGGTGCCATTTTAATATTTAATTTTAACATTTCATTAATATCATTGCACTCTTCATATTGAATTTTTTTCTGTTCTAATTTGGTTTTTAGTACTTTACATCGTGGACAATTTGTACTATATAAAATAACTTTCATTATTCTACCTCTTTATCACAATAAATACAAAAACCTAATTCATTATATTCATGCGGACAAATATTACGCAGATGTTTGTTTTCTTCAACTGCTGTCTTCGCGCGCTTACTAAGCGTAAAAAGTCCATTTTTAGCCTCTTCTTCAATTATTGTAAGATTAGCCGTAATTTTTGCTTGAATTTCAGGACCATTCATTAACAAATTGACCTCCTTCATATTTTACTGCATCCCATTCGTAAAACATTTTAAATAAATCATAATTTTTAATGCGTACATATTGAAATGCATTTTGAATTTCCTCAAAACTTAATTTAATTGTCATAAATTCCCATGTTGTATAATGTAAATATGAATTATCACGACAAAACATGTATAATGGTTGAGAGTGTGGAGCAAAGTCTTCATGCCATTGAAAACTTAACCAACAGTTCCATAGTTCAATTAAATCGCGTAATTCTTTAGCTACTGGAAATTCATCACTACATTTAAGTAGAATTTTTACATGTGCTCTCCTCAAAAATAATGTCTGAATAAAAATTTTTGGTAGACGATGCATTAAAAAATCATTCTCGTTTGAACATCCATATGAGATTTCATAATAAATCTGTTTAGCCATTCGAACATTATCCATACAAAGTTTATAAAGAATATCATCATTCATCAAACCATAATATTCTAAAAAGAATGCATTTGGTATCGTGACAATTTTAAGCCAACGAGCTAATTCTTCTGAAGAATATATTTTTATTGGATATTTATTGCCAACTGGATAAGGATTGATACCATGTTTAGTTTTAAATTCACGCTGATTTTGCAATTCTAAAATTAAATCATATGCTTTTAAATTTGCTAAATCATAATCATGTAAAAAAATTCCAGTGGTTTTATTATTAAAGTACGGTTGTAATTCTTGAAAGGACAACAGATCATGTGAATTAGGCGCAAGACGCATGTGCGCGCAATTTAAAATACGTTTAATTTGTATTTTTTCTGCATTCTTCTTCCCAAAATGATCAATATATTGGTCATAAATATGCATATTTGGAACTGTTTGTTCAATTTTCTTATCAAGCGGAATATATTGTTCACTATTAAATGCGCGACCGCCATATATACAATTAGGCAAAAATAGTTCTCTTGGAAAAACTCCATCATCATATTCTTTACGAACAATAAATTTTGTATATGGTTCTGGTGTCAATGATGGCACCAGAACCGCTAATTCATTATGTTGTCGATAATAAGTAATAAGCTTCGCGCACTCTAAATTAGGAATAACATTTTCATAATTAAAAAAGTCATAATCATAAATACCATAAACAGCCATTCTTATTCCTCATTTGATCTACTACGAGTGGTTACTATTCCATTATTAATAGAAGTAATTAATTCTACATGATGATATGGCGTATTCTTATAAGTTTTTGCTCGAAACTCATTTTCTCCATCTCGAATGCCAGTAACAATGATTTTGTTACCTCGTGTAAACATAGACTTTTCGATAACGTGTTTCTTTCCATCGGCGCCTTTTTCGCTAATTTGCTTATCATACTGTTGAAAGACGCCATAAATTTTAACAGTTACTACACCATCAGTTGTAAGTAAAGTAACCATTTTCTTTGATTTGTCTCGATCCAATACCGTACCTGCAATACGATTCAATTTAAAAATGGGAATCATTTTACCTTTAATAGGAATATATCTATCAATTTGAGGCTCGGTTGACAAATCTCCAAATCGATCTAATTCACAAGCATCATAAATTAATTCATTTAATTCATGCTCATGTATATAACAACTCGTTGCATCCATTTCCCATTTACTGATTGAACCAGTACAATATTTATTCCACATATCACCAATTAATCTATCATTAATTGCATTTAACAATTCAACGTTATGTGACTTGATGTATGGTCTAATAATATCCATATGATGTTGATAAATATTATCCCATTTTACTTGTTTAATTTTTAACTGGCTTTCGGAGGATTCGGATGGCTCCAATAAATCCATATCAAAATTATTACTATAAAAATCAAATGCAATGTTATCCAATCCATAATAATTGTTATCTTCTTTTAACTTTTTTAAATATTTGTTAAAGTTATATACTCGACGCTGCAAATCATATTCATCCGGAATTAGTTCAAAATCAATAAGCATTTTCATATTTTGAAGAGTTACTCGTTTTTTACAATCGCTTACTGACATAATATAATCTTTCATAATAGTAAAACGATCTCCAAATCTATCAAAAGCGCCAGCCTTGATTAAATTTACCATTTGCGGCTTATTAATCTTGACTTTTTTAAGAAAATCGTCAATTCCATTGTATGGGCGATTTAGAATAATAGTTTTAATAAGATCTTCACCAATTCTTGTAATACCATTTAAACCATATCTAATGGTATTATTTGCAATATCTGGAGAGAAAGTATATTTAGATTCATTAATATCTGGCGCAGATACTTTAACACCAGTTGATGAAATTTTACCTATAGCAGAAGCAATTTTACCATAGTTAGTTGCTTTAACTTTTTTCTTTTTCTTGCCTTCGGCGGTTTTAATTACTTCTGCAGGATAGCCATCACAATCTTCTTCTTCATAACTGTCTTCTGCTTCATCTTCTTCTTCATTAAACTCTTCCATTTCATTAGAATAAGTTTCTTCTATTTTTAATTCTTCTTCGGCTTCTTCATCTATTTCAGTTTCATCATTGCCACCGGCATCACTAATAAGACAAGCACAGTTCCAAAACATAATTGGATATTTAAAAGCCAAATTCATTTCTTGAAGTGCAACAAGACTATAAGCATGAGTGTGACTTGCATTAAAAGAATAGCCGCGCTGAGGTTTAAATACAACATCCCAAACATAGTGGACAAGAGTCATATCACAACCTTTTTCTTCTGCATTCTTAAAATAAAATTCTTCGCATTCTTCAAAAAGTTTACCTTGCTTTTTTGCAATTGCTTTACGGCATTTATCTGCAAAAGTCAGGTCATTCGCGCCAAGTCGTTCTTCTTGTACAAGAGACATAAGCCCTTCTTGAGATTCACAAATTCCATCATGAATAGCACTATGGTTGGCTAACCAATTAATTTGTTCATCATTTAAGCCATACATTTTCATTTCATTATACCAGATAGTTATATCTTGACGATAGCGCGCCCACATATCAAGAGGCTGTTCAGCACCTTTCTCAGATGCCATTAACCTAATAACTGAATTCAAAACAGCAAGTTCATCAATTTTACGAGGTTTTGCAATTGCTATACCCTGAATACCAGACTGTTTTTCCATCTGGAATAAAGAACCAATTTCATGATGAAGCACCATATCCCACATTTGTGAATTATCACGTTCAAGTGTATATATTCCTACAATTGATTCATAGGTTTCGCGCAAAGTTGATTTACGTTCAGCATATCCATATTCACAAAGTAAATCAATACAATTATGAATCTTATCCATTGCTTCTACAGAAAGCAAGTCAATTTTAATCAAAGAAACGTCTTCACAATCATGAAGTTCAAATGCTGTACAGATTGTGCCATCAGGCGCGCGCATTAATCCAGTAGATTCCGTAAATGGTTCATCAACAAAGATAATACCACCTGCATGAATACCACTACCACAAATTAATCCCTCAATTCCTTTGGCTACATTCCAAAGATCGGGATAATTCTCTGTCATTTCATATACAAACTGCTTAATTGGCGCCCAACCATTCTCTTCGTCACCATTCATGCACTGATCCAGACTACGAAGTTGTCCACGATCGGCAGGGATTAGTGATGCAATATATTGTGCAATATCAACATCAATACCAAGACCACGTGCGGCAGTTAATACTGCACTCTTACTTTTTTCAGTTCTAAATGTAGCGACATTCGCAACACGATCTTCACCATAAACCTCGCGTAGATGCTGAAGAACCTGGGCGCGCTTGCCACCTTCAATATCAGTATCAATATCAAGAACGGACACACGCTGCGGATTCAAAAATCTCCAAGGGAACATGGGAGTAGGCTCGCGTAGACAATTCATCTGAATAACATCAAGGCAATACAGAAGAACAAACCCACCACCAGAACCACGCGCCGGACCAACAATAGTGCCTGCATTCCAACATTCATCAATATTTTTTTGAAGATTTAAATAATAAGCAGACCATCTTGCTTTATTAACTTCTGATGATTCCCAAGTCCTCTGAAGATTGTCTTCGAGGGCGGCGTAGGCTTCATCATTTTGAAGATCGGAATGACGTTTAATTCCATCAATTACGGCATTAACAAGATATTTATCACTCTTATATTCCGAATTTAAAAACTTTTCAAGCGTAGGCATTTTTTTGAACCATTCTGGATATTCTGTATAATAACTAATTACGTTACGCCATTGAAGCTCTGGGATCTTTAATGGTTTCATTAAACTAAAATCTTCACACATATCGGCAATTGCTTGAATCGATTCATATGCATGACTTAAATCAGATTTTGTAAAATAGGGAAAGAATGATTCAAGTTCTTCTGTCCCCATCATATACGTTGTTGCATAGAAATCATCAACTTCACGGTCACCATTCTGTGCATTCAAATACGCCTTATGGATAATTCTATCTTCTTTTTTAAGATAGTGGCTATCGGTTGTGATAATATATGGAATCTGAAACTCATGTCCAAAGTCATATAACTTTTTATTTACAAGAATTTGTTCTTTATTATTACTCGGTTGCATTTCCAAGAAGAAATTACCATGGCCAAAAATCTGATCCATCTGTCCAATCCAGATACGAAGTTTATCATCACTTGTTCCTCTTAAGATCTGCGTGCCGAGCGCGCCACCTAAACAAGCGGTAGAACCAATAACATGGCCAGGATTTGCTCCAATAATATCCAATAAATCTTGATAATATGTTGGAACACGACGCATACCGCGCGCCATATAACTGCGTTGCCATGCACGAGTGGAGATTTCAAAAATTTGTTTTGCTCCTATAAGGTCTTTAGCTAAAAGAATAAAGTGATAATATTTATCATTATCTTTGTTAAAATTCTGTGCATTTAATCCATTTCTACAAAGATAAATTTCATTTCCACGAATCACTTTTAGATCTGGATGCTTTTTCATTGCTTTTTCAATTTTGATCCAAGATGATACAGTTTCATGGTCTGTAAAACCAATAACTTTATGCCCTAGTTCTTCTGCATAATTTAACATATCATCAATTTTATTTATACTGTCTCTTAAGCGCAGATTAGAGTACTCTGTGTGATTATGAAGTCCACCATAATATTGCTCCATTGTTTCCACTTATTCTTTCCTCCTTTTTACTTTCTATAATAATTATATCAAAAATTTATGAATTTTTCAAATTACAATGCGCCGGTCATTAATTCGCAATTATACATAAAATAAATTTGTGGTTCTTTTATGTCTGCGAATTAATGGCCGGCCGCGCTTAATGCTTTTTACTCCAAAGCCAATGCAACTTTGTTTCCTTTTCCACTTTTGTTAAATCCCAATAATACCAAGCATAAGCCTGAATACTATCTGGTTTAATAGATAAATCACCGTTCTTATAACAAGCTACTCTATCTATATATACATATACATCAGAAGGTGGGTTATCTTTTAAAATATTGTTATATCTACCTTGCCCTTCTAAAAACTGAAGACGGCCAAACATAAGGACCCCTTTGGTTGCAATTTCTAAAGAACGAATAACAAAAGGCTCAATTAATTTAAATGGAGGATTCATTATTACATAATCACTAATAAAATATGGATAGTCATCTGCTAAATAATCCAAACCATATGTTAAAACAAGATTAGAATTATTATACCCTCTATCTTTAATATCTGTTCCAATAATTTTGGTGGCACCATATTTTAAAATTCCTTCGATCATATGGCCGCCTCCACAACAAGGCTCTAAAATTGTAGAATCTTGAAGGTCTTCCTTATTGAGAATTTCTAAAATATTGGTTACCTCTTCGGTAGGTGTTGAATAATAGTCTAATGCTTCACGCTCTTTATGATTTTTGTCATAGGCAGAATATAAACCCTTTTTACTATATTTTCCCATATTAAAACTCCAATAAATTATCTTCCATAATCTGATATTGTTCAATAAAGATTTGAGGAGTGACAGTACCGTTCCAATAATTAAGATTGGCCTTACCGACAACTTCCATTTTTATTTCGTCATACTGATTAAGTTCTTCAATCATATCTTTAGCAAAGAATTTCATATATGCGATACCATTTTTAACAATTTTAATAGTATCTTGATTTCTACCCATAATTTGAACATCTTTTCGTGTGAAATGAAGATCTTTAATATAAATTAATGGTTCATCGTTTTGTTGACTCCAAACATCTTTAAAATTAGCTAATTCAGTAATTAAATTACTTAAATCGTCATTGAGCGCCTGACGTTCAAAATTTACTTCATAATAATCTTCGCCAAAATCATATTGCGCTAAATCTATATTCGCACGTCTATGAAGTTCATCTAAATCATTATTTTTAATACTACAACCCGCAGCATTGTCGTGTCCTTGTACATATTCAAATAATCCAGTAGAGTCAAGATACCCCTTAAAAGAAGATAATTCAGAATTAGATAAGCCACGAATAGAACCGCGTACATATCCTTGTGAATTCAGGCGTGCCACAATAGTTGGTCGCTTATATTTTTGACTTAATTGCATTGCAATTAATCCATTTAATTCACTTGGAAATTTATCTTCATCATCGAGACGTACAAAAAGAATTTTATTTTCTAATAAGTCATGTTTAAAGATCTTTTGTTCAAGGCGCGCTACCGCATCATCCTTAAACTTGTTTTGATGGGTACGCGCATTAACACATTCTCGTGTTGATTCAATAGCAGCCTCTTCAAATGTGCCTTTCGCGCCACGTTTTAGGCATGGAATCATTTTATGCCCATCGAGGAATGCGGTTAACATACGCTGTTTTTCTTCCATTGTACCAACTCGTACCATTGCATTAATTAATGGTACAATATAAAATGCTACTGAAATTGGATTTAATGCTTTAATTAATTCATTATCACTTGGATTCATCGCACCGGTAATAGAATAGCCTTGTTTGCGCGCGATAGAAAGAAAGAAATAATTATTAATTTGACTAAATCCCTTTTTCCATAAATATTGATTTTCAATTTCTAGACCACTCATCATATCGCCGCAGATTCCTAATGCTGCTAGGTCGATATAATCATCTGCCCAAGTATGCTCAAAATAATAATCCATTGCCCTACAAAATTGATAGGCCATACCCGCGCCAGACAAATTTTTGTTTTCATATTTATCAGAAAGTTGATTATTAATTACTACTAAATTGGCTGCAAAATTGGTATCTTCTACAATATGGTGATCAATTACAAGAATAGGACAATCAATCTCTTTAGCATAATTAGAATCATTACTACCTGCATCTGGTACAATGACTAAATCATAATGCGAATCTCGAATATCTTCCCAATGTTCCTCTAATCCATGCGCTTTTCCATCATGAATATAATAAGAAATATTAAAATTATTTGAATGTCGTTTAAGATACTGCCCAATAATAGAGGCACTTGTAAAACCATCAACATCACAGTCAACAATAATACCAATATTGGCTTCTGGTGTTAATTTACTAATAAGATTAATACCATCATCAATACAATTTAAATCGCGCCAAGATTGTAAGCAATATTCATTCGGATAAAGGAAACACTCTACATCTTTTACGCCTCGGGCGCGGAGTAAATTGCGCCCATAATCAGATGTAATTGAATCATTAATTAATTTAATTTTCATTTAACTCGTACACGTCCTTTCAATAATTGTTCAAAAATAATTTGTCCATTATCACTGGGACTATCTTTCATTTTTGATAATCCTTGTCTATCATATATAAAACTCATGTTTGCATAATTTATATATTTTTTACACATACTATAGAGTTTATTAAAATATTTATCTTCGCCATTCTTCTCTTCATTATCATAGCACACAATAATTTCATGAGGATGGCAATACCTAACCAATAAATCTATTTGAAACTTATTCAGGTTACTACCACAACTAGCAACCGCGCAATTTGGTAGATTAAAGGATTCAAACTGTAAGACACTCTTTTCACTTTCAAAAATATAACAAATACCAGTTTTAATAATATTTTCTTTCGTCCAGTTTAAACCATAAAGATTAAGACTTAGTGGATGACTATACCATTTATTTTCAATTTGAACCGGCATATATTTACCAAATTGTTCAACTTCTTGAATATTCAACGCGCGGCCTCTAATCCCAATTAATTCACCATTAATATTATAATGTGGAATAATAATTTTATTTTGAGAAATAGAATATCTAATATTAAATTTATCCATAACTTGTTCAGTAATATGATCATTTAACCATTCATAAGGATACTCTTTTACAAAAGTTTCTATTAATCCATTTGGATAAATAGGCAATTCTTTTCTCAATTTTTGTGGTAGATAATCATCGCGCTTACTTTTATAAATACTTGGGTTTGATGCCTCGCGCGCGGTAGAAGCAGAACAATTAAGAATGACTTGAAGAATATCATTATACCAATCATAAGTAATTTGTCTTGCATCATAATAATTCTTCAAAAATTTAAAAATACTCATACTTCCTTCATCCGTATAACAATAAAAAATATGAGTGTCTCTATAATAATAGAGTTTCATTGAAGCATCAGAACTATCTTCATTATGGCAAATAGTGGGGAAAATTATAGCTTTATCAGTCTCTTTATATCGGTCTACGCCAAGACTTTGCATTAAAGCAATAATTTTATCATCTTCTAATTCTTCAATAATAGCTTGATAATCTATCATTTAAGTTCATTCACCACTTTCAATTGCGCAGTTAATTCTGTTACTATATCTTCTTCCCAACTTGTCTGATAATTAAAACTGCCACCAACATCATTTAGTACTTCCATACGCGCATTTGTAACGAACAAATCTCTTTTTCTTAAATTCCCAAGATTTACGTCACTCCAAATACGGACTTGGTTCCATTCGCCACTTCTGACCTTATATATATCTGTTACAATATTGGGTTGAAACGAAATACCATCTTCATTTTGTAAAAACTCAAGTTCTTCTTTAGTTGGGCGCGCCATAATTGCGCCAATATCCGCCTTATTAATAATAGAACGTGATCCAGCAATAGAACCTTCATTACGGATATTTTGATTATTATCAGCATTCGCATTGACCTGAGTAGATGACATCATAAAAATATTCAATTCTACTGCTAAATCTTTTAAAGCGGTGGAAAACATCAACAAAATTTCATCATTGCGCAAGTTAAATCCTTTAAATTCATTTAATAATGATGGCGAGATAAAAATATAATCATAAAAAACATATTCAATATCATGCATCATTACATTTTCTCTAACAATAGTTTTAACTAATTCAATTGTTGGATTAGGCATTCTTACAATATAAAAATTGTTTTGATACTGCTCCATAACCCATAAGGCTTGCTTAATAATTAACTGTTCTTGCTCTGTAAAACCGCCATATCGAAATTTAGTTTCATTAAATCCGGTTAGATACGCCAATATCATTTTTTGAATTTCTTTTGCATTTTGTTCAGTTGCAATAAATAGAACCTTTTTATTACTACCTTCTTGTACCCATTTATGATTATTTATATCATATCTAAACGGAAACGCAAGATAACATGCATCACCTACCGCTTGACGAGTTTTTGATACACCAGAGCTACCAGATCTTAGTACAAAAATACCTTTTCGGGCGCCCGCGCAAACCTCATTAAAAATTTCACCTTGAATCGGCGCACCTACATCTGCTTGGGCTTCTGCATCTTCAAGAATATTTTTAATTCCTTCAAAAACATTAACTGTTTCAGTAGTATCATTTTGAATAAACTCGCGCTCTACACCAAGTAATTTCCGTTTAATACCATCAACAATATCATTAATTTCTAATTTTTCAAATTTTTCATTAATGGCTTGTGCGGCAGGTGTAATTGCATCTTCTACATAAAATTCAGTAATATCAAAGCCTTTATCTTTGAAAGATTCAAGCAAATTAAATTTTTTTAATTTTTTATAATAATATGGAAAATTTGTTTCTTCTGATAAATATTCTGCATCTTGTAGATATTCAATACCTTTTTGCTGTTTAAAAATTGATTTAGCACTTTCATTAGTATTTAAATAATTTTCTACATCAATCGGTTGAATACGTTCTGCTCCATTTCGATATAGGCTATCAATCGCTGCAAAAATATATTTATCTAATCTATAATAGAAATCGTCTGGAGTTAGGTTATATTTATCAGATTCACTAAGATATTGAGGATGCTGCATAAGGCAACCAAAAATTTGTAGAATTGTTGGCTTATCAACCATTATATGTCCTCCAAACTCCATTTAGTTTTATCTTTTTTGATAGAATCTTTCCGTTGAATCTGTTGTACTGGACGTGATTGTCTTTGTTTAATTTGTTGAATAATAGCTTCTAATGTACCAGTTTTTCGTGTTTCTAAATCAATCCAATAACGAGCAGAATCATTATATATATTGGGAACTATTCCAATACCACCCTGTGATTTATCAATATCGCCATGTAATATATCATAATAATATCGGATAGCAAAATAAATTCCTTTTGGAGTCATTTTTCTATCTGGCTTTGTAAAATTTTCCCACTGACCTTGTAATTTTGTAAAGTTAATAGACATTTTAATATCTCGATATAAATAGTCAACTAAACTTTCATACCAAAAATCATCTTCATACCCACTGGCTTTTAGATTATTTCTATTTGCTTTCCAATCTTCATAACAAGTTCTATGATAATAACATCTTGGATTAGGCATGATCCATTCTTTTACAGATAATTTTTCTGTATCAAATTGTTGTTTACAAATTCTACATTTTACAATATGTGCCATACCAATCTCCTTTCTTATAACTTTCTATATATATTATAATCGTTTTTTTGAAAAAAGTCAAATTAAAAGAGCATAGATATAATCTATACTCTCATTAATTATTTATTCTTAAAGCATGTCGCGCATATCAAGAACTACCAAATGCATTAAATCACATTGATCTTCTGTAAATTCTGAAAGCTTCATACGATGTCCCATAGTCATCTCAATCTTCTTTAAAATCACAGAAGCATTATCTGGATTATTTTGAGTTAATTTTTGCCATAGATCTTGGGCTTCGGTGCGAACCGTTGCAAAATCTAAATGCTCACCGATAGCAGTAAGTCCAGCATTATCTACTACCTTTACGCCATCTTGTTTTTCAGCCATATCAATAGCCTCAGCAATTGCATCAACTAATTCTTGATAACCAAATTTAATTTTTGGCGCAAGATATTTAAATCGAGAGCCAGCAAAAAGAGTAGGAGTTTCTCTTGTATAAAGATAGCGAGTAAAATTCTTATCTGTATCATATTCGCCACCAATATAGCCAATAATATCTACAAGACCATTACAAATTTCACTAGCACGTTTAGGCATTTCTGGCGAAATAATTTCTACTTCACTACCATCCGCTGTTTTTTCAACACGAGCGGCGCTATGTGCAATTAAAACAATACCATAACCAAGCATAGTAATTTTTCTAAGTACGCCTTCAAATTCTTTCTTGCAAGCAGAATATCCTCCGCCCCAAGGAATGTCATTAATTTTTTGTACTCCATTTTGTGCACAAATATATTGTTCACAATAATCCCATGCAATAGAAATTGTATCAATAATAATTGTTTCATACATTTTCTGCGCTTCTGGTTTTTCTAATTGGCGTAATACCATTTTCCAATCAGCCCATTTGGTAATGTCAACGGCGCGAACACCACCAATAGCATTATACCCTCGTTCAAATGCTACTAAGAGTGAATTTGGAAAAGCACAAGCGGCAGTTGTTTTGCCGCTTTTTGGCTTTCCATAAAGAAGAACATACTTTCCTCTTAGATCACGAGAAATAACACTTGGCTGGATACTTAAAATATCAATTGCCATAGTGGTTCCTCCTTAATAATTAAAATCCAAGATCGAGTTTTCCCTTACTGGTATTCTGGGCAGGAGTCTGCTTCTGCATAGACTTCTTACCACTCTTAAGATCGTTTAAACGATCATTACGTGCAGCCATACCTGCCTTTACATCACTGAGGTCAAAGGCAAAATCTCCATCAAGCGCAGCCTGAGAACCACCAGTAATAATAAACTCACTTACATTAATAGTACGAACCTTTGTCTGAGCCTCGCCAAAATCAACCTCTTCAACAACCTCTTCTGTACGAGAAGTAAAGTTAAGACGTCCATTTGCCTTATAACATCCGCCTGCTTCCCAATAATTTTCAACTGCATTAATAACATTATTAGATACAGCATAAAGAGGAACAAGGTCTACATTCATAGTAGTAGCATTAGGCGCGGTATACTGAGGTACAATAACCTGTACATTAAGACGAGGAGGATCAACTTCTACACCTTCAGCATCCGTTACACGCGCGACGCTTGATACCATAAATTCAAGACTAAAACTTGCTTCAGGCTTAAATTCGCCAACTGCGCGAGAAACAAATGATGCATGAACTCGTGGCTGAGATACAATCTGTCCATTCTGTCCTACAAATTCATTCATGCGAATATCGGCATTAGTAATACGTACACGATCTGCTTGTGCAGAGCTACCTGCTGCAGCAATAGATACGAATTCCTTCATAACCTTTTCAATAGATTCATAAGAAGGATTTACCTTGCCTGCCTTAGTATATTTGCTTGAGAACATATAAACGGGGATTTCAAGCGTCTTCGCTTCACCATTAATCTCCTGTTCTACAAGAACTTTAATATTACCACCGATAGATTCGATAGTTTCACCATTCTTTACGAAAGAGCCATATTTAAGATCTGTTTCTGCGAGAATTCCTTCAATCTTTACTCTATTTTCTGCCTGTCTAAAAGCCATAATAATTTCTCCTTAAAGTTTTGTTAAATTTGTTTTAATTAATGATTTTGTTACATTTAAGAGAAGGAAAGGGGATTCGGAGAACCGAATCCCCATTTGAACTATATAAATTAGTCCTCGTCCTCAGAAGGAACAAAATTAAGACCAGCATCGGTAAGAGTAACAATAGTAATCTTCTTACCGTCTTCAGTCTTACCACCATCTTCAGTGGTAGCCAGACCATTCTTTACAAGACTATTAACGCGTCCAGTAACAGAAGCGATCTTTTCGAGGCCAAGGCCCTCCATAATTTCAGAAGTCTTGCAGCTACCGCCATGATTCTTAATGTAATCAAATGCTTCCTGAGTCTTTTCCTTAAGTACCATAATAATCTCCTTTTATCCGCCTTTCATTTATTTTTAATTTTATTTTTTATTATTCGTTGGGCGGCCAACTACTTTTTGAAAGTCTTTTCTTAACTTTCTATATATAGTATATCAGAAAATTCTGATATTTTCAAATTTTATAAGCTAGCCAAATTCATTACTTTTGAATTTTCAGCTAATTTAATTGCTCTAACTCCTTGTGCGCCCCTACCTAAAATAGGTACATCATTAAGTTTTAAACGAATTTGCGCAATAGATGATACCACTAAAATGTCATTATCATTATAGAGCGGCAAAAAATCACATAAGTTTTCAACTTTTTGAAGTTTTACACCTTTGGTCGCGCGCCCTGTAAGTTTAAATTCAGAGATAGAACTACGCTTTATATATCCATCCTCTGACACAGAAGCAATTTCTTTAGTTTCAGTTCCAATTACTTTTGCGCTTATGACTTCGTCGCCTTCGTTAAGTTTCATTCCAATTACGCCACGCGCAACTCTTCCAATGGCATTAATGTCATCTGTTTTAATCATAATGAATTGACCTTGCATAGAAGCAATACCAATTTTATCATTATCAGTTAAAATAATTGATGCAATTTGATCGCCTTCATCGAGTTTAATGGCGGTCGCGCCAGTATTGCGCTTTAGATTATATTCATCCAATTCAGATTTCTTTAAAATACCATTTTTCGTAACAAAAATTATATATTTTTTTCTACGAGATTTATCACAAATTGCCGCTGAAACAATACGTTCATAAGGAAGTAAATTTACAAAATTATAAAGATATTGTTTTTCATCAATAACAAAATCACTCATTTTGGTATGATAGAAGTTGCCATGTGAAGTAAAGAAAAGAATTTCATCGGTATTCTTTCCAATAATACTATCAATTATAAATTCTTCTTTATCAAGTTTAAACTTTGTGCCAACACC